CAATCGAAGAGTATCTGGCGGCCATGGTCGATACCGCCGATCTGGTTTCAGACGAGGAACAAAAGGAGTTCCTCGTTGAATTCCAGCAAGCACTGACAGTGGCGGTCGACAAGCGCGATCGCGTCGGACAGTTCCACGCGCATCTGGAAATCCAAACTGCGCTGGCCAAGGCGGAGATCGATCGCCTCCAAAAGCGCAAGGCCTTCTATGAGCGCGCCACCGAGAGGCTGGAGGCTTATCTGATCAAGGTGATCGAAAGCCTGGGCCAGGACGAAAAAGGCCGCTACCGAAAACTCGAAGGGAAGACCGTGACCTTTCAGGTACGGCCTTGCCCGGCTTCACTCGACGTTTATGATGAAGCCTTGGTCCCGAGCCAATACAAGATCGCCGAAGTAAAACTCCCGGCGCCGCTGTGGGAGGAATTGATGGAATCGATTGATCTCGATACCCGAACAAAGATTCTGGATCAGGTGAAAGCCGCCACACTGACGATCTCTGCCGCGTCGGTAAAAGCTGTCCTCAATCAGAAGGAGGCGGTCCCCGGCGCGCGGCTCCTCGAAGACAAGCTATCGCTGAGGGTCTCATGAACCCTCTACCCTTCGATGAGCGCCGCGAAAAACAGCGCTTCTGGATCACTCTCCCATTTACCTACTCCACCGTGGGACGGTGCCGTATCTCAGGCCGGGGAAAGACGCTCAATATCTCAAGCTCGGGCCTGTTGATCCAGACCGAAGAAACCTTTTACGCTCGCAACCTGGAGCTATGTATCGAGTGGCCCGTTCTGCTCAATGAGTCAATCGGCCTGCATCTGTGCGTCCGCGCTTTCCTGATCCGAATTAATGGAAACCTGAAAGGCTTGGAGATCAGGAGCCATCACTTCAAACTACGGGGCCGGCACCGGCTAACGCCGAGCGAAGTGCCGGGCCGGGCCATCGTCGGTGCCATCCGGAAAACCGCGTAGTCGGCATCAACCCGAGTTATTCTTCGGCTCCAGGCTTCACAGAGGCTTGGGGCCGTCTTTGTGTCAACCCGGACGTATCCCTACTCAGCTTGTGTAAACCGGCCATCTTTCGGAACTTGGTCCGCAATACGCATACGGCGCGAAGGTAGCGCACGCGATCGAGCCTACTGACCGGAAAATCGCGCGCCGAGTTGAGATAAATTATGATGGACGCCTGCCTTCGAGCGGGTAACTCCAGAATCTGTTTGTGGACCGCCGCGCACTGCTCCTCGCGAATGACCATGGTCTCGGCCGAGAGAATCCGGCAGTCCACGGCGTCAAGGGCATCCATCTGAATTTCCTCCGGTCTCCGGAGGGCGTGCCGCCGGCGCACCATGGTGTGAGCCGCGTTTCTCACGATCGAATGAAGCCAGGCGGACAGATTTCTCGCCTGTCCCCGATGCCTCCAGGCCAGCAACGCCGCATCCTGAACGACGTCGTCCAGGTCGTCCGGCCTTTCGATGTAAAGACGCGCCGTCTGCCTCATCAGCGGCAGCGCGGCTTCTAACTCCATCCCGAACTTCTGATCGAACTCAGTCATGCTGGTTTTCTGACCACATCACAAGTGGCCAATATCAACTCTACGATGGAATGGACGCCGCGCTTCTCATAAATACGTGCCATCGTAGCTCTTACCACTTTCTCGTTTCGGCCCAATAATAGTGCGATCTCCGCCGGCTTCTGACCTCGGATCAGCAACTCTTCTACTTCGCATTGGGGGGTGGATAATACTTGACCACCGCGCTCCGAGCGTAGATCTTTCGGCAGATGGAACCGCATCTTATCAATATGCTCGCTTGCCGATACCCGTACCCCAGATCGTTCCACGTGAATCTTAATTGTTCCACGAAGAGTATGAGAAGCATTTTCCGTCCTGCGCCAATCTGGCATATGGCGCAGTGAAGAGCGGACGCACCACCGGGGCGATCCGTTCATTGGCTCCGATTCCCCGCATTTCCCGCATTTCCCGCATTTCCCCCGCATCCCGTGCCGCCTCCGATCAGGCCCTTGACCATAGCCCACAACTCCGCTGTAAGTCACTCCGTTTCAATGGGTTGAAGGGCCTGCCGTGCAGCAAGGTGCACCTTCCTGCACGGGTGAAATCAAGCGTTCTGGCCTACTGTTTGCCTCACCGATTACCTCGCGCGGCGGGGGACTTTCTGCACATTCTGCAAGGCCAGTCGGAGCGTCGCCTGGGGTATTCCCATCTCCATTTCCATCGCCCGCCAGCTCAGCCCTGTGGCCCGCAGCCGCGCGGCTTCGTCTCTCCGGAAGACTCTTTTCGGCCGCCCGCAGTGCTTGCCCTGACGTTGTGCTTCGGCAACGCCGGCGCGCACGCGCTCGACAATCAGGTCCCGCTCGAACTCGGCGAAAGCGCCAAAGATGTGCATCAGGAACTTGCCCATCGGCGACTTGGTGTCGGTGTCGATGTTCTGCGAGGGCACGATAAAGCGGATCCCCGCTGAATCGAGGGTCTGGACGTTCTCGATCAAGTGCTGGAGGGACCGGCCGAAACGATCAAGCTTCCACACCAACACGACGTCGAACTTCTTCAGCCGGGCGTCCTGGAGCAGCCGGTCAAGGACGGGACGCTTGCCGCCAGCCTTACCCGAAGCCGTTTCCACGTATTCGGTGGGTTGCCACCCGGACCGCTCGATGTATCCGCGGAGTTCGGTAAGCTGAAGCCCGCAATTCTGATCTTCGGTGGAGACGCGGGCGTAGATGGCGGCGGTCATTATGTGTTTCTGACGTAATCAAGTATTGACACAATCAAGATACTCTGACATAATCAAGTTGTTCTGGGATACCGGGACAGAAGGAGCTTGCAATGGTCGAGCGGTGGAACTCCGCTCGTGGATTGTAACTTGCTGGTTCACTTGTGCTCATGAAAACTAAAGCTAAATGGGGTGGCCGGCGTCAAGGCGCCGGCCGCCCATTCTCCAAGCAACCCCGCTGTAAATGTGGCGCGATGACACTGAAGCGCGCCAAGGCCCGTGCCCACAAGTGCTAGCGACCCGCTCCGAAAGCCTCAGAGGGCGTACGACCCAGGGTCGCAACCTACGAGCCGCATCCGAGGAAAGCCTGAACGAAAAAAGATCTAAAGGGTGTACAATCTTTCGCAGGAGGGACACCGCGTCCTATGCCTGGTCAACACTTCAAAGCCACACCCATTCCGCTCAACAAGATTCCGGAGCCTTTGCAGCCGGTCGCAAAAGCCTTAGCCCGCGATACCAACGCCGCCATCGTCACCGGGGATATAACAACCGAAGGATTGCACAAGTACTTCACTGCCTTGGACGAGTGGGTCACACAACAAAGGAATTCGCTACCTGAAGCCGCCGGCGCCGCAGGTTAAAGACGACTGGCTTTCGCGGCCATAGCCTTTAGCTTCTGGGTAGCTTTGACTTCATCTTCGGCATTCAAGCCCGCAATTTGTTTGCGCATGTTCTCGTTGTCGGCTTTCAATCTCGCACGTTCACGGTCTACTACGTCCCTTAATTGAAGTAGAGGATCCCAAGCATTGGGAGTTTTCATAACCGACAAGCTTTCTTAACAGATCTTCCGTCCTGCGCTCTCCTGACCACAGGCATCCAGGATGGGCGGCCTCGGGTAGGGGCATCCTCAGAGCCCGATCTTGTCCGCTCACAAGTAGACCGTTCCTGGATTCCCCTGGCCGATCCTGCGGATAAGTTGGGTTACCCGTCTTCGCTTCTGGCCGACGAGCGCGGTGAAGAGGGACGAGTAACCGACCGTTCCGTTTATTTGCCCGGCACTGAAGGTTTTACTTCGGTCTTTCGCCGTGCTTGAGCTTCTGCCAAGGACGGCTCACCCGTCGGAACGCGCCCGGTTAGTTCTTGCAATATTCGCTCCAGTTTTGCGATGTAGGCCAAGGCTTCGGTGAGCCTGCTGTTGACCAGGATATGAATCTCGCTCTGGGTCTCTTCAATGCCCGCTAGAGCAATGTTGGTTTTACTGGTGGTGGCAACGAGGGCAATGCGTGCATCCTCGACTTTCATTGCAATCTCGGCCGCCGCGGCTGTCGATTCTTTGTGGGCGGCAATTGTCGCAGCCTCGGTTCTGTCGTGAGCCTCGCGCGCCAGCTTGGCATTGCGATTCGCAATGAAGGTATTCACCAACGTTGCGATCGGGTTGGCCGCGATCACTCCAAAAGCTGAGATGGCCGCAGCCAGCGGAACATTGTTCAAATCCACTTAAATACCACCACGGAAAAAGATGAGCAGCAGGAAGATCACCAGCACCAGGCCGATGACGCCGATCCCACCACCAGCACCCCACTGGGAGTAGCCATACCAACCGCCTCCTCCACCGAAGACCAAGAGCAGGATGATGATCAACAGAATTAATCCCATGTTCAGATTTCCTTTGAGTGTGTGTCCACGCAATCGGTGGCGAGTGGCTGATCGGCCAGGAGTTTCACTGGCTGAAGTTTGTTGTTAAACGTCAATTGCTGAAGCCAGACGTCTCCGGTGAAGAGAATTTGCAGCCGTTCCAACCAAGTTGCATGCCAGCGCGAGGTGACCATACCGTCCGACCTGATTAGAGCGGGGAGTTCCTCGTACTGCGGTTGACCGGCGCCGATGTTGCGTTCGGTTAAACCTGCGACTTCGTGGAGTACGGGCGATGCGGGTTTCATTCGATTATTTCCTTACTACCCTTGGCAATCAGGCTAGCGGCGCGAGTTGCGGCATTGGCTACCGCGAGCGCGATCCGCTGAGACGACGTCAAGGGAGCGCTGGTCAATTCCGAGGTAAGAGCACTTTGAGCGGCTTCGGACCGCGCGATCGCGGCGGTGACGTCCGAGACGTACTTGTTCACGTCCGTGATATATACCGTGGAACTGATCGGGGCGGCCGGTGGGACGACGACAGGCGGCGAGACGGGAACCGGCGGGGGGACTACGACAACCGGAGGCGTGACGGTGCCACCCATGGAATTGAAATAACCGACCAGCAGCGAATACGTCCCGCTGGGAGCTTTTTGCGTGGCTTGGTTTGCCCAGTCCGGGTTTAGCACGGTGTACAATTCACCGCCCACCGAAGAGGCGCAATACTTCGCCAGCGCCGCCCACGTCATAATTCCGATCATGCCCCAGGTGCTGATGATGATTCCTACAGCGGTGTAACCGATCGCGACGACGCAATGACCATTGTTGGGGTCGGGATCGCCCGCTACGTCCCAAACAAATCCCGATTCGGAAGGGAACGGCGTGATCCAGGCGGCGGGAAGATTTAAGCCCAGTACATTGTCGCCGAACAGCCAAATTGTGCTCTTAACCTGAGCGACGTTGGTGGGATCGACCGCTAGCCATCCAGCGATCTTGTGAGAGCCGTCGGCGAGCAGCCCGTTTGCCTGCCAGTAGGTCAGGGCGGTGTCGATATTGCAACCCTGGTCCGTAGACGGATCGGCGGGATTGAACTCGCCGCCGCTCATTCCCGTGTAGTTAAACTCTGTCTGTGTATCGGTGAAAATGATTGCGGGACCGCCAGCATTGCCTGTAAACACGCCGTCGGCATGTTCGGTAGCGGCCGGTACACAGCAACCCAGGACATTATTGAGGTAAATCAGCAGCAGCGCAGCCATCGCCTCAGGCGAGTAATCGATGGTCGCCGGAGCAGTCGGCAGGCTTTCGAGCGGAAGATAATCCTTGATCTTGGCGTGCGCCTCTATGATCTCGATTGGCGTCTGCTTTCTGCCAAAGAAGACACGCCTTCCGGTCAGAGGATGGATGACACTTTTTACTGGCATGATTTTCCTGTCGAGCAAAAGATCGGGCTCCTCTTTGGGGGAAAGAGGAACCCGAGGGGAAGGAAGGCTTATTTCTTCTTAGCGGAGCTGGCGACGTCGAAGGCGTTGACCGTGGTATCGGCTGCGTCTACGGCGGCGTCCGCGGCATTGAGGGCGGTCTGCTGGGCGGGCGTCAGGCTGGCGGCCGCAAGGGCTGCGGTCAGCGCGGTCATGGTCGCCTGGGCTCGCGCGATCGCGGCTTGAGAATCCGTGACGTATTGATTCACGTCATTGATGAACGTGGTCGGGTTTACTGGGCTGGTTGCCATTGTCTTGAATTTCTCCTTGTGAGTTTTTGATTGCTTGAAACTACGGTTTGGCCGTGGGGTCGAAACCCTTTACGGCCTGGTCTGCGGTCTTGACTGACGCATCAGCTTCATCCATTGCGATCTGCTGAGGGTTAGGCAAGCCTTGAAGTAGAGCGAGGAGGGATTGGTATAGAGAGGGCTCTACGTCTTTAAGGTGAAGGTCAATGTCGATTTGCATTTCTCCTTTCCCTTCTGAAAACTAGATTGTGGAGATTGATCCGTTTCGCGCTGCCGACCACTAGCGTTCTGGATGGGTGGCCTTGTCCCGCCGGATAAGCAGGGGTACCCGTCTTCGCCCCTGGCCAGCAGCGCGGTGAAGACGGGACGGTAACCGGGCGGTCCGTTTATTGGAACGCTGCGTGGATCGGAGCCCAGCCGAGCGCGGCCGTCAGGAACACCAGTCCCCAGGCGATCAACGCGCTGTTATACGGCCATACGGGATTACGGAAGTGACCGATTCCGGCGAGAATGAAAAGCACAATCGCCACGATGAAACATGCGAGCATGAGAGTTCTCCTTTACGCTTTGGGCGGGGTTGGTACGGGCGCGTTCACGCCTGTAGCCGGTTCCTGGTTGGCGGCGGCGAGCGCTTGCACAGTGGAAGGTTGTCCGTGATCGCCACCCGTTACGTTCGAATCCTTGGCGAAGAAGCCCAAGACTCCAACCACTAAGGCGAACCATACCAGGGGGTCGTTGATAATTGCGACTAGCATTGTGTGTTTCGAAGCCTGTAATACACCGAGAGCTACCGCTGCAAGACCAGAGATAGTGGTCTTCCAAGAAGCCATACTCGGAGTTTTAATCTGAATAGTCACATTTCCTTCAAGATGTAATGCATCAGGATTTGCCGTCCTGCGCTCTCCTGTCAACGAGCGCGGAGCACAGGGAACGCATTACCGGGTGTTCCGTTTATTTGTGGGCTCAGAGCGCGCACGGACGAACTTGATCCGTTAACGAGCGATGAGCCAAGCGTGAACCTAAAAGCAAGCTGACTTAGAAGCCCATCATTTCCAAACCAATCCAAGGAATGACGAGAGAAGAAGATTTAGTAGGTTCACATGCCTCAATCGTCTTCAGTGGAACAGGAGGTAAATTACCCTGCCACGTCAGCACCGGAACAGGCGACAACTTGGCACGTTTCTTACTCGCACCATTGGTGTAGGAAATGGATCCCAATACAGTCCAGACACCGGAGAAGGAAGGTAGGCCATTCGCCATCGTTCCGTAGGGCGCCAAGGTGATCGCTGGAGGAAGGGTCGGGAGGAAGGCCGCTTCGTTCGGTTGCTGGCCGATTAGATAGCTCTTGAACGATTGAGCCGCTGTGTTGCCGAGCGATGTCGCGGCCGTGGCCCGGAGCGCGATCCTGGCCGACATGCCGATCAGTCCTCCGCCCAGCAGTGCGACCGCGAAAGGGCTGACGAAGTTCAATGCCGCGATTGCCCGGCTCTTTTTGGAATTGTTGAAGGCTTTGTCCGCTACCGCCTGGGCGCGAGCCGCATTCTCGATCTCCAATGTCGGAAACCACTGCCTGATCATGGCTTCGGTGATGATCACCATCCCTGAGGAATAATTCGTCACACCTATGTCACAGGTCGCCAGGTTTTTGATTCCGAGAACATTGGAACGAATACTCTCACACTGTGCTGTTGCGGAGACTCCTACTGATTGACCTTTCAGTACGAGAGCGGTGGTCAGCAATACGACGAAGAACTTCAGCATGTGAAGAATGATCCGTCTCGCGCTCTCCTGTCAACGAGCGCGTTGAAGACTGACGAGATCCCGGCCGTTCCGCTTATCCCATGACGCCATCCCAGGAATATGAACGCTCCCTCCATGGTTTGGTCATCACCATCGGGCAGATCCATTACTTCGAGGTTGGCTTGCATCGGACTAGGCTTTCCACAATTTCTTAGCCGCTTCTCCGGCTCTTGCGAAACTCTTCGTATCGACTTCCGCTGGCTTGGTACAGGTCTGCTCGTTCGTCTCTCCGTTTGGATATGGGCAGCCTGTTAATTTTCTTATGAAGAGATTCCAGGGCCGTTCTAAGGCCATAGCCAAGGTCAGCAGTTCGTCGCCGGAGATGCTCTGTGCAGCGATTAAGGCGGGGACCGGTGCGCAGAACAGCCCGACGAATAACGCGCGTCTTGTCATGGGCAGGTCTTATTTGCTCGGAGGCGGAGGTTTCGGTATGGGAACCCAGCGGTTGAGTTGGAGGTCGAACTGCTTTCCGAAGATAGTTTTCATTATCCAGGCGGTGATCATGTTCGTGAACCTTCAGGCTTCTGTGCCATCTCGACCATCAGTTCCAGCGGGCACTTCGGACCGGGACATGGTTTGTCGCTGAAAATCTCGTGATGCCCGACGATGTGCGTGCGGTCAATCGGGATGTCCCAGCGCTGGCAGATTTCCGCGATCAGAGCGGCGCTTGCTTCGATCATCGCCTCCGGCCACTCGTCTTCCAACTGGCCTTCGTGCTCTATTCCTATCAGGAAGTTGTTGGGATTCGTGTTGCGGAACTGGAGGAGCAACGCAAGGGTTGGCGGTTGCGGATTCAGGCGGCCGGCATGAAACGCTCGGTCCTCTTCCTTCACGTATTGATGGATCTGGCCTTCTTTGCCGACGCCGTAATGCGCACTCGAGGGTGGTTCGTCTCGCTTCTCCGGTGTGGTCAGGAACCATGTGTCTGTTCCTATCAGCGTACCCGCCATTAAGTGAATGACTATACCTTCGGGCTTGTAGTCGAGACGGCCGGAGGCGAAGTTTCCTTCTGCACAGCCGATCCAGGTTTTCGATAAGATGGGCATCGTGGAGAATCGGCGGGGGTCTTACGTGCTGATCGGCCAGACGCCGGTTCCAGAACCGGATCTACTGACCTGGGCGATGTGGATGGAAACAGGAGACCGGCACGTTCGACATACCAGAGTCGGCCCGTATTTCGTCTCGACGATTTTCCTGGGACTCGATCACAACCATTTCCGATATCTTGATCCTGAGAACTCCGGGCCGCCCATTCTTTTCGAAACCATGGTGTACGTCCACAATCCGCATACTGTGGAATGTTTCGGAAAAGAGATCACCTTCAACTCCGATTTCCTAGACATTCAGGAACGATGCTCAACATGGCTCGAAGCCGAAGCGCAGCATCAGCGCGTGATCGATCAAATTCGGGAAGGCTCTGACGACATCGAAGAGGTAGTTTCGGAGGGCGAACGATCCAGTGTTTCAACCAGCGAACCGTCGTAGAGAAGACCCTCAACCCAAAAAAGAAAAGCAGATCACTTCGATAAAGGACGTGCCCATTCTCTATTGATCGGTACGCCTACGCTGCGTCCCATCATTTCAATATTGACTACCAAGCCCCACTGATCCTTGCCCTTGAACTTGCTCAATATTCCGATACGTCCAACCAGTGGTCCGCAGATAATCTCGACCTTCTGGCCGATTACAAGCGGAATCGAAGCGCAGGGTAATCCACTCGCTAGCATGGCCCTTATCGTGTCAATCTCAGCCTCGGTGACGAGCGCCGGCGCTCCCAGGCAGCTCAGAATCTTGACCACTCCGAAGGTCTGCAATATCCGGACACGTTCCTCGAAATCGAACTTGCAGAAAAGATAGCCGCGAAAGAGCGGGATGTCCAATACGACTTTGCGGTCATGCCACTTTCTCAGCTCTTTGGAGGTTGGTAAGTAGCGTTCGTAGCCTTTTGATTCCAGATCTTGAGAGACGATGGATGCATGTCTTGGATTGACCAGCAGTACTTTCCAGGGTTGGATCAGTTCATTGTGAACGATTGGTTCGTCCGCGCCAATCTGTCGACCAGTGGCATCCGCAAATGGGCGGCCTTGTCCTGCGGATAAGCAGGGGGACCCGCCTTCGCTCGGGCCGATGGCGCGAGGTGGAACGCCCGGTGCCCCGGCGATCCGTTCATCCGTCAACTACTTCTCTCGTTCCTTGGTCGTCAGATCGTGCTTGATGCCTTCGTCGATCGAGATGGGCGCCCAGGTTGGCCCGCTTGGCCCGGCCTGCAGCACTGTCCCAGATCCACCAGGGTTCACGGCAAGATCGGATGACCCGGTGATTGCCGCTGAGGTGTTCACCGCATTCCAACTCGGAGTTATCCAGGCGCTGGAACCGTAATAACAGCCACGACTGGCGTACTGGCTGGAGTCGGGGACTAAGGCTCTGAAGTCAGCGGAGAATTGAACCTTTTCCCATCCGGGGATGTAGGCTTTTTCAACCTTGCCGTCTTTCTTGCTTGGCTTCGCGTCTTGGTCGATCGTGTACTTCTCGGCGACATAGACCTTGACGTCCTCCCATTGCTTCTTGGCATCCTGGTAGGTCTTGTAAGCCTTCGCCAAGTGGTCAGAATCCGACTTGTCGACGATCATGATTTTGGCTTCCTGCCCGCGAGCGAGGAGCGCCGTAAATCCAACCACAACCAGGATTGTGATTCCCAACATAACGAGAGCTTTCATTCAGGTTTTCCTTTCATTGAAGACGCTTCTATTTCGCGATCAAAATAAGCGAAACACCGGGGCATGCGTCAGTGTGCTCCGCGCCCGTTCGGCATCGACCGAAGACGGGTGGCTTATCCGCTGGACAAGGCCGCCCATCCTGGATGCTAGTAGTCAGGAGAGCGCGAGACGGCGAATCGTGATCGGGACATACCTCCGGTACAATCGGTAACATTTCAGGTATTTCACTTAACTTCTGAGAGTTTGCCGTTCAATATAAGGTGTAGGTTGAGGGGGTTGAAAGTGTCGCTCGAAGTGTCGCAGTACTTCTAGGCGGCCGCTAACATGGATGGACCAGGCGACAGACGGATGATCCGGTCGTATTCATCGCGGAGTTTCTTGACGGCGCGTTTCTTCCGCTGTTTGAATTGCGAAGGGGAGATATTGAGATCCTTTTGGATCTGTGCATCCGTGCGATGCCCGAAAAACGATTGACGCACGATCTCCCGATTCAGTTCGGGCAGTTTTTCGAGCAGGCCGTGTAATATTCCTGCACGCTCGGCATCCGATTCCGCGCGTAACAGATCCAGCTCCTCGGTCGGCGGCGTCGCCAGATGTACGGGGAACGGAATCACTTTTCTGATGGCGGTCGATCGTGCTTCCAGGGCGTCCGCCCGCAGGATCAGCGCTATTCCACGGGCGTAGGCTATCGGGAAGTCCGGATGTTCGATGCGGTTCTCCTGGATCGCTTCTAGAACACGCGCGTTCAATTCCTGCAGGAGATCCCTGGCCGTTTCTTTCCCGAGGGAGACGAAAAAGCGTTCGCAGTGATTCTTGAGGGCTCCGGCCAGGGCTTTCAATGCTGCCGGCTTGTGGGCCTGAACTCCGTCGTGGATCTCGCGCTCGGTCAAGCAGCCTTTTTGTCCGGCGCCTTCAAGTCGTGGATCTCTTTCTCTACCGCCTTGATCTTGGATTCCAAGTCCTCTTGCCGTTGGATCAGCGCGTTACGATAAGCCTGACGGTCTTTCAGCCGTTCCTTGCGTTGTCCGTCGGTCATTACTTCACCTTGGCTACAACTTCCACCGGCCTCCAGCCTGTCTTCTCCCAGGTCAGGAACTTTTTGATTTCATCCTCGGACAAGTCGGTCTTCTTGAGCGCATCCTGGGAGATTTTGCAGATGGAGAAAAACACCGCGCGCGTGAGCCGCTTCAGAAGCTTGCCCATGTCCGCTATCCTGGCTTCGTTGCGGCGCGGCCCCACGATTACCTTAAACTGCTCGCCTTCGATGTAGCAGGGCAGCGTAGCGGCGGCATTATCAAACTTGGCCCGGCACTCCTTCGTCAATTCATCCTCGAGATCGATGTCGCCTTTCAACTCCGCAAGGATGGGCTTCAGTTTGGATCGAAGTGCTCCAAGGCGGTCCGCGATAGCTGGCCAATCTCCTACCGCTGGGCGGGTTGACGCAAAAACTTCGGCGGGTTTGCTGCTCATGACTATAGGGTCGAAGTGAGCGAGTAAAATATTTACGTCTTTTTTTTAACCAACGGGCGGGCGGTAAAAGCGGGTAGAAGGTGGTGGGGAGCCGCGCTGCACTTAAAGATGTTTCTGGCCAGCGACCGACCCTCAGCAAGTAGGCGCAGATCGACGGACTAAATCGGCAACGGCCCTAGCAGGCTGGCCACGCACCGACTCCAGCCAAGCACCAGCCGCTATCCATTCGCTAAGCTGGCTTTCCGTTCAAACGGGCAACGGTATCAATCGACAGGCCACGTGACGCCTGCTGCCCTCCGGCTGCCCCTGCTATGGCCCTACACTTCCCGGCTGACCAGAAACACCCGAATCTTAGCACGCGCTCGCTCTCATCCTCTTCAAAGCCTGGTGTGAAATCACATTCACTGTAATCGTCTTTATCCCGAGCGACCGAGCGATCTCCTGAGTTCCCTCGCCGGCCGCCAGCCGGTCCACCACCACTCTTTGCCGCGGGCTCAGCCTCAGCATCAGCCTCCGAACGATCCGGCCCCGCTCCTCTGCGACGGCCAGCTCCTCGGGAGTGAGACAGGCCGATTGCAGCTCCTGACCGCGCCCGTTGACAGGAGGGCGCGAAACGTTAGAAAGCCCATGATGTAATAAGCTGGATCCTTCGGATATCCGTACTGGACTCAGTTCCACATGGAACTCATCTTTCCATTCAGACCTTACGAAATCTAGCATTGCTCCCCTAACCCTGTCCCTTACAAAGGGCCAGAATGGTCCGATAGAAGGTTCATAATACTCAGCTTCCAGTATCATGGCGACTATCCCTATGCCCTCTAAGTCCTTTATTTCGAAGCAGGGTGGAAGCGTCTTTTTGAGGCGCCGCGCGAGCGTGTGGATACGGCCGAGGTGCTGGATTAGAAACGTGTCCCGTTCGGCTTGGCTCGTAAAGGCTCCTTAACGGTTCCTTCCCAAGCCGGTCTCAGCGGTTTATGGCATCCTAGCTAGTAGAATCACTAGGTTTAGACCCTAGCCTGTGCTCAATATGGATGGATAGCAATGGGAAGCGGACCGGTGCAGCGAAAGGCCCACAGCCACGCCGATAAGTATTCGACCGTGCTGAAAAACATTCTGCCGGGCCGCCTTTTGCTGCTGAGGAGGATACACTCGCTTTCCCAGAAGCAGGCCGCCCGGCGCCTAGGCATTGCGGTCTCGACGCTCAACGCAATCGAGGGTGGGCAAGCTAACGATCTCAAGTTCTCGACGCTCTGCAAGATGTCGGAGTGCTTTCGGGTCTCGATCGACTATCTCTTAGGTTTGGAACGGCAGCAGGACCTAGTCCGCGGCTTCTACGATCAGGGTGTCTTCCGGTACTACACGATCGAGATTTTCGAGGACGGCAACTCCCCGAGGAAATGCTTCTATTGCGGCTGGCCATTGAACCCTCACCGCTCGCACAGCATCCCCGAGTGCATGTTGATGATGCACCAACGGAATCAGGACTATCAGTTCATCGCGAATCGCTTTGGGTTCAGCGTGAAAGGTGTTCAGACGATCATCGAGGAAGAGATTGGAATACTCAGGTCTTAGCGGTTTATGGGTGGACGCACTCCCACGACTACAACTTTGTGCCTATGGGATTCGGCGGTATTAACGCAGACTGCTTCCGAAGAAGTCTGACTGTCTGCTTCCGGCCAAAGGCGGCGACACGCCTCTAAGATCGACTTCGCGGCGTTCTGGTCCCGGTCGTGAACCTCGCCGCACTTTTCGCAGGTGATGATCGTCTCCGAGAGAGCGACATCCTGAATATGCCCGCAGCAACTCATGCGTTTGGTGGAAGGATCGAAGCGTGGCATCTGAGCGAACAGACGGCCATATTTTTCGCAAAGCCATTTCTGTTTCAACAGATAACTCGAAAATCCGAGGTCGCTGACCTTACGACCCCAAAGAGCCTTCATACCGGAAATATTTAGGTCCTCAAAAGCCAACGCGTCAAAGCGACTCGCCAAATCATACGCCGTCTTCCAGTGAAAATGCCGGCGCTTATTGGCTAACGAACGATGAAGCCGTGCCACATTCAGACGCGCTCTTCGGCGCGAATTGCCGCCTTTCGCTTTGCGGGAAAGGCTTCGGCTGGCACTCCTCAATTGCCTGAGAGCGTGCTTGAGCGGTTGCGGAGAAACGATTTTCTCTCCGCTGGAAAGCGTGAGGAAGTTCCTTAACCCAAAATCCGCGCCTGTGGTTTTACCAGTCTTGACGAGAGGTTCGGGTATCGGAACTTCCGCACACGAGAAGGATACGAAATATCGCCCGGTTGTGTCCCGGCTGATTGTGACGGTTTTGATCATGCCGAGCACTGCGCGCGATTGATGAAACCGGTAGAGACGCCCTTGAATACGTAATCTGCCGGGGCCAAGCAGTTTCCAACCGTTCTGCTTTAGTGTGAAACTCTTGTACTTACGGCGGGCGCGAAAGGTCGGCGGGCGTTTGATTTCCTTTTTGAAGAAGGCATCCCATGCACGGTACATCCGGTCAGTTACGGCCTGCACGGCTTGGCAGTCCACTAGCCTCCAATGCTGAAAGCGCGTGCGGCGTAGTTTTGCGAGATGCCGCTGGAGATGACTCTGCTTGAGCGTCTTATGAAAGATCTTGTAGTAGCGCCGATGGAGTGCCACCGAGTGGTTCCAGATATGAGCGGAGACATCAATCGTGCGGCTCAAATGCTTCGTTCGCCCGGACCTCATTAACTGAAACTTGAATGATTGCCTCATTACCGGACCATCTGGATATCTCCAGTATGCGCTGGAATGCCCGTATTTGTTAGGTCTAAACGCATGCTATTAAGTACCCGGTACGAAACAGTCACAACCCGTTCGCGCTCCGAAGAATTGAAGTATTCGGAAATTCTCGGACTCTGAGATCGTGCATGACGGTTGGCCATTGATCCCAATCTCCACCTTTTTTGCCGCCGAGTTGGAGTGGAACGTATCCTTCCGGGCAGCGGCCGTGATTTCTAGCACTGAGGAGCGGCGTCGGGGTGAAGAAACGCCACGCATCCTCGCGCATGATCGGAAGTGCTCCGGCCTGCTTGAAGAAGAACGGTATTCCCTGGGCGTCGCATTGGACCTTGATCCTGCGCGCCCATGCAATATCGAAAGGCCTCGCCCCTGGTCCGCTCTCCCCGCCAACTATTACCCAGTGGATCCCCGTCAAATCTAATTCACCGATGTCCTCTAATAGCGGCTCAATCGATAGGAAGCGGATGGCGGCCGGCGTCTGGCGCAATAGGTCGATGCGGTTCTTGCGAAGAGGGTCTTCAACCGACGCACCCTCCCAGACATTCGGCAGGGGCCACTGGAATTTCCAATCCACCCAATTAGCCTTACCCTCCCAGTTGGCGATGATGTCGATGGCGCAGTCTTCCACTTGTTCACTGAATCTCGAATCACTAAACGAATCGAGTCGCAGCTCCGGCCTCTTAGTAAGAACTTGATAGTTGTGCCAATTTGCTGCCGCCATGACCGCATACACGTCGATCTGGTCTCCGGACGAAAGTTTCTCGTGCCAGAGGTCGCTCATCGAATTCACAAAGATGTTTTTGGGATCTAACCAGTGCAGTGGATCGGCGATGCGCTTTTCCACCATTCGAACCTCCCCGGTCCAGGCCGGATGGCCATTGACGATGTGAACGAGGCCTTTGTACCCGGTGTTCTTCTGCCGCAGTGCCTGGCGTTCCGCATAGCAGTTCTTGCAACCTGGGGAAATTCGCGAGCAGCCTCGTGTTGGATTCCACGTTTTTCCACGGCTGCCATCGGCACCACGTGTCCATTCAATGTTGGTGTCGGCCATTTACAGTACGTCCTCCATGCACAATTCCTCGATGATTCTATCGCTCGGGATATAACCCTTGCTTATGCATTCATCCAAAAACGCGTCCAGAGTTTTGGTGTTCTTACTGCTATTACATGGACCGCAGGCCGCGATCAGATTCCCTCGATGACTACCACCGCCGTTTTTCACGGGTATTGCGTGATCGATAGTGGTGGCTTTTCGGATTTGACAGTATGCGCACAGACCGAAAAATGAGTCTATTACCAGTTCCCTGTTTCTTGGACTGATAGGAGATGTATTTCTATTTCTGGCGTACACTCGTGCTCGAATCCTTTGCCCACCAGAGCCAGCGTAATATTTTCGGTACCCGATCCTAGCTGTTTCGCGCCGTTCCGCAGGCGATTTAAGACGTTGGGACGGTTTGTAACCTCGGCAGCTTGCCGCTAGACCATCGCCCCTAGATCGATCTATAGGGAAAATCTGCCTGGAATGCCAGATCTTGCATCGAGTACACCATTTCTCCCCTAGCGCCAAATGTGCAATATAATCCCCTGGCGATATACCCAGTCGTTTGGCCGCTGTTTTCTCGTGCCACGTCGCGTCAGTCCACTCGATGTTGGTCGATTGACTCATGCCGTGGCCCTCCGCATTGGCGCAAGCACTCTCACCGGCGGTTCAAGCCAGCACTGCCAGTGCCCCAGGAAGGGAAGCCGACCGTCCCAGAAACTCATCATTTCCTCGAAGGATTCAAAGCCGTCGAAGATGGCTAGGCGCTCACGCTCGTCCGGTTGAAGTTCGACGAGGTCCCATCTACTTTTATGACAGCTTATGACCGACCTTGGAACCCTGATTCGAGGCGATATCCAGACTCGGTGTCTTTTCGTCATGAAGATCGACATCAGGGCTACGCACACGGGCGCAGGGTCGATGATCAGCAGAGCCGGTTTCACTTGACGCAATCCGTGGAAGAGATGCATAGGCTCTCCGACCTTTTGTGGAAAGCGCCGGTACGCTCGTATCGTTCCGCCCTTCGTGCCGCGCGCGATGGGGTCGATAAAGCGTCGTTGAAAATTGAACGAAGCCACGAAATCAATCTCCCCCAGCGCTGCAACTACAGGGCAGCGCGAGACGGAATATCCTTGTCATCTTGGTACCTTCACTTCATCGAGAATTAAATGAAACCAGCGAAACACACCCGATATGGGCCAATCGTGACTATCCGCGAGGAGGTAACCCACCGCGAATCCGAAACATCCAAAGTCGATGTGCTCGAAGCCGTAAATCGTCGCGGTTGTCTGGTTGCCGTGCATGGTGCGAAATGAGGATCTGTCGTACATCTTCACCCTGTCCCCGATTTTGAAAGCAGTGGTCATGCCGTCGCCTCCACCAGCAACGGACGTGCTCTATCTTTCCTGGCGGACCTCGTCAGATGGGCTTTCCATACCCAATCCCAGTAGTCGTGAGCCCTATGACACTTGTGGCACAGGGTAAGGAGGTTAGAATCTTCTCCGTGGGCCGGGTTTCTGTCGGCGTGCGCTACTTCTAAACGGCTCCGTTCTCCAGGTAATGAATCTGGGAGTTTACATCTCCTGCATCTGTAGCCGTCTCTCTTGAGTATTCGTGGACGTGTTACTGTCCGCCACTTATGGCCGTACAAGGGACGGAACTCAAGAGATATGGGCATCTACAGTTTCTTCGTCGGCTTCTGTTCTTCTTCAGGCAGCGGAAATAGAAAGGGAAGCTCGATCGACTCGCCCGATTTCAAAACGTCTACGCTGAAGTGCAGCGGATCATCGGTGTGCATGACGCAACCTGGCTGCAAGCTTCCGTCTTGTTCCCGAAAGAACTTTTCCTTCCTCTCATATCCTGGTAAACACTTACCTTCTTTTAAATGAGTTATTGAGCAGCACCAAGGTTCTGGTTCTTTTGAACATGCTATTAAGAATGTAAAAAGAGCGAGTATGAAGATCTTCCGTCTCGTGCCGCACTGTAATAGCGGCACGGAGCAAGAGGCGCTCATCCCCCGGCTGTCCGTTTGTTCGCTCATTCGAAAAACTCCTTAGCCGCACGAATCGGCGTATGGGCTGGAGTCATCAACCCCTTGGTTCTGAGCGTTCCTACCATATTATTGAAATGACCGTTCACGGTATAGTTGGCGTTCGCTGCGCTTTGCTAAAATCCCGATGGATTGCGTGACAGCCTCTAAGGGGAGTGAAAAGCGCGGCGCTATGTGAAGTTGTTTCATGGGCTGAAGCTGCGGAACTCCCATTCCGTCACGCTCCTGCTCTCCGCACATGAACGGATTGCTCAGGTATCGACTTCGCTACTACGCACCCGTTTACAGGAGGGTGCGAGACGTTCGATTGCCTTACTGTCCTGAAATATTCCACCAAATCAGTCCAGCGTGAACACCTTGCGCGACACTCTGCATGTTTACAGGTTCTGATATGAGTTGTGTACTCTTTGATCGAAACACCTTCGGGGTCGAAGCCGCATTGAAATCTGAGGTCCAGTGGATGGCAAGACTGTGTCTTTGAAAGTTCGAAGATGGACTGTTTCATAAATCAGCTATTAGCTTTTCGAGCGTTTCGTGCCCTCCTGGCAACGGGCACGGAGCAACATCGTTCTACCCCCCCGGCGCTCCGTTTGTCCGCTCGTCTCGATGGGCATTATCTTGTCGAGCAGATACACTCGTCTTCACCACAATCTGGACAGACATCATCATCGAATTCGCTATCGTCTTCTGAGGCTGCCGCTGCAAGCGCCATCTGCGCCTTAGACGGGGCTTCGATCAGGATCAAAGGTCTGGCCACGGTCTTCTCAAGCGCGGTTCGTGCCGCTTCTTCAGTGCAGGGATTAATCGCGTAGAGAGCGCCTGGTGCAACTAGTCGTGATCTCGCTGGACTCGCAGCGCGCTTCACCTTCGCGCCCGCCGGGGTCCAGGATCTCCCGTCTTCCCCTACGTTAACGAATGCCGGAGCGTTCAGGACATATTCGCGTTCTGGCAGCTCTGGCGTGTCAATGCGAAAGAGAACCGCTTGGCCGAAGGCTTGCGTCGTTACAAATCCGATTTCACTCCGATGACCCATCAGCTCGACGATTGCCCAGTCTTCGAAATTGGCCTGTTGTGTTTCGCTCATGCCCGCGCCTTCCGCGCCTGGCGCTTGGCTTCCCCGGCCTGCCTGTAAGCTTCGATCAGCTCGGGCGTGGGTTTCGTTTTGACGGGCGGATCCACATAATGGCGGACGTCGATATCGATGTGCTCGACCACTTTGTAGTAATCGCCATCCGGATCCCGAAGGATTCGCGCTGGTGCTGGGTCTTTCTTGCGCCAGTGCTCCCAAATCTCTACGCGGACGTCCTTCAGAGCCCCGCAGTGCTTCAGCACCTTCCTCAGCGACAGTTTGCGGCCTTCGCGTCTGGAGAAGTTGTCCAGGTCGGAGCACAGCGCGTTGTCGATGGCGATGAAATTGATCTTGGTGATCGCTCCGTCAGGGCTTTCCTGCGCAATGTTCTGGCAGACGATTACGCACGTGCTAACTGCTTTGACATGTCCCCGATGGAGTTGCGCTCTCTTGCCGCCCTTCTTGATGTGCCGCCATTCGACTATGTAAGATTTATCGTTCAGAAGTAGCTTCAACATTCTTGTTCACCTATCCTCCGTCTCGCGCTCTCCTGGCAACGGGCACGTTGGGGATTCGCGCTGATTGTACCGACGTTGCTCATCGTCCAAGTTGTTCGAGCAGCGCCTGGAAGAATGCCTCCGGATCTTGTGAGATCTTCGCCGTCATTTCTTGCTCGTTAGCGTCCAGCATAAACAGCAGCCGTTTCAATTCATCCGCCGATGCTCCGCGTCCCGCATCGAGCAACACCGGAACTAATCCGCGGGCGTAAGCGACTATGGCGTTCTTGCTGGACTCCGACTGTTTGAGGTATCGGCCCATGGCCGCCTTTATCTCTTCGTTCATTTCCGATCCTTGGCCTTCGCTATCTGGTCCAACGAGTTCGTGATAAATTCCTCTGGAATCTCGAAGTTCTGCTCATAGTCCTTGCCACCCGAGGTGTACGTGAGGGTCAGACACGGTTTGCGGCCCGTTTTGATCTGATAGTCGATCTCGAGTAATTGCTCTTCGGTCAGATCCAGGGCCATATAAGCTGATTCGCCTGGCTGGATCGTCATCCCCTGTTGAAATGGCACTGGCGGTTTTTTCTCCATATGGTGCGGAGAAAAGGACCGGGAGTGTCGATCGATGCTGAACCCATGTGTTTCTCCCGGCCCCTCTCGCTCAGATTGTGTCCTCTCCGCTTACCTCCTTTCAATTAAAAAAGATGCGCGGCCTTGGCTTTTGAAGGAGACCGCGCAATATAAACTTCATTTGCCGCTGCTTTCGGGAACGAAACCCGTCGGTTTCTTTCCCAAGCCCATTCTTCCCTTCTTTACGCGCGAAGCCTCGTAGCATTCGCCGTTTTCAAAAACAGATCCTCGTTGAGTTCCAACATCAATTTCTTGGCCAGCGCTAAGTCAGCTCCCGGTAAGTTGTTCTCTGGAATCTCATACGGCGGATGGATACAGTAGCTTTCCACTGGTCCTTTTTCATCGATGCGCTTCACGTCGCCGCGTTCGCTGATCTGATATCGATACTTCCCGCTCTTGCCAATCACTTCGAATTGTTTTTGTTTCTCGAACTGTTCGCGTTGATTGGGGTCGAGATGCTTCAACAGCAAGTCGAGGGCGATAGCATGGATTCTCTTCGCTCGCGCCCTGGCTTCAGCCTGCAGGGTAGCAACGCGTTGGGCCTCGGCCTCGCGAGCACGCCTCTCCGCTTCGTTCTCCCGGCACACGATACCGACGTTCCACTGCTGCCATGTAACATGCGAGTCGCTGGCGGTGATGGCGGCGCTGCCCAAGGTGTTGATCTGGCCAGCGTGGCTCGCCGTCTGTTGTTGAATCCAGATCGGCCGCACATTGTAATAGACGCCCTGCGTCGTGATGTTGCTGCCAGCAGAGGTGTAGGCTTGGTTCCACGCCGGCCATGTATATTGAACGTTGGACACAAGTCCACCTACGGCGTTGGTGAACAAGCCACCGCTGAGCCCGCAAAGGACAGAGCCTTGGCTAGCCATGGCGGATCTACCCGCCTTTCATGGCCGGCGCCATGATCAATCGTTCGGCGTTCGGGTCAAACTTGTGGATGACTTCGCCCTTCTCGCCATCCTTGCCTTTGACCGAGTAAGCGGCGTAGCCTTTGGTCTTGAGTGAATCGAAGGTCGCGCGCGCCGCCGCGATCTCGTCGTTATTGTCGCGATTCCAGATGATCTTGGTATCGCCCTCCTGATTGAGCACGCACATCATCCCTTGGTTGGGAGCTAATTCAGTGGTCGTGTCTAACATTCGAATGTTCTCCTTCACAAATATTCGCCGCTGCTTTCGCAAGACACGAAACCTTCGGTTTCTTTTCTTGCAATCTTTTCTTCCCTCAGCACGCCTCAATCTGTTCGCACGACATAAAAATATCGCACCGTGCCGAGGTGTTTACCTTTTCCACCGTTGCTCAGAACGCTTCGTCTCCACTTTTCTTCGTCGGCCTCCGCTACTATCAGCATTGGAGTCGGCGGCAAGATAACACCGTTAAGGCCCGTAAGCTCCATATGTCTATCAACCCCGCATTGTTCGCACGGATTACCGCAGACCGTTCCAACCTTATGTGGGCGATCAAATCCCCATACAAGATCGTCATCAGCAACAACGTCAGCACTCGGAGCGCGTACGGACGAAGCCGATCCATTTTCAACCGATGAGGAAAGCGTCGACATATCATCCCCCTCATGATCCCGGTGGTAAAGCAGCTTGCATTGCTGATAAAAGTGCTTGTACATTTACTCCTTGTGAAACAAGTGGAGATGTAATATTCACTCCAGATGAGTTATATGCTTGTCCAGTGGCAATGATGATCGCAATGGACTGCGCGGCCTGCCCATTAATCGACACCAACGCCTGCAAAGAATCGTTGACGTCTGGAGAAACCGGTCCTGCGAGTACAAAGGAAGGAGCTGCGGTAGGTGTGACCGGTGTAACCGCCGCCGTGAACGCAGTCTGGATCGCCTGAGAGACGCCTGAGATATTCAATAGGGCGCTCATGGCCACGTCCGAGGCCGCTTGGAAATTGTCCTGGTAGTAGAGAATCACCCGAGCCGTGTAGGTCGAATTCGACGGCGTTGTTTGGGTATCTCCGACGTAGCCCTGGAAGATTCGGATGTCGTCGTTGGCGTCGTACAGGCTTCCCGTCCCTCCGAGCTGATACTGAAGATAGACCAGATCGTCGGGTAATAAGCCCAGGGCCGTCATCTCGGCTTCGGTGAAGCTTCCGCCTGGCCCTGAACCGGTACTCTGGGAATTCGTGGCGATCCCGAAGATTCCTGTCGGTTGTAAAGGTAATAGCTTGACTTGTGGAAAGAGGAAGTTCTTCACCTGATTCAGTGAACAGTTTTTGACTGCGTTGGGAGCCACTAAAGGCTCAATATTCGGATTCATTGATTACTCCTTTACTGAAACTTGTTCTCCACGGCTTTGGTTCGTTTCGTGCCCTCCTGACAACGGGCACGTTGGGAACTCGTCAGCGGAAGCTTGGCTCGTCCCAGCGCTCGACTACGAACATCTGGTCCGGCGCGGACTTAAGCCTCACGCCCAAGAACGGATCGATCTTTTCGCCCAGAGCCGCAACGTAGAAGGACACCTTATCGCCCAACTTCTCAACGATGGAATCGGCCGTCATCAATACTGGAAGTGGAACGATCTCGGGATAGAGCTGCGTCGAGAAAGATCCTGAGTCGCGGCTCCAACTATAGTCCCCGATACGGCGCCTCTCGGTGTCCTGCGTTCGAATCACATTTTGATCGCTGGCACGCAAGGGATACCAGTGCCACTCCCGTCTGGCGTCCTCCGCTTTCTTAGTCATGAAGGCTTCGACCTGGTCGAAATCGTAGATGCGCGCGCCTATTTCCTCGAGAACGGACACCAGCGCTCGCACCCCCGTTCCAGAGATGGTGCGTACCCCTAATTTTGCCGCGAGCCTTTGGTGCTCCAGCAGTATGGAATCGTTCTCATCGTAGGTCGCGAGCGGTTTAGTTCGACGCAGACCGTCCTTAATGACTTCGCCGGTTTGGTCTTTTGATTTTGAAAATAACATTCGACGTTCTCCTTTCAATTAAGCGAACTGCCGGGGCGTCGGCCCCTCTTCACCGCGCTGCAACTCCAGGGCAGCGCGAAACGTTCCATAATTCCCTTCATAAGATTTACCGATCCTCCGTATGAGCTAAAGGTCTTAGAGATTCGGCAAGATGTTTGGCTAAGGCCTTCCGATCCGCCTCATCCAGTTTCAAATCCCGGCGGGCTGCTTCTGAGACTCCCCGCATGTATTCGTTGATAACTTCCATGGCCTTTGATCCGCCTGCTTGCGGCCCAACGTGGTCACGTATTGCGATTACCTGCCTCTGCAGATCGTCCCAATGTGCCAGGGTTGCGAGGTCCCAGCTCATACCATTACTTTTTCTGTAAGATCGGCATGATTATGTTTGGGTCCCTCAGACATACTTGCGGAACCCTGAGGCTGGCTCCCGCATTCTTCTGAGCGCAAGCTCGTGCGGGCCAGAGCTACCTCACCTGTTGGTTCGACCGGGGATTCACGTTCGATACTCTCGACCCAATAGGCGATCACGTTGCGGCTCAGCCTGTGCTCATTATTCAGGTGCACGATCATTTCATGCACTGTTGATGGGCACCAGAAACGGTCGCAATAAACGTTAGGGCATCTCGGTACTATGGTGGTCAGAATGGGAAAAATACGATAGACTTTGTCCCACTTGCTGCGACAGTCCCACCCCCACCCTTCGCGCGGAGCAACAGCCAGGAGCGCGGAGCCCAGAGCGCAACTAGCGCCCGTTCGGTCAAACAAGACCCCGAACAATTGGGGTCCATTCAAAGCACCTAGCCTGATGGCCTCGCTTAATTTGAGATTCATAAAGTCCTTTCTGTCTTTTCGGGTATGCCAGGGGCATCCAGGACACGCGTGGTCAAGGGTCCCAACAAAAAAGAATCTTGCATATACTTAAGGAATCCAATAGCAGCCCGTGATTTAGCTAATTCAACAATGGGCAGCTTTTTCAATTTCACTTCGATCTTTCTCAAAGCCTCTTCAGAAACCAGTTGCAGCAATACCAGACCTATCCCGCATAGTTCCAGATGATTCCCGCACAGTGAACACTTGTCGAGATGCTGTTGAAATAGGTCAGTCCGGGTAGTCATAATCGTAAGTTCTCTCTGCTGCTTTTGCTTTGGTCTTTTCCTGTGACTTCGATGCGTGGTTTTTCGTGGCGCGGGATACGGGCTTCGGTGATTCCATGGAGAGGCTCGGTTCGTAATCCTGGCTCGGCATGGCATATCGGACTGGTGAGGGCTGTACGGTGTGAGTCATTCGGCTATCACCTTGTAGAAATATCGATAGCGCTGTATGTCGATCAAGCGCTTGTAGAAATATCGATAGCGCTGTATGTCGATCAAGCGCCTGGGTTCGGGCAAGGACTTGGGATAGAAGCGTTCAATCTGAGCAATGAACTCAGAGGCAGTGGCCTCTCCCACAACGACCGTCGGATGATGGAGACGGCCCAACACATTGTTGAGACCTGGAAGCACTTGCTTGATTGAAGCCTCCTTGTGTCCGGCTACCACGATGTGCCCCTGCTCTTCCATTACCCACTGAGCCATCTCTTCGGGACTGCTCGGAGCGCGCACGGACGAAGCCGAACCTTTCTCGGTCGATGATGCAAGCGTCAAACTATGAGCAGTATCTTTCATGCAGTCATGCTCTTTTCCTCAATTTATTAACACCTGTGGAAATAACAGACTTCTTATTCGGTATGGCAGTCACATTCCTCGATCTAACAGTTAGTACCCGTTGAACAACTGAAATGAAGTACTGGAGATCATTCGTCTTCACGATCACGCCCTTAGCCGGATCAGCCGGTCGAATAGTCTCCCATCTCAGTACGTAAAGTTCATCCACGTGACTCACTCGGCCATACCAACAAAGTTGAGAGGATGCGTCCAGGCGCACACACTTCCTCGGGTGCTTCAATAGTTTCTCTATTTCCACCGTGACTAAATCAATCTGCGGTTTCATTGCCTTACTTACACTGAGACCCTTGCTCCGTCTCGTGCCCTCCTGGAGCACGGGCACGTTGGGGATCAGGTCTCGACCTATTGGCTGGTTCATGGCCATCTCTTTCAGGGCCGTCCACTGCTGCGCGCCATCATTCGCTCGGTTTTCGGACCGCCGTTCAGGCGCACATTGATACCGCGTGCTATTTGCTTGCCAAGGTCGGTCAGCGAGAATAGATATTTGGTATCGTGACGGTCCCGGTCAGTCGTTAGCCGTTCCAGATCGTGCATTGCCTGATGCACCTTCACCTCATCCTTCAAAATAAAGCCCGCCTTCGCCCGCTTCCAACATTCACTGATCTTAAGTGCGGTGTCCTTTTCCTCGCTCAATTCGGTACGCCGCAAGATGCCAAGTTCCGCCAAAGCATTGCAGTGGTAATCGCCTGGCATAGGCTTGCCGGCGACCGTGAGACGAATAATCCATCGGGTCTCTTCGACCGACAGTCGGATCGGTGTCGTTTCAATTGGTGACTCGTTCTTCGTTTCGTTTTTCACGGTTTGGCTCCTTCACAAATAAACGGACTACCGGGGAACCCACCCCCTCCTCACCGCGCCCGTTGACAGGAGGGCGCGAAACGGAATAACATTCACTGCTGACTTTCCGTAATTACCGGTTCATTGGTTAAATCCGAACTTTTGACTGCTCTAAACACTGGCTTCTCTATCGATTCATAAATGACTGCTTCAGTACCATCTGGTTGTGGAGTACCGTCTACTTCTTTCCTGACCCTTATACGGCACCATTCCTTTAATAGATCGAGTCTTTCGCCGAAGCTCTGATAAGGCTTACCCGATGCTCCGTTGGTATATTGAATTACAGCGCGGTATTTCATGATTTGATCTCCAAGGTTTTGCCAAGGAGTCCCTCAGACAATCTGGAACGACCCTGAAGCTGGCTCAGAGCTACTTCATCCGTCGGCGTGCAATCGGTTTCGGTACCGAACAGCACATCCTGTCTCAGCCGCTTGATCGACATTGTGAGATACCGCTCGTTCAATTCGATCCCAATGCAACGCCGCCCATTTTGTTTGGACACCAGGGCCGTAGTCGCCGCACCCGAGAACGGATCCAAGATCGTTCCGCCTACCGGGCAACCGGCCAGGACGCAGGGCAGGATCAGCGCGGGCGGGTATGTCGCGAAGTGGGCTTCCGGAAAGGGATACGTCGGCACGACCCAGACTGACCGCTTGTTACGGTACTCAACCACGTCCTTAACAGCGGCACTGAATGATTCGTTTTGACGTATCCCACTTCCCGGCTCGGCGCACTTGGGATTAACGCCTGAGGGGCGCGCGAACTTCGATCCTGGTTTATTTGTCGCGATGGTCTGACTACCAGGACCGCCATCCGCCCACTTGTGAGTGTCGCTGCGACCTCGTGCATAGCGTGCGTGTGTGTCATCGGAGGCTTGTTCCTTGATCGCATCAGCGTCGTAAAAATACCGTTCGCTCTTCGCCAGAAGAAAGATCTGCTCATGCGTTTTGGTCGGCCGATCAAGCACGCTTTCGGGAAGCGGATTGGGCTTGTGCCAGATGATCTCAGAACGAAGCCACCAGCCATCCTCCTGGAGCGCCAGAGCAGCACGCCAGGGAATACCGAGCAGGTCTTTAGGTTTTATCCCCGGCGCACCCGCCCATTTTCGGCGCACGGCTGTCCATGATGGGACGCTACCGTCAGCGCTTCGTGTATGCTTACCAGTGTTCGCTCCGCCCCCGCCCCATTTGTCCGAATTGCAGAACGTGTCACCCAAATTGAGCCATAGCGTCCCATCGTTCCGTAATACCCTCCGCACCTCGCGAAAGATCCCCACCAGGCGCTCAATGTATTCAGGGTAGGTTCGCTCCAGCCCGAGTTGCCGGTCGACGCGCTGGGCTCCGCATTTGCGGCATTCATCCTTGTAAACGGCCTGGGCGGTGAATGTCCGATCCGCCCGTTGCCCACTCGTGCCTTGCGTCCCGTGGTTGTAGACGTGATCACAATCCGGGAGTCCTCCCATCCATTCGGCCGTGCCGTAATCCCGAAGTCCAAAATACGGAGGGCTCGTTATGCAGCAATGCACGCTCTCATCGGGCAAGCGGCGCAACACGTCCAGTGCGTCTCCGAGATAGAGGGTCACGCCGGAATGCTCGTAGTAAGGAGCGAGTACACGTCCGTCCGCACGCTGGTCAAGTAGGTCTGAGCCAGCTTCAGGGACGCGAGAGTGTGTCTGTGGGACCAAAATATAATTAGCCTTCTCTTACTTGGAATCTCCGCATAAGTTCTGTAAACGCAAGCGCTGCCTGAAGAGGTACGACCGCAAGTCCCAAGCAGCGAAGCTGATCGGTTCTTTCCTGGTCCACCACCAGGGAAAGCCCATGTGCCATGCATCGAAAGCCGGGTTCAACCGCAGGGTAGAGCCAACGCGCGTCTCGTCCAATTTCCGCCCATGCTTCAGCATCCGAGTCCTTAGCGATTCGAAACGCTCTACCGTCAACGCAGGTAAACCACGGGGTATCGCCTCCGTTAACGTGCCTTCGCTCGTGCCATGCGCCTTGTCCGGGCGGGAAAAGTCGATGGCTTGCGTCGTAAGGCTCTCCTGGTTCTGTCGGCTGGCCATTCCTTCCGGACGGGATTGGTAGCCTTGACGCGCTTCCGTCGAGGTTGGCGCTGCCCAGTTCTGTGTCTGCTCCCGAAGATTCGGCCCCATTACTCCGTTGCTGCGCGTGCTGGTATTGGCGTCCGCTGTCGCCCAATTCCGAACCTGTCCGGTCAGGCTGTCTCCCTCGGATCTCGGATGGTTCCCGCAACTCTCGGCATCCTCCGATCGCGGCGCTGACCACTTCACTACTTCGTCCGTCAGGTTCCGGCCTCCGTGCTCCGTTCCGTACCGGCCCACCCGATCCCGATTCCCCGGAGCCATGTCGTGCGCTTGGGGCGTGCTCCAGTGCCGGGTCTGTGATTCCAGGTCGACTTGCCGCTTCCCCGTGGCCGTTGCGCCCTTCGCCTCCACGTCCTCCCTGGACATCACGCGTCCGCCGTTCGGAGCGTTCGCCGTCGCCCAAGCCTTGGTCGCGATCGCCAGCGGGACGCCCGCGCCATTGCCGTTGCAGCCCTTCTCCTTGAGCGCAGCCTGCCGCGCATACCAGCTCTCCGGGCGCTCCCCATCGTTCATCTGTGCGGCCCCGCTCGCGGGCCAGAATGAACGTCCTGTTTCTCTCCTGGGCGGCGCCCACGTCGGACGCTCGAAAAGTAATCCACTCCGCATCGAACCCGAGTTCGGAAAGCGCTCCAAGAACAAACCACAGCCCCGCTGGTAAAACCCAGCTAGGTTCTTCGTCGTCGGAGTGGGGAACAAGGATTCCTGAGACGTTCTCCACAAACACCCATCCGGGTCGAACGTCGCGAATGATCCGTGCGAACTCAAACCAGAGACCGGATGCGGTTTCCGCAGTGATTCCTTTTCGATCACCGGCCACGGATAAATCGGTGCACGGGAAACCACCGCAGATGAGGTCGATTTCACCGCGCCATTCCGATCCATCGAAAGTGCGGACATCAGACCAGATCGGAGCGTCGTCAATTGACCCTTCCTGAATACGCGTAACCAAAAGCTCGACGGCTTTAATTTCGTTCTCCACGTAACAGACTGAGCGAACATTTGAGCCAAGCGCGATTCTGAGTCCGAGGTCCAGTCCGGCAGTACCTCCGGTGAACAGGCTGAGGGCACGTAGAGCCACATCTATTCGTTCCCCTCCTTCACGCCTTCAAAATATTTCACATGACTCCTTCAAACATCGGCTGTTGAAGCCCTTGCTTTTTTCTCTTCTCCCTCACGCCGGAGTATCCGGTATTTGCAATCGGTCGAATGTCCCTGTTCGCTTCAGGCGGAGACAATGACTGCTGAGGGTCCAAACAAAAAACAGAAGTTTCTATAACGTGTGAAATTCCAGGACTTGGTATAGGTACATCTGTCAATCTTCGTCCTCGTGCTGATTCAACCTGGTCAATAGCTTGTTTAATAACCAATCCAGGGTAATGTTCTGGTTCATAGCGAAAAGGTCCTGGTTCGGAATTCACAATTCCAGATACGGCAAAGTCGACAAGACGGTCAAAGGAATTTCCCCAGGCATCTCGCCAGTCATCAGTGAGTGGAGATTTGATTAGGGTTGCCATTTTAGGATCCCTTCAGGCGCCGCTTTTGACGCTCAGTAAACTGTTCCAACTCCGTCAGCTCCTCTGGACTGAGACTGGAGCGTTGATCGTTAGCCTTCGCTGCGGCCTCACCGACGTCACCGATAATTCGCACCACCAAGCCCCAACCTATTCGCTCCAATCTCGGGAGCCTGGTATTCAAGCGGCGCGCGCAATCCTCATAGGCGGCTGCCCCCTTGGCCTTTAACGCCAGCTTCGCTGTGTGATCGTCGCACGGCCCTAACCGCGGCCGGCACCAGCGATTGAGGAATTCGCGCATCTCCGCCAGGGCTTTATCAGGAACCCCGGAGGGCTCAGGTTTAGATTTGATCGGGTTGTTAATGGTTGTAGTTTCTGTAGCCTGCGCGGGTGTCCTAACTGGAGTCCGGGAAGTTGCCATCGCCTTATCTTCGCCAGAAGGAGCGATTAAGATTTGCAGGTTTTCGCCCTGAAGTTTCGGCAGCACCGAAAGAGAGCTTCCGATCTTGTTATAAAAGCGGACTCTGAGATCATCCCGGAGCGCAATCGGCCGGCTCTTGGCGCCCGGGAGCAGCATGAGCGGCTCATGAGGTGCCACAGTCTGAATGGACTCGGCACGCGCCGCCGGCTTGCGGGGGAGTACACGCGCTTCGCGTTCCGATGCCGTTTCAAAATTTTCGACGCAAAGGCGATACCGATTGGTATTTCCTTGCTTTCGACACTGGATCAACTTCCGTTCTTCGAGCGCGGCAAATGCCTTCTCAACACCGTCCTCGGTGGTATTGGTTTGCTCCGCGACCTCGCTCGCAGGGAGCTCGACAAATTCCGGATGATTCCAGGTGCCATCTTCGTTCTGGGATCCCCCATAAGAGCCCATCGCCAGCAGCAGAAGGATATCCTTCTCCAGTCCGGCCGAACATTTGCTGATGACCACTTTCAGAAAGGGTCTGGTCATCGCCACAAAGTTGGAGCTTGGAACTTCGACCTGTCTCTTCAGGTCTTCCGGAACAGGCATGCGGCGCGATCGCGACGCTCTGTTTCGTACTGCTACTGCGGAGGCGCTCATCGGCGTATCCCATCCTCGGCGATCGCCGGCGTTTTGTAATTCGAATTGAGCACTCGAGTGAACCTTTGAAAAGCCGTGCTGGCCGTGCGCGACTAGGAAAGATACTCAGTTGAGGAGACGGGAATGAGCGTGGGAAAATAAAGACGTTTGTTTCCACACGTCTGCATCCGGCGTTTCCAGGATGCGTAACACTCCGATGCCCCGGCCAGGGCTCGGATTTTGTGCGCATTGTTTTAGGGAGACGCCGGCATGTGGAGGCGGACGGCACGCCCTTTTGACTGACCCCGTGACTGACCCCGTATCGCGACATTCCGGTATAGGCCAATGGAATGAAATAGGGGCTTTTGCTGAGGATTTAGTACATGGAGCTATACGAGGATAGGCCTGATTCGCATTAAAAGTGCGATGCTCTACCAACTGAGCTACCGGCCCAACGCTATGAAAGAAAAGCCAATTAGGTATCATACGCGTTTTGCTCACTCGCCGCAACTGACCCCGTATTCCGGGGTCAGGCATGGCAACTCGGGGTCAAACACAACACCTAAACCACGCGCCACGATCGCCAAATGATCAAACTTGCTGCGATCACTGATCGATGGCTTTTGAGCTTTTCCTTTGACCGATCCCCTGGTCTTTACCTCTATCCGCAGGATTGTATTTCCCCGGATCGCGATTAAATCGCAAGACGCACAGTGGGAAACGGAACGAAAAACATCGTAGCCGGCATTCAGCAGATGCACTGCGGCGATCAGCTCGGATGTAGATCCGACTGTTACCTGGTTCGATTCCCGAACGGCTCTTAATTCAGCTACCGCAGTCTGCATCTCGTTGCGGACTTGCTTGCTGAACGAACCGAGGTCCAAGAGAATCTGTTTTAGTTTCTCCTCAGCGACGGCGCGATTCTCGGAACCAGTAGATTCACAAATTACCCGCGATCCAGTTCGGTACTTAAAGTACCAAGTTTTTGTGCGACACAAGTTACCCTGCCGATCCCGATAGGGCTTTTGAAAGATAGAGCCTTCGCCCGCTTTTCTCATTGAATTGATCCGTTCGCTGCGGCCACCGCTTCTTCTTCCTTGGCCCGCATGTGAATCTCAAGCCGGCTCGCCATCTCTTTCAGGCGCCGCTCGCTCACGATGTGATAGCGGTCGAAGACATCGCGCGTGAGATGCCCGGAGATCTCCATGGCTTCTTTCTCCGAGAAGCCGGCTTCGATCATGTTGGTGATCGCAGTCCGCCGCAAATCATGAAACAGGGACTGGGGAACTCCGGCCATCTCGCAGGCCGTCGCCCAGGATTTCTCAAAATCGTATACGCGCTTGCCTTTGCGCTGGATCAAAAACGGACAGGCGGGATTTCCAGCCGCTAATGCCATTTCGATTTCCGGTCCCATCTGTCCGTAGATGGGTAGGAACCGCGCGTGTTTATTCTTCACCGAGCGTGAAAGCAACTCGATGCGCCCGGCTTTGAGATTCACCTTGTCGCGGAGGATGCTCAAGACCTCGCCCTTGCGTGCTCCCGTATGGTATCCGATCACCAGCGCGATCCGGGCGTAGGAGGGCAGGGCATCTCTCACACTCCGGTATTGTTCATGCTCAAGCGTTCCCTCGCGCGCATCGCCGTTAGGAAGCATATCGAATTTTGGGACGCGACCGACGAGAGGCGGATCCTGTCGTTCGCCTAGCTTCAAGGCTCTTCGAACATAGGCCAGCTCGCGGTTGATCGTGCCGTTGGCCGGCCGCGGCTTGTGCTGGCGGCGCCAGGCGATGAAACGATCGATCTCGCTCGATGTCACATTCGACGCCTTTATATTCCCGAACCAGGCGCGCAAGCCGGTTTCCTTTTCGATCATGTATTTCAGGTCGTAGGTGGTCCGCCGTTCCTTTTTGGCGTACCAGGCCAGCAACAAGTCAAACAGATCGCCCATGCGGACGCGCTCGGGCTCCCCGCCTATCTGTGTGGCGAGTCCCGCCATTTGACGGCGCAGGAACTTGATCGCTTCGTCCCGGTTCTCGGTTCCGGTAGCTACTTCCCGCCGTTCACCGTTGACGTAATATCTTGCATACCAGACTTTGGTTTTTGTGAAATCACCTTCCCGTGTTCTATAACGACGCTGTATCACTGTTCCCGAGGCTAATTTATTAGGCATTAATTAGGCCTCAAGTTTTGTACGTCTCGCGCCAATCTGGCATATGGCGCGTTGGGGATCAGCCACCCTTCATCCCTTGTGGGCGACCGGTGAATGATCGCCGGCCTAGCCCATTTGCGTTGAAAGTTTTCCCATTCTGGACCGGGTCGGTGCTTCTCCGCGCTTTGCGTTTCCGGTTGCCAAAGCATCGCGTGTGGCGTGAAGCCGATCGCCACCATGTCGCTGAGCCTTTTCTCCGCGAGCGTGAACGTGTCCTTGGGATAGCCGATCAGCACATAACACCGTAGCCGATGCGAGCAGGCCGTAAATCCCGCTGCCAGCATCCGATCAGCAGCACTCTTCAGCGTTTCGAATGGGTCTCCGGGATCATAAGCGAAAAAACAATTCGGTCGCGGCTTCAAGTCCGCGAGTAGCCCGACCTGATAATCCTGGAGGGCTAAAGCTTCTAGGCCGCCGGTGAATTCGACACGCCGCCCTTGACGCGCCAGCATGGCGAACACCGCACGCACATGAGGTTCTGGGCAGGCGAGCAGGTTATCGTCGAGAATGTTCCAACCGTCCTGGATTTGGAGCAATCGCGGAACTGGGTCACGCTTCCAGACTGAACAAAACCAGCAACGCCTCGGGCAGCCACGAGATGTAAAAGTGTAGCCATGCTTGATGTATCGGCCAGGAACGAACTCGCGACCAGGATCGCCGTATGCAACGCCGCCAATCTTTACTGGCGCGATATGCGTCCATTGCTCCGCTAAAGTCTCCGCCTTGGGCTTGTCTAGCGTGAAGGTGACATCCAGATGAACTTCGTCGACCCCGGAGAAGGCTTCGGGGAAAAGATTCGGCGGCGGACCGTAGAAGGCCAGCGCATCATCAGGCGTCGCCTTGTTCCTTCGCGGAAACACGCGGGCCAATTTACGCTCCGAACTTTCCAGTTGAACCAAAGCCAACGCTAGTCTCCCCCAGCGCCGCAACTCCAGGGCGGCGCGAAACGTACAAAACCGTTCTTGAAATTCATTCGCATCAGGAGGCCACTTTGTTTCTGGCGATCCAGTTATCAAGATCCTGGATGTCGAGTCTGGTTACTTTAATCTTCGGTGGCTTTACGGCCCGTAATTCCTCCGAGGCGATCATGTTGTAGATTGTCGGAACGCTAAATCCGAGGTAGGTCGCCGCCTCTTCCACAGTCAACAATCTTTTGTTCGTGGCCTCGCTCATGTTGAGCGCTTTTTTTACGCCGGCTTCGGCGGCACGAGCGATGATCTCCTCGAAAGCATCGTAGAGACCTGTTGGACGCGCGTTACCTTTGGGCTGACCGTTGCGGCCGCGCTTGGTCTCTCGCACCAGCACCTCACCATGATACTCGGGAGTCGAAGCGCCTGACGACTCGGATGACGGCGGAGCTGAACCGGAACTGCGGTCCATGCAAGAACCTTCTTCCTACGCCCCTCCCCAGGGGAAGTTTATTTCAGCCATTGCGCGGTCTTTATGCCGCGTCTTCTACTTTGTCAAACACTGCAAGGCCCCGATCGGGTCCACGAAACACGTATCTTGAGAGAGCGACTGGCTTAAAAGTACAGCGATGAGACCCAGCAGAATTGCTGGTACCGACGTGATTAACCAGAGTTGAAAGTTTGAACGACGCTCCAGCCAATGCGCTAGTTTCGATGTCTTTTCCGAGAGCATCATACAACAGCCGATTCTTCCATTTTCCCGTTTCGCGCGCTCCTGTCAACGCGCGCGTTGAAGATTGCGGGCTCTTCCCGAGCGCTCCGCTCATTATCCCGGAGTCTCAGTTCCGCCCGGACCATAGGAATCAAGCGGCAGCGGCGCTCGGCATCGTCTTTCCCTAGGGAGCCAAAGGCGCGTTCAGCTTCGCCAGCTCCTTCCAACATGCGCGCTCGACATAGATGATCGAGGAAGCGAGCAAATTCTGGATTATTCTGGTATTCTCTAACGAAGGCGACGCCAGCGGCATAGGCCGGTCGCAAAGCGTGTGATGCGGTGCGGCTTCCGATTAAGCAGCAGCAACTATAGAAACCGAGCTTGCCATCCTGGGCGTGGGCGAGTAACGCAGCCAACCAGGAATCCGGTCCGGATCTCAGCCAGGCGCGGATAGGAATCTTGAGTTCTTGAATTCTGGTCACGCCGCACCTTCCTCTTCCCGCATATCTCTGTCAAGTTTCCGGATATCATCATCCGCGCAACGAGCCGCTGGGCGATCTGCGTAATAAGGGCATCGTTGGTGCAGGTGCAGGATCGCCGCCACGCGCTCGGTCAATGTGAGATGAACTTTTCTCACGTTGCGGACTTCCGATTCCTTCACGCCGTGGCTGATCGCGATCGCCTGTTCACCGAGACCCGCTTTCAGATCCGCGAGGATGCTGTGGCGCAGCGCCTCGCTTAGTAAAGCAGTTCTCTTGTTTTGAGCGATATAGGCGGAACGGCGTCGAGGTTTTCGCGGCGCTGTGTTATTCTGCTCCGCGTGATGGTTGGCTTTTTCGGAGGGCACTGTCACTTCCGGGGCGCTTTCTAAGGGCGCTCCGGATTGATCTTTGAAATTTGCGTTCACGCAGCCGTTCCTTGTTCCGCCCGTTCCTGCTCTAACAGGGCGAGCGCTTCAGCGAGAGCTGCGTCGAGAATCCGCCGGGCCCGCGCCGACGCGGAACCTCTGCGACCGCGCAAAACATCAGTGACGTACATCGCGTTTGCTTCGGCCTGGGCTGCAATCCTAACCATAGAACCGCGATGTCTTTGCAGTATTTTCCTCATCTCACTTCTCGTGAGAGATTGCCTTTCAGTCATAACTTGATCTACGCTTATCTACGCCTAGACATGGAACAGTATAAGAGATTCCCTGTTTCCCTTGCAATAGGGAAATAGGGTGAGTGGCTCAGTTTTTTGGTGTCTATCTCTTATGCGCATGATTTGAAAGGGAAGATAGGTGCCTAAAAAATCCGCGCTCCCGCCTGGTATGGTGATGCTGAGTGCCGAGGTACCAGAGAGCCTGCGAAGGCGACTCAATGGAATTGCCGGCAATCAAGGTATCGCCGCCAAAGATATCGTCACCGAAGCGCTGGAGCAATGGCTGTCCCTGGGAGCGGAAAAAAATATTGACTCCTCTGTAACAAACGATCAGAATAAGTCGTTGATTATTCCTCAGCAATTGTTCGGGGAATTAGCGCAACAATTAGCTAGTACTATTTCACGTTCGATTCGCGAAGTTATGCGTGAGGAGCTGAAGGCTTTTTCGACGGGACCGGGCTCGCATGAAAGTAGTAACACTGCCGCAAAAGCGCTTGCCTCAGCGGAAAAGGCTCGTATTGCAAGAGACTCTGCTCGGAATCTTGGAGTCCCAAAGTCTAGTAGACGAAGCAAAGGCTCAGGTCTTAAAAGAGCTTGAGGCGGGCGCCGAGATCGAGCCTGGCTATCACCGCGCACGGATCAAGAAATCAATAAAAGGCGGCAGGATAATTCGAACGCTACTTGTTCGATAATCCCGCACACTACCCCACGCATCCCGGTCCGCCGGCGCTCCCCGGAGGGCGAACGGCCCAGAGTCAACAGCCTACGTTCCGTAGTTGAGAAGAGCCTCGATTCCAAAAAACACCAGGACTCCAGTACTTCCGGTAACTTCAGTAACTCTAGTACCCCAATATGGGCGACTCCAGTTCGGACTTCGAAGTTCCAGTAAGGTATTACTTCTCTCTTACTGAAAAATAAAAGCTAGCTAGCTAAGCTGAGCCTCAAAGTTCTCATGAGAAAAGAAAGGCAACGCAACGCAAGATCAGCTCGTCCGCACCCTCCTGTCAACGGGTGCGAGCACTCATGTCGGGGGGCCCGTGCAGTCCGGTCATGTGCACGCAGATCCGGGTTTTCGGGCGCGAGTCCCCAACGTGCCGCAACTCCAGGGCGGCACGAGACGATGGAAATCCCAAATAAACTTGCTTGCAATCGGAAATTAACAGGGGTAAAATTTATTCCATGCCACGAAGACCAGCCGCCTCCGCTCAACAGCCCCAGAATAATAACCTGACCACGCCAGCGAAACGCCGCGGTCGACAGCCTGGTTGGAGAAAGAACGCAGCCGGAACGACGCTCCACACTCACTCTGGCGAGGCTACCATCGAGGAATTATTGGAACAGATCTTCCCGGCCACATTGCTGGGGATGATCACTACGCACATGGCGGACTTGATAAACCGTGGCAAACTGAACGGGTCCAAACTTGCCGATCTCGTGGCGCAGCACAAGGCGAGCGTGGAGAGCTATTTTGGGACCGTCGAACACATGGCCAAGAACGTCAAAGCCAAGGCCATGAGCGCTGCAGCCTAAGGTCAGGCAAGCTTCCGGTACGTGATGGTCACGTACACGGGGACATCAGGCGGAACTTCCTGACCGGCCAACAGGTAGCGTTTCGCTTTCTGGATATCGAGTCCGTATTCAACATCCAGTACTTCAAAACCCTGCAACCCGAATGCGTTCGCTTTCTTGGCGATCTCTCGAAACACCGTTGGAAGATTAACGATGCCGGCGGGTACGCGAACCCGCTCCTGGAATACGCCTATCCGCTCCTCGGTGTGCCAGCGATGACAATTTCCGCAGAAGAGTTGCTCGACGTCGTTCGAATTATGCGAAGTCAGTCCGCAGCGCAGGCATTTGATAGCCGATCGGCCGTCACTGGTTATTAGTTCGTAGGTCATCATCGACTATTCAGAGCTTTCTTCCGTCTCGTGCTGAACTGAGGTTTCAGCACGTTGGGGACTCGTTCTTTTGAACGCCCGAGCGGAAATGGGCGATCTTCTCGAAACAGTATTGATGGAATTGGGCCTGCTCCATCGCTTTTCCTTCACCCCGAAATAAGATCATCGGTATGCGATCCCGGCATAGATCGCAATCATCACAGTATTCCGAATGTTCGTCCCATCTCGGGTCATCTTCTGCGACACCAATGGGAAGGTCACAGAAGGCGCAGCGGCACTCCGGATCGGTGCAGCCGGCATTCCCGCAGGAGCCTCGCTTCGACCAGCGTATAGCCGCGATGTAGGCGGGATGAATCGTGAAACCTGCGATCATCGGAGTACCGGGCGTCGCTTTGGTAGCCGGCGGATTTCTTCCTGCAAACGCGAGATCTCCGTCCACAGGGCCTCATTGCGCTTGAGCATCTCGATACCATATTCGGGGATAACGAAGAGCTCGTCGGTCAGCAGATTTGTGAGCAACAGACTTCCACAAAGTCCGCAAATGTAGGGCGCGAATTGGGGCACCGTGTTCGGTACTTTCCCCCAGGGCACCGCTGCCAGAGCATCGGGTTCGCCGTCACATTTGGGGCACGGATACATATAAACGAAGGGGCGGCCTAAACTCACAGTAGTTCAACTTCGATCGTATCTCCCGGCGCTGTAGTCATGACCAGAGTTAATTCATCTACCCGGTCAATAACCGCCGCAATCTTCTGCTTGGCCCGCTCATCGCCTCGCCCAAAGAAATCGCTCATGATACCGAGAATGTCCTGCTTGGCGATATGGGGAACAGTGACGCGGAGACGTAGTTTCTTGTTCTGACCTGGCGCGTTCAGTATCCACGCGAAGGCAATCAACGCCAAACGTCGGGTCATAGCATCCTCTCCCCCAGCGCGGCGACTCCAGGGCCGCGCGAAACGTTCAATTCATTTCCTTCTGACCGTAACCAGACAATTCATTCGACTCAGATCATGTCCCGGATACTGGTTTAATTCGCCGGCGAGTTCGTTATAGTCAGAGCAAAGACTTCGCCATTCCCGCATGGCTCTTACTGCTGTGGCATTGGATCGTTGGGTATTTGAATTCGCTTCATCGACCAGTTTACGGAAGGATCCGACAGTTGCTTCGTTGCGGGCCATTACTTCGTCAACCTGCTTGTTGAGCCCGTCGAACTTCCCGTTCAGCTCCTTGAATAGCCTGCCGTATTCAACGACCTCGTGCGTGAGCGGCCGCACTTCAATCCAGTTGCAGAGGTTCCAGCCCATGAATAGCCAGGCTATGGAGCTTGTGAAATATCGGAAGAGACCAAACCGGGAACTCACGAGGCCTGTCGCTCCGCCTCCCTTGTCGAACTCTCCATGGATTTCCTTCGGCGCGCCGATTCAATGTAACATTCCCGGAAGAACACCAAGGTTCGGCTGGCCGCTTGCCTAATACCAATTGCCAGTGGTCCCACGATGTACTCCTCCGATCCCAGTTGGGCGACGTACTTCCCGTTCCGAATGGATAACTGAGGCTTCTCGGTCAGCCGCGCGATCACGGCGTTCAGATCGATTCCATAGTGAGCCTCGAATTTACGCCGGCCTTTGTCCAAAGCGAATTTGTCGATTCTGTGATGCAGATGGCATAGCGGAACAACTTGAGTGTCTGACGCCTTCTGGGACGTTCCGTGTGGCCCTACATGACAAGGGTCAACCCATCGTTGGCAACCGTGTACAAGGCACGGTAATGATTTTATGAACGCGAGATGAGACTTGTTACGTGATGGCTTCATTTACTGTTTCGATTCTTTTTACCAAGGAGTCCCTCAGACAAACTGTCACGTCCCTGAAGCTGGCTCAGAGCTATCAGGCGAGTTGCTTACAACCGGGCTCGATTCGGGATCTTCGTGGCCTGGACACCCGGTTTCATAGCTGAAGCCCTCGCATTGCCCGTAGGGCAGAACTTTCCTGCCTAACACGAGCTGATCCAGGAGCATGTCCTTGGCTTCGTCTGCGGTCAGTTTCCGTCCGTCGTCATCACGGAACATTCCATCGAACTCGCCAGAGAGCATGTGGCTCTTTAGAAACCCCCGGATATCAAGGCATATGTGTACGGTTTTGGTCATCGTTTATTGCTCTAAGTCCCGTATTGGTTCGTCGTACTCGAAAACACCACGCACTTCGCAATCGGCGATCCGATCAAAGCCAGAATCGTCCACTGATTCCGGTGGAAGAAAGATATCGACCTCAACCCGCAAGTTTTCGGCAATCTCGCGGGCCTCGTCAGCCGTGTTCGCCTCGACCAGGATGGAACTTGTGCCACTGATATTAAGTTCAACTTCCCATTTCATTAGACCGGTCCTCCGGGATCAATCTCGGGCTCAAGACTTCGCTCGTATACCGGGACCAGGCGTGGCTTCGGGCTTGGATCGTCGTCCCATTTCACAAGCCAATCCCCCCGATACTTCGAGGGCGCGACGATGGTGCCGATGCGCTCTCTAACGATGGCTATGCCGGAGAACTTCTGCCGCACCCGATCTCCTTGGGCGAATCGTTTCTCGCTCATAAACGGATCGTCCGGTCATCGGCAGCCTCTTCACCGCGCCGTATGCCAGATCGGCGCGAGGCGAAAGAGTGCTTCATCATGATGTCACCGGCACACATGCCTCCAGCGCAACGCAGCCAGACTCGCCTTCGAGCCACACCACCGCCGTATGGCCAGAGAGCACAGAGGCTTCACTGCGCGTCTTCCGTAATCGGAACTCAGGGGCTCAAATCACTGGATGATATTCGACCATCGTTCCTACCGGATATTTCAAATTCCAGTTCTCGACCTCGAGAATGAGCGTCTTCAGAGTGGGCTGTTTCATAACTTCGCCTCGAGGGTGGCTTTGGCGGCGAGGCAGATGGCGAGCGGGGCGGTGGCTGCGAACGCTTGATAGTGAGGCTCGTCGTCGTCAGTCTTTGAGAAACAAGTGTGCCAATCGTCAGTCCAGTGAGCAGCGGGCCGCTCGGTTGTAGAGGCTGCATTCACGGTGGCATGCCAGCCCAGTTCCCTCATCCGCTCCACCACGCTCCAGGCATCAGAGATTCCAGTTGAAAATCCGGGACATAAACGGGAATTGCCTTTCTCGTCGCGCCAATGGGAATTTAGCGCAACCCACCCACCGAGCATCATCGTCCCGCGAGGCACGAACCGCCAGCCAAGGCAATGCTCAGCAATCCAGACATCCAATTCTTCGCCCGGAGCGCCGCCATCGACCGAAGACGGGTGCCCCAACTTATCCGCAGGATCGGCCAGGGGAATCCAGGAACGGTCTACTTGTGAGCGGACAAGATCGGGCTCTGAGGATGCCCCTACCCGAGGCCGGGCATCCTTGGATGCTAGTGGTCGGGACAAAGCCGAATCTTTCCCGGCCGACGTCGTCATATCATCTTCATGTTTCATGGCACGATACCTCGCATCAGTTGATCAAGCGTTTGATGCTCCCAAAGCGGGATTTCTGATGTCACGCCATAGGCATGTACCTTCTCGTGGCTCCATCCGAGCCCGGAAATGAGCGCGTTACGAGCGGCGTTAACGTCCCGCTCGTGGTGAGCACCACAGGCCCCGCAGTACCATTCCCTTACCTTGAGTCCTGCTAAGCCTATTGGACCAGTTAAGGCCCCACAGGTAGAACAGGTCCTCGTGGAATTCCGATTCTCGGGGAAGATCAGTTCCGTACCGCCGATAAGGCTCTTGTACGAAAGCATGATCCTCAACCCGCCGTGGCCACTATCGCCAACGGATTTTCCAAAACGCTTCGCTATCGCCCGATGATTATCCTTGAGAAAACAGATCGTCTTGTTCTCCGCTACTAACCGGCGCGACAGCTTGTGGTTCCGATCCCTGCGGCGATTCTTGGCCCGCTCCTGTAAACGATTGGCTAGATGCCTATTCCAGCCGCGTTGGGCTTGTCCAAATCGCTTCTCGATCTTTCTGAATTCCCGCGGGTGCGATAGCTTTTCGCCGGTACTCAGCGTGACCAGATCTTTGAAGCCGGGATCAATACCGACGCTAGCTTCGGCGATCCGCCCGATAGCTTTTGGCTGAGCATCGATAAACAGACACAGATACCAGCCGGAAGCGCGTTTGACAATCCGCCCGCACTTGATTCTGCCCTCAGGAATCCATTGCTTGTGAAAGCCCACCCGTCCAATTCCCTGAATTCCGATCTTGCCGTCCTTGGGACGCCTCATCGGATCGGGGAACGGAATGGAGTTGAGCGGACGGCGCATTCCTTTAAGTCTCGGCTTGCGCGCCAACCCCTTGAAACAGCGCTGCCACGACATGTGAACGGTCGAGAGCACCCCCTGTATCGTGTGGCTGGGAATGCCCAAACGCTCACAGTGCCCTGCCAATAGATTGTGGAAGTCTCGCGCCGAAAAGTAAATCTTATCTCGCGCGTTTAGCTCGATCTTCCGTAATCCGAAGTTCCAGACCGATCCAAGTATAGGAAGCCAGGAAGACAGAAGCTTCTCCTGTCGCCGATTCAGCCTGAGCTTGAGTTGATATTGAATCACTGTACTGACGATCATGCTAACATAGCGCGGGCAAGTACGCAAGAGAAAAAGACACTCCGCGCCCGAGATTAATACTGGTGGAACTCCCCATTGACTATGGGTAGTTAGGCGGGTAAGCTAGCAGGGGAGGGGAATGAAGAAGATACGGAAGAATCCGGCGGCTGTTGCGTTAGGTAAACTCGGTGCGAAAAAGGGTGGGGAAGCTCGCGCTCGAAGCTTAACCGAACAGGAGCGGCGCGAGATTGGGAAGGCGGGCGGAAAAGCGCGGGCTAAGAAGATGACCAAGCGGCAGCGCTCGGACAGCGCCCGGAAGGCGGCGGCGGCGCGGTGGGGAAAAAAAGGCCTGAATGGGAAAAGCAGTAAAGGCTAAAACACGCGATTCGATCGAAGACCGGATGCTAAAAGCTGTGGCGAAGTATCTGGAGACAAAGGATTGGCACGTTGCGGTTGTCAGCGCCGCCCGGATTCAAGGGCCGGTGAGCGCTGGGCTTAACTACGAATTCGTGCTGCGGTTCAGCGGCAAAAAGAAAGAGCCGACGGCTGAATCCGCCCTGAAGCAAGTCGAGCAAGTCGGCGAATCCATCCACGCCATAAAGAGTGCTGCGCGCAAGCACGGATTCCTGTGACGCGTATAAAACGGAACGCCGAGGTATCGGACAATCTTCACCGCGGCATATTACAGATTGCCGCGAGACGGAGGACAAGAAAAAGTGACTGGCAAAAGCTTAGTGTTTTTGTGCTGTGCGATCGCGCACACACAACCACTCGTCAACTCTCTCGTAGTCCGATCGGTAACGGTGACACCCACCGAAATCAGCGCGGACCTACTCAACACATCCGGCCTAAGCATCACCGCTGGATCGATCCAGCTCACCACCACCACCGAAACGCAACAGCCCACGGTACAGAAGCTTTCGTTTGAATTGATCTGGAGCACCAATCTGGACGACTTGCGGGCGCCCTACGCAGCCAAATACCCGGCGAGTATGCAATTTGGCCCTATCCTTCCCAATGCGGTTTATCACTGGCGGCATCCCAACACCAACCCGCCCGCGAAAACCGCCGACGTAAAAGTGACCGCGGTGATCTTTTTGGGCGGCAAGGAAGAGGGCGATCCGCTGCGTACCATCCCGCTATTCGTGGCGCGCGCGCAGATGACCGGCGAATTAACTTATTGGGCCAAGGCCATCGATTCCGTCCACACGCTGGCCCAGCTCGAAACCTTGCTCAGCCATCCGCGAACGCCGGCCGACGCGACTACGGCGGCCGTGATTCTTAGTACGCTGCGCAGCGTGCCCGCATCCGTGAGCGCTGGGGTGATGACCGAAGGAGCGGGTTTGAACTACGTCCAGGTATATCTAAAGCGAATGCTGTCCACGTTGGAAGTCGAATCGGTCCGCAAAGGAGGCCAGCAATGAACCAGTTATTTCTTGCGTTGCTGTTCGCTCCACTCGCGGCCGCGCAGTGTCCCGGTTGGGCCATGAGCATCGGAGGGATCTTGGCCGGAACACAGTACAGCTTTTCGCAAACCGGTCCCACCGGAACTGGTATACCTTTCTCCAACTTTTACATCACGCGGACCTACTGGCCGGCTTGTATCTCGCTCACGGGAGCCGGGAGCACGAGCTCGCCGACTTCGCTTAACGCCAGCGGGACTTACGGCTTTGCCGGAATCTATCCGCAGTGCAATCCCATTTTCAGCGCCGTAAACAGCGGGTATGCAACCGGAATTCAATACGCACAGTATGGAGCCGTCAACGAAGGTTGGCTGGGAGTCTGTGTCGCGACGGGCATAGTTTCGGCACAGGTCAATTGCCCGACTAGCTGTCAAGCCTCATTGCCGCCACCAACTAAGCCGACAACCTGTGGGAGCGTGGGGACGCCTCCAGCGTGGTCCTGCAACCTCTGGTGCTGCGACACGTTTTACGGGCTGTGGTACTGTACCGAAGACGGAGTATGCAGCAACAACTATTCCAAAAACAGTCCGTTCCTGGTCCGGCCGCGACGGCAGAGTGATGTCCTGGCCATTCAACTCGGGCCACCGCCAGGGAAGTAAAAGCAACGCCCAGTCATAAAGAACCCGCTATGCTAAGAAACTTTGCGCTTCTCAATCTTCTCGCGCTGTCACTCGGCGCAACTCCGACCTATCTCGACACCGGATCAGCCAGCATCACCTGTGTCCCGAACGGCCCTGGAGATCCAACCACCGTCCAATCCAGTGGTCCGCAGGCAGCGGCGCAGTGCCAATTGCCCAATCTCAGCCCTGGTGGTGCCGGTGTAGACGCCAATGGCCTTAACCTTTTGGGTAGTATCGGAGGTTGGGCCAGCGCAGCTTCTTTTAGTGCTAGCGGACAGTCCGTAGATACCGTCACTGAGGGCGACAGCAGCGGAGTCGCTCAGTTCAATATCTCATTCCAATGGGGCGTGCTTTTAGATTTTGGAATTCAAGCTGACGTGGCGGCTGATTTTTACATCAATGGGGTACCGGTTTGGAATGACAACCATTTTGTGACTGGTGATGTCTCAGTAGGCAATTTTGATATCGCCGCTGTCGATGAACCGTTCAGTCTAGGACAGCAATTCACCTTGCAGGAAGATGTTAGCATCTCTGGATCGGGGGGCGGTCCAACTGGGATAGAAGAGTACGGAAACTACATCAGCGTTGTCGGGATATTAGAAATCAGCGATCCAATTCTTATTCCAGAGCCACGCACGGCTTTTATGGTAATAGTCGGAATCTTACTGCTGGGTATTGCGGGCAGGGACTATCTATGAATTCAAGAACTTGGAATGACATACTGATAGCCAGAATCGGCTGGCTGTTATTAAGTATCAGCCTGATGATGCTACTGCAACCGCCCAAATCATTGAAGGTCTTACTATATTCAATGGCCTGCGCGTCTGTGGGATTCGTCTCTTGTAAAGTCGGTGAAGCGGTTGCGCGCAGATGGTCGAGTCGCAGGGAGTCAAGTATATAATTACCTAACCTTTTCAAGTTCCCTGACAAGGTACTGCGCTCGAAGTAAATGTACCTGTTGAGTCTACACAAACATACCGTAGGCCGCTGCCGCTCTTCAGGGTTGGCATAACAATCTCCCCTGGTTGGCTGCCGCTCGCGCCAGTTTTTAGCGTACCTGGAATGCTCACATTTCCACCTGAATCCAGAACTACGCAATTCGGACAGGAGATCACGCCGGTTGCAGGGTTGTAGACAAGCGGCGCGAGAACGCCATTAATGACCAATGGACCAATCGCTGGAACGGGCGCTGGCTGTGCGGTTCCGGATATCTCGACGCGGAGCCCGGTTGGATTGGGATTGGGCGTATAGTTCGTGACCACAAAATCAAGCGTGTTGATTCCGGCGATAAATCCGGTCGAGATGGGGAAAGGCGTAAGGGAAAGAAAGGAATCGGAACTGGGGCCAACCGCTGTACCGTTGATCTTTATGATGATAGGGGGATCGTCGGAAGCAACCTTCACCGTAAGGGCCGCCGTGCTGATATTCAATCCGGTGAGGTCGAAAGTGGTTCGGTAGGTATATGCGCCCGCTAGGTTGCCAGATCCAGCATCCGCTCTAGGCCCAATCCATTTGGAATTTGGCCCGCTAGCCAGCCAAAGATTCGTTGCAATCGGCCAAGCGTTATTGACCACATATGCGTTCGGGCCTGGGTAGGCAGGGTCCGCGCTGGTGATCAACTTGTAATGCGCGTCCACGCTAGCGTCGGATGCCAGGACGCCAGGGGAGACCGTGCCGGTATTAAAAATTGGAATCGCGACTGGGGTTTGGGCAAGAATGGAACAGGTTATGCCGAGGTATATTAGCATTCTCATCTGACAGTTACCCCAGAAATCGTCGCGCCAGAGAATGTAGTGTTGCCAGTCGGCGTAGGCAAAGAGAAGCCTGTCGCGCCGCAATAAACAGCCAGGTTGTCTGGTGCTCCGGAATCACTGTGGCCGCACTGCAATGTTCCGTCTGGCGAGATGGAAGTTTGGCTGACGTAGTAATCCGTGCCTGTATAGTCACCAATGACACTCACGCCGCGAGTTTTGAGTAATTCAACTACGTTTATCGGGGTGGCCGAAGTGCCAGTAGCCATCGGCGAAAAGTCCAGAATCATCATGTCCGACTGATTCTGGTAAGGACCGTTTACGCCACTAGTTGCCATCGTAACGTCGGGGGTGAATATTCCGGTCCCGGCAGTCCAGGTACCCCCCAACGTCCCTCCACAATTGAAGGTCGAGCCCCACTGAGCCGTAGCGCCTGAAACCGTCCCGGCGTTGTCGGTCAGCGTTAGGCTCGTGCCGCTATTTACCGTCGCCACTTTACAGAACTTTCCTGAACCCAGAGAACAGGTGGTGACGCCAGCGATCTGAATGTAGTGGCCGGCCAGCGCACTATCAAAGGCAGGACCGCTCGTTGCGGTTAGCGCCGTACCGCCCGTTACGTTCACGCTGCCGGTCAGATTGGTAAGTCCAGCGATGGTGCATTTATTATTAACGTCCAACAGTCCAGTCACGCCAGAGAGAGTGATCGGGCTTCCGACGATCTTATTGCCGTTTGATACTGGCAGGTTTCCATTTATATAGTTAGCATCAACGGTGAGTGAGCCTGGGGTGCCGGTTGTCAGACTTCGAATGGCGTAGCCGTATACTGCGGGGGCGCTGTTACCATTGTCAACAGTTATGATTGACAATGGAGCCGTCAAAGCTCCACCGACATGAAAGTCCTGAAGTTGGTGGTCTATCGGGAAGAGGAAGTATGCGCCACCGCCTGCCTGCACGGGCGTGAACATACTGACTGCGCCGCCCGCATCTGGATCAGAAGCGGTAACGACGCTGTATGCAGCCAAGTCTACGCCTTGAACAAAAAGCTCATGCTTGACGCCGCCTATGGAAACCTCAACCCAGCCCGCGTGCCCAGCGGAATTACAATTGGCATTCGCACAATCGGTCGCTGCATTGGAAATTTGTTTGAATAGAAATCCTTTATCGCTTGATGATGGCCTTACCGGCATCGGACCTTCATCTACAATGGTGTGCCCCGGCCCTAGCCAACTCAAGAGTTCGTCAGCGGCGCTTGTAGCGCTCGTTGCTTCCAGAATGCACCACATCTTACCACTAACACCGGAGAATCCCTGACTGCACTGAAGAATTCCTCTGATATTCGTTTGGCTGCTACTACTAGGATTAGGATTCCCTGGGCTGATCGTTGTGAGCGAGCCATAATTGTACGTAACATAAGTCCCATTCGTTACGTCTGCGATTAGGGCTATTGGGCTATTACCTGTAACATGTACGTTGTTGGTGAGTGGGAAATACTTCCCACCAACCACCATTGTGTCGTTTGAAGAGGCGAGACTATATAAGGCCGTAAAGGAGGGTCCGGTCGTTCCCACCAACAAACCTATATCCGCGTCGGAGCCGCCCGGAATCAGGACCCGATGAATTGTGGCGGAATGCGTAGTATAGAGATAGGCATCCAAGCCTGGATTGAACGCTGTATAACTTGGGTCCCAGAGCATGTCTCCATCAGTTAGGGTTGTGACAGTCAACACATCACCAGTACCATTCGTCTTGGTGATGTAAGTCGTACCACCTGGAAGGGTCTCTGTTATTACGTAATTGCCTGTCGTGCTGACGGAAGACTGAGGACCATCCGTTAGGATCACTCGAATGGCATTCGATGGGGTAACGCGATAACGAACACTCCCTGCTCCTGGGCCAAAGTTCGGGTCGGTGTCGGTGGTGGACGTACCGGGAGTCGTCGGCAGGAAACGAGTTCCACCAGGCACGGCGTTTGTAATAGTGCAAAGTTCCTCGTGTTGATAAATAGCACTCCCAACAGCACAGTTTACAGCAGCCCCGTTAGGAGTCTTCCAATTTTGAACGGACGGTGCAAAGGTCTGATAGTTGATTGTTTCCGTACAGCCCGAAGGGCACGAGCCGCTTTGAGTGATGGTGATAGTGGACTGCGGGCAGTTTGTTCCTACTGTTGAGCATGCCGGGAAACCTGTCAGATTCGATCCGGTCCAGTAAACGTAGACCTGATTTGGGGCAGTTGTCGTTGACACCGTGGCTGTCCCAGAGCATGAAGCCGCTGTTCCAGGGCTTGCTATAGCCGTGGTTGGACTGGAAGTATAGCCGCCGCCTCCATTGGTGATGACAAGTGCTGTCCCTCCGGCGATTGTATTTGTGCCGGTCAACGCCACTGTGGCCGCGCCGAGTTCCCCACCTCCGTTGAACAGATTCAGGACACAGGTCTGGCTGACTGAACCGACTGCCGTGATGCCGCTTGTATAAGTCCCAGCCGTTAGTGTCGAAGTGACCTGGGTGTGCATGATAGCGCACAGAGAACCACCGGTCGTGATAGTATTCGCGCATCCCGATACCGTGATCGTGCCCGAACCGCCAGTGAGGGTGATTGCGCGCGGGTAGTCCTGCGCATAGGCCGAGACGCCTTGGAAGGTCAGCGTAGTAGGGCTGATCTGTCCCAACAATGCGGAAGAAATGGCCAGCGCCAATGCTAAAAAGCCGAATTTCATCGCAGCGTTACTCCAGGAGTTATATTCATGCCACTTCCTAGAATGGAAGGCAAGATCGTAGTTCCACCGCTGAACTCATAAGCCCCCGCATCCCACACACCGGTTGCCGGTCGAGAAGTGGTGGAACGAGACACGGCCTTATGATTAACCGAATCGTAGCTGGTGTAAGTTGAATCGCTCGTGCATAAACTGGCAAAGACGCCCGAGCACGAACTAGTGAAGTCTGTCCCGACCCCAACTGTTGAGTTGGTCGAAGCTACCGGTGAGTAGGCATAGGTTTCTGAAGCCGTATACTGATCGAAGCGAGGGGAACTGTCAGAGTCAGCCTGTGCCGCCGTCTGTTGCACGTTGCCACCATCGTTGATGCAACTTCCGTTCACGAAATTGCATATTGTTGGCGAGATGCAGTGAAAATTGCCGTAATGCGCCGTGCCCGTTCCCGCAGACCCGTTTTGCATACACGCTCCCGTGGCTGTTACGACGGTATTGTTGTAATAATAGAATGTGCCGTTCGTTGAAGGACCACCGATGCTAAAGCCTTTATCGGAGTTCACCTCGTTATCGTAAAGAACATTATTGAAGGCATAGGCAACGTAGGATGGGTTGGCTGAATTGGCCAACATGAAAATGGTGGTCCCGCCGCTACACACCGAGTGACGGACGACGTTGTTGGAAACTTGGATTACCGTACCGCTAAAGACCCCCTGCGGATAAATCATGTTGCAGTGATCGCCCGTGGTCGAGAGGTTGTTATATTCAACTAGATTTCCGTCGATCACGTTGAAGATGCCGTTCATCCCGTCATACACGTAACGCACGATGTTGCCATGTACGATGTTGCCGTGCAAGATTCCACCGAAACAGTAGTTGCCTCCTATGTCTGATGAGTCCGATCCGTCGATGACGTTGTACTGAAAAAGATTGCCGGTTCCTTCGCCGCCGAAGTTGCTCCAGTTCATGGTCATGGCGAATGGATCGTTTGTGCCGGAACCGCAAGAGCCACCCGTACGTGACCAGCCATGAATGTAAAGATTTTCTACCGTAATACCGTTGCCGTAAGTAGCGACGATGTTTGAACTAGACCCATCGTACTTATAGCCGGTGACCTCGATGTTGTCGAGAGTCAGGTAATTCCCCGCAAGCCAGACCACGTTACCGAGAGTGCTAGAGTTATTCCCGCAATTAGTCGCTTGGCAACTCCAAATAGGCCGCGTCCAGGATGCTCCCGTGAACCACGTTTGATCCACGCCGATGTAGATCGTGGACCCGCTGGAACCGGAGTAGGTAAGGTTCACGCCGCCTAAGTCCGTCGAACCCCACGTATCCCCTCCGTAGAGGATAAAGCGATCCCCAGGATTAGGGGAATATCCAGCAGCGTTAGATGTAGCGCCAGCCATTCCTGGAATATGCGCCCACGGAGTTGCTTTCGATTGGGCAGTTGTAGAAGAACGAGTATCGAGACCGTTTGTTTTTGAGATATAAAATGTCGCCCCAGACAATGGAAGGCATAGCAGTGCTAAGAGAGCAAATCTCCTGTAGGTCATTTAATTAAAACACGCATTCGCTGCATAGAATGTATCCCCACTTGTTCCATCAGTGACGACAGGCGTTTTAGAACCAGCCGTAGTCGTAATCAACGCAACAGACCCGTCCTGCGTGTTGCCATAAATTGTGTGGGCATAACTGAACGAATTGCCGGATGCGGGGGCCGTCGTTAAAGATCCGTTGACGCCAAACCCAGCCAAACAGAAATCATTCGTTCCTGTCGTAGTTACCGATGGTCCTGTGCAAGTAGTCCCGCTACAAGTCCCCGCATTTGTCGCTCCGCCCGAGCCGTCCTGGGACCAACTACTCCCAGAACCCTTGGCAACTTGATAGATCGTAAGCTCCGCGTTTGTTACAGCGCCGCTAAATACGATGTGAATTTGTGATGCTGCGGTACTGGGAGCACTCACAAACCAAATAGAAGGCGTCATGTGGCCCGTGGCAGCGGTCGCCCCGGCAGCTTTTGACATGGTGCCACCCGTAATGCAAGAACCCCCGGAAGACAAACAGACAGAGGATGTCGAAATCGCCGCGCTTCCGCTTTGCTGCGCTATCTCAACCGCCATGAGATTGTTCTGAATAGAGGCTTTAGTCAGCGCGAAATTTAGGGATGATCCACTAGTAGCTTGATCCGACTCGCCATCTATGATACCGATGCCACCAGACCCCCAAAATCCAACAACGTCTCCTGTCCACCCTGTACTCCCCGATGCCGACAGTGTGAATGTGAATGGTGGCCCAATGGTTCCTGCCGATGGGATGCAATGCCCAAATGGATTATTCTGCCAAAGCGGTTGTGGTCCATCTATAGGCTCACCGCCGAAAGATCCAGCATCGAATTGACAGTTCGATCCCGTCCCGGAGGGAGCCGTCAACGCAATAGCGGTGTTCGTTCCCTCCGACCCAACGGCCTCTGAAATTCCCACGGATGGCAGAGGACTCCAGGTAGGCCCAGATGAAACCGCATCAAAGGCTAACGATGTAGCACCGCTGCTCCCGCTTGAGAAAGAAGCGCGACCTGCCGTAACGCTAGTGGGCGCATTGACGTACTCTCTCAACACAAACGTACAATCTTGGGACGTAGCAACGGTGAAGGTCAGGTCTCCTGGGGATGTCGCCGCCGCGTTGGCAAGATAATACTCATTGAGTCCGCCGACCGAGCCGTTAAATGTGGTAGTCCAGGTACGGCCCGCATCCGTAATCGCGGTCGGCCCAGCGCTGATACAAGAATTGGTGTCGGTAAGTAAGCTCCCGCTGGCGTTGGGAAATTGCACCTTAAAGGATGTGGCCGATGAGCTATTCGGTTCTGAATAACCCAACATGCGGCTGACATATACTCCACTTGGGGCTGTACCGGCAGACGCAGATTTGAATGCAATGAGAAATTCCGTATAACTGGAAGATGTTCCCAGCGTTATGGTGGGGTTCTGTACCCCTGCCGAAGTAGCGACAGTCCAACCTACAGCACAATCGTCCTGTAGGTTACTAGGCCCTTGCGTCCATCCACCCGGAAAGGTGATAGATGCTTGGACTTGGCTACTGGCCGGACAAACCTGAGCCAGAACAAGATCGTTTGCCGCCGTGGTGGTTATGCTGGCGCAATTGGCGGACGTTGTTGCAGCGTGACTACAACTTGTGTCCACATCCACCGGGCTAGAGGTTGCAATGTTATAAAACTCCCAGACTTGGGCGCTGGCGTTGCTGACGGCTGTTGTTCCGAACGTAACGTTTGTCTTGATAGCCCCAGCGGTCACATTTGGCGCATAGGCAATACCATTCCACAGGTTAGTCCCGCTTGGGTCTTGTGATCCTGAGAGCACGGTAAAAGAATTGCTCTTATCGTCTGCTGCCGTCGCCGTTACCGAAGTACTGGCATGGGCATACTGAAACGGAACTACCCTGAGGTTCCCGCTGAGCGCCGGGTATGACGCCTGGAGACAATAGGAAAAGGTAGGACAGGCGGTCTGGCCTGTAGGGTTACTACCCACGCTTGTGCCGGTCGTGCTATTGCTTGCGCTTGCGCTGACGAAGCCGGGAGTGGCCGGTACAACAGAATTGAAAACTGTCGGAACAAATTGACCAAAACAAGCGCCTGCTGCTAACAATACAGATAACACTCGCATGACTAGTTCGCCTGCACCACTAACAGCCTCGGAAAGGTTACATCGGCTGAGTAAAAGTTGATATTACCTGTCGCTGTATCGGTAGCCCGCCCGACCTGTACAATCATCAATCCCCCTGCAATACAACCGCTCATTTGTGTAGCACCGAATTGAACATTCGAGCCGTTATAGAAGCCGTTCGCTACCGCGCTAGCTCCGAATGTGACGGTACTTGATGACTGCGCCGCTGAAAAGGTAGCGTCATCCGACACCGTGCCATTTCCGGCAGTAGGGCACGATACCTTCACCTGTGGGATTACGGTATGCCCGTTAGTTGTATCGGAAGCAGCCGAGAAATAAAAGCGGACGTATGGATTGGTCGCCGTATCCCAATCTTCAGGAATAGTTAGTGAGAACTGAGCAAACGTGCTGGAGGTGTCGGTAATAGTAACGAATCCGCCCTGGTTGTTTGTTCCTGCCCGGCAGCCAACGGTGCCTCCCGATCCAATTGACCAACCCGCTCCAGCCGTAGTGTTATTGCAATTAGCTGCCGGGATCTGAAGGCGTTCGGGGAAGTCTATATAGGTTGGTTTGGTGCTAGCACCCTGAGAAACAAATACTTGCCCGCTAGTCCCCGCAACAGAGGACTGAAAAGCACCGGTTGATGTAGTACCGCCTAAGATAGGAGCGAAAGCCGTAACAGACGTGTCGCCAGTGCCGCCCCCTGAGACAGTAATCGTTGGTAGATCTCCGGTTGCAATAGCCCTGAATGCTGGAGCGCCTGCAGTGGCGAACAATGCATGAGTCGTTGTCGTGTCAGCCGAGATGGTAGCCTCAGCTTGCGAGCCTTGACCGATCACGACAGCGTTGTTGGTCAATGCTGCCGCACTGGTTACCTGGGTGGCCGGGTTTAAAGAAAACTGAGCGTACGTGATGGCACTTCCAGAAGATCCGATGGCCGTCACCTGGGACGTGAGAAGCCAAGAAGTGGTCCCGTTGACGGTGCCGGATTGAACAGGAATGCTTCCGGTATTGTTGACGTCGGACGGCGTATCGTAGTCTAAAGCTCGCGTGAACACGGTGCTTATGCCCGTAGTCCCCACCACGGTCACTGTGTATACGCCATTGTAAGCTGCCGTGGATAGATTCTTTAGTAGGTAACGCTGCCCGGTTCCACTAACAGTCACGCCGTCAATGGTCGTCGTCCCGGTTGCTGTCAGGGTATACGTGTCACCGATACCACCCCCGACCTGCACGTACGTACCTGGGATATTAGCGGTAGTAGCTGCAAGTACGGCAACCGCTGGATTGACGGCTGCGATGGCATTCGATACGGCGGTGGTAACGAAAGCGTCAGTGGCGAGGTCGGTCGAATTATCACCGGCTGTCTGGGTGGGAGCGGTGGGGGTACCGGTCAGCGCAGGACTAGCGGAAAGAACAGCCGTGGTGCCCGTTCCGGTGGTGGTGGTGGCAATGAGTTGCTTACTGCTGTTGGTTCCTAGCAAGGTGGCTGATGTTGGAATTGCAGCGCCTTCGACCTGCACCACCGTAGCAGCCACAGATCCAGAACCGGACGCCGTCACATCGCCAGTTAATGCGCTGATACCTCCGCCCGAGGCAGCAGCCCCCGCAGGATTCATGTCAATCAGCGGAAGAGTGGTGGAGAGAGTAGCCGAAATACCGTCTCCGAACATACCGGCAGGCAGCGTTCCGGCAACCGCCATGACGATACCAACAGTGGAACCTTGCCCGGACGTACATGAACTCGTTCCACCAGAATCCGTCACTTGGCCAGCCGTTGAGCCCGCGCAAACGGTATGGTTTAACGTCACCGCTGAGGAGGCGTTGATCGGGATCAAGCTCCCAATCTTAGCCACATGCACAGTATTCGTAAGGACTTTTTCAGCAGCGCCTAGCCAATTCGTAGGACTAGCAGGGCAATCAGCGACAGTGTTAGCTGTGGCCGCAACAGGGCATTCCAAATTGAACTGTGTCGCTGTTGTACCTTTATCGTATGGCTGTAAGAGTATCAACGGCCCCTGCAAACCTTGTGTTGTTCCGGTGGACTCTCCGCCTTGCAACTGCAAGCTCCCCGCTACCGAAGCCGCATTCGCCACAGCGTTGTTTCCGCCGCGCACAAGCGTGTAACCACCGACCGAAGAAGAACCGCCACCAGCCTGGCTATCCGCACCACGAAAGACACCACCTGGGAGCGTGCCATTCAGGGCTGTATCTAATCCACCATCATAAACCCCTGGATTTCCGCTATTGTTGTACATGGTGTTTCCGGGAGCCGAAAAATTGCTCGTGGTTAACTGACCCCCGAAACCACCACCCATCGAAATAACGCCGTTCCCTAGATTCACCGTTGAATAGGCCGAATAAGCATTGGCCCCATTGCCCCAAATCATGGGCTGCGCGTTGGTTGAGTTGATGCCGAAGTTGTCGGTGGCTGTTGCGGTGAAGCCCGCAGCGGCGGGGATTTTTAAGTTACCGGCGCTTCCATCGAAGATACCTCCTGATCCGAGGGTGATCGTAGTTCCAGAGTAGGTAAGTTGGCTAATTCCGCCGAACGCGCCCGCGTTATTATATTGAATCTGTGTGCTACTGCCTCCGGGACTTCCGCCTCCGCCGCCCGAGGGAGTAACTGCGTTATAGCAAGGATTGGGGCTACCTCCGGTCGTGTATTCGATCGCCTGGCCATTGGTTGGGGTAAACCCCGAGCACAGAGGAACTCCGTTAATTCCGGCCACGGTGGTTGCTGGGAAGGTACCAGAAACATCTCCGGTGAACACGCCCGCATTTACCAGGTCAGCGGCTGGAACCAACCCATAGGTTATTTGCGACACGTTGCTACTGGGAGCGCCGACAAGCATGACTCCTGCGGCTGAAGGGCCGGTAGGTGACGCCTGTAAACCGTAACCTGTGAACGTTGCTACATCAGGACCTATAAAACTGAATATATTCGCTAGTATCGGCCACAGGGTGGTGTTGCCGACGAGTTGGACAACCCCTGAATTAACCCCATTGTTGGCGGAAGAGACCGGGCCTGGGAAGGTTGTGGTGGCTACTCCCGTCGCGCTGCCGGTGTGGGTGAAGGCGATGGTAGAGGCGGCATCGGTTCCATTCCCCGGCTGAAATTGAAGCGAGACGCAGCCCTTGGTTGAAGCCGCCGCGTGCCATTCGTTACCGCAGGAGAGATCTAGGGATGGACCGCTTTGGGAAGTACTGGAGGTTGCGGCGGTTGTGTTGTACCAGGCAAACGCATCTGCCAACGCTGAGGTGTAGTCAAAAACCGACGTGTCCCCGGTCATGCTAAGGGTGAGGTTTCCGGTTGGGTTGCCGATAGCGCTCCAAATTACCGAGCCCGATCCAACAGCCCCGCAGGTTAGCGTGTGGCTTGGATAGACCAGTGCATGTGCGCCGTCATTGGCACAGACGGGGATGGCTTGAGTGCTTGGGATTGCTGAGGAGGCAGTGAAATTACCGAAGATGTTGTCCGCGCCGACGCTGGCTAATCCGCCTGCCGGGAGGCCAAGCGCATTTGCTAGATTTACGCTGACTGGCGTTCCAAGTGCAGGAGCTACCAAGGTTTTACTGGAGAGGGTTTGGGGGTCGGTGGTGCCGACTATCGTACCTGTGGGCGCAGCCACCGTGGTTCCCCACGAGGTGCCTGAAACTACAATCGGAACGCCGGAGCCGGTAGGATAGACCATCCCGCTTCCGCTCCCAAGGGCGGTCCATATATTTGTAGTAGCGCAGCCTTTGAACGTCGCCGCCACGGTATTAAATTCGATCTGACCAGCCGCGCAACTTGCTGGGTCGGAGGCATGGTTGGGGAGTAACAGATCCACAGCGCTGAAACTCTGCAACCCTGTGGAGTACGTATTCGCTTGGTCGTTGAATACAACATCGCTGGCTAGGCGCGCTTTTGCAAGCGTCCCAGTCCACCCTGCCGTAAGGACTCCGCCAGATAGTGAAAGCGTTACATTGGTATCATTCGCGGTGGATGTGACCGTGCCTAAACAGGACCCACTGCCGAACAATGCGTGGGTGGCGTCACAAGTACCAGTCCACAGGCCAATTATGTCGCTAGCCAACGCAGACGCCGTCCCTCCAGCCCCATTACCTTTGAGTGGAGCGCTTCCGGAAGTTGCGGCCACGTAATCGGTGCCAGCAACAGCTAATCCCGCCACACCGCTGGTAACCTTCACGATTCCCGTACCGGAGGGAGCAGGACCAGCCGGACCAGCCGGTCCAGTTGCGCCAGTCGCCCCAGGGACTCCGGGGAGTCCCCACGTCATGGTGACAGACCCGGTGATGGAGCCTCCCGCCACCACCATCCGGATGTCGATGAGGTCATTCACGGCTGTCGTGAAATTAGCGGTGCTGCCGCATGTGATATTTGCCGGCGCGGAAGAACTGCCATTGACAGGGCACGTCACTGTTTGCGGCAACGTGTTGTCCATAAATGTAAATGTGGCCGTGACGCCGGCACCTAGAGCGGAACTCCAGCGCGCCGCGAAATTTGAAATAGAACCAGCGATCAGTACAGGCGTTTGGACAACGGTCTCAGTCGTGTTGGCCGCGATATTGCCGCCGGCTGCCGGGAAGTAGTAAGTGCCTGCGATATAGGTGGCGGATGCAACCGCGGAACTTCCGCCGCCTCCCCCGCCGCCGCCCGTGCCGCCCGGACCATTGACGAACTGAGCCTGGACGAATGCGCACACGAATACGGCAAAGAAAAGAAGTCTTCTCATGAAGTTGGAACCTTAAAGTTGAAATTGGTGGAGAGCGGGGAGCTTTACGCTAGATCTCTAGGGCGCATATTATTTGGCGGTCACTGTCCAGGCCGAGCCATCACAGTAGGCTTCGACGTGGTTTGATCCCCCGCCGGTGATTGTCGCTCCCCACGTGTTGGTCACTGAGTCGGTAACGGGCGCATGGCGCCCTTCGTTTCCGGATGCACAGGTAGCCAGAGCCGAGAATGAATTGGTTTTCGATCCGTAGGACCCGACGTCATCAAGCGACCAAGCCAGCGCTTTGGCGTTGTTCAAAATCTGGTACTGGCCCGCGCTGGCTACGCGAAAGTATTTTATGGGCGACGTGGCGCCGGTCTCCACATTTTCGAAAATCATCTCGTTGGTGTCGCTGGTTGCGTTGAAGCGGTAACGAGCCGGTGTCTCGAAGGTGGCGTATTGGGTGGCGGCCGTATAGGCGTTCAACTCAGTCGAATCAACAAGCGGAACTCCAGACGACGCCTGCACTGGCGCCCTCATGACCAAACGTGTCGGCGGTGTCGATGTATCCAGCCTGATGCTGCGAAAGGTTCCCCCAAATTTCGGATTAATGAAGGAAACCAAGTCGGACGAGGTTTGGACCTTGACGTCGCCGCCCAAGCCCGATGCATTATTGCTCCCGAACGTAGTGTTGCCGAACGACACGATGGCGCTGTTATCGATAAGCCCCGCGAATACGGAGCCGCTGACGGAATTGGAGAAAAAGGAATTGTCTATCTGAACGTTTCGCGCGTTGTGCGTATAGAGCGATGACGTTGAGGCGGTCCCATCGACGATCAACTGATCGAAAAACGAGAACATCGATTGCAGCGAATTGGTGTTCTCTATTTGTACGGCGACTGCCCACGCACCATAGATTCTGATCCCAAAGCCGTAGGTTGCTCCAGCAGCGGCCGCCGTGGTGGCAAGATCATGAAACGCTATCTGCCCGGTTCCCGCCGGCGGATTGATGACAACATTGTAGAAGCTGTTCTCTCCGGCGCTCCCCGTCTTGTCATGATGAACTGCGTCGCAACTGACATTGGTAATACCCAGATTGCCGAAACCGGATGCCTGCGTGAGGGCGATATTGAGGCCGTTACAGCCGCCATAGAGAGATGCATCGGAGACGAAGTCAGGAACTCCGCCCAGGCCGCCGTAACTCGACACCACGACGTCGTCCTTTGTGGTGCTCTGGTTGTCCACCGTCAACTTGTGGAGTCCGACGCGGTCGCGTCCTATGGGGCCCGGATTTTGACTGTCGCAGGTGAACCGGAAGGCAGGATTCGGAATCGTGGCATCGTAGACCAAGACCACACCGCTTCGCGAGGTGCCGACTATTTCCACGAGGTTTAGATAGACCTCTACCCCGGCGTGCATTGTGAAGGTCCCGTCGGGAATGGTTACCGTGCCGGAGTGGCCGCCGAAGTTGGGATCCACTGGAAGAGCCCACATTGCTTCATCGATGCCGGCGGTTGCGCTCGATATCGTCCAGGAGCCGGTATGATTATTAGCCGGCACAAAGGTGAGGGTTCCAGTGGAGGCGCCGGACGTGCACGTTCCACCGGTGATGAGCACCGCCTCGGCGGTTCCCGTCCCGGCCGAAATCCACTTGTAGTCGCGCGCGTTCGTCCCGTTCACCCCTAAAGGACAGGGAGCCATGTTGGCTGTGTTCGTAAGCCCCGCAATGAGGGTTCCTCCTGGACTTTGGGCTTGAAAGTTGTAATCAGCGGCATTATTGATGGCCAGCGTGCTGAACTGCAGTGTCGGCGTCACGATATTGGGCGCGACGCGCAAATAGTTAAGCTGCGCTCCCGTTCCCAGCCCGAGGCCGCCATTTGCGAGCTGTAATATTCCAGTCACATCCGTTGTGAGCCCGACCGGGGAATAAGCTGGAGGACCGGCCACGTTTCCGTGCAGCAAGGTGGTCGTCGTTCCTAGGGTCGAGAGCGCCGAAGTCCCCTGCGAACCGGCCCCGATGATCAGAGCGTTCAGCGTCTCCGCCGCGGCGCTCGTTACGCACGTCGGGCAGGCGATCGCGCCCGTAGCCGTGATCGGACCTCCGGTGATTGGACCGGTGGTCGTGATGCTCGTGACCGTGCCCGTTCCAGCCGTGTTAGCGACCCATTGGACACCGCCTGGTTGGGCGGAATTGGACTCCAGGACGAAGCCGTTGGTGCCCGCAACCGTGATCCCGAAGGTTCCGGTGCCGGTCCCGGTGACGATTCCGCCTTTGGCAACCCCGCTCGAATCGAAGCCGGTTCCGCCTTGCGCGGGCGTCACCGCCGCATTGGTGGTTAATACCGTGGCGCTGGCGTTCGGGAATGCAAAGGTCTTGAGCGAAGTGGTGGGTCCTGAGACGGCGAAAAAGCCGTTGCCTGATCCACCGCTCGCGCCCGGCAGAATTCCCGCGACATCGGTGGTCAGAGTAACCGGAAGAAAAGAGCCGGTGCCTCCAGCGTTGCCGTGGTAGACCGTCGTCGTACTTCCAAGCGTCCCCAGCACCGTCGCGTCGTTTGCACCATTGCCGATCAGCAGTTGTCCCGCAAAGAGTGGGCCGCTCGAGTTGGTAACCGTCCCCGCGCCCGCTACGGTCGCCCAGGTTCCATCGCCGCGCCAGAAAGTGATGCTCGACGCTCCCGTGCCGCCGTTCAAGTTTGAAACTGGTAGATTACCGGTCACGCCGCCATTTCCCGAGGCCGCCAGGTTGATCGCCGCCAGGCGCGCCCCTGCGACTGTTCCGCCCGAGAGATTGTTACCGTTCGTTGCGTCAATGGTCGCCGAAGGCGAAAAGCCGGTGCCGTTCGTGGTTGTGACGATCGTGGCGCAGCTTCCGGCCGCTTTCTGCACATCTCCGGTAAAAGCGGGAACTTGAGGACAGAGCAGCGAGCCGCTCAATACGGAAGCGGGCAGGCTTGTGATCCAGGCGGGATTCGAATAGCTTCCCGTCGAGACGATGAGATTCGCCGCCGGAATCGAACTGTCGATGATATTGCCGCTCGAATCGAAGAACGGAATATCCCCTGTCGAAAAGACACCTGATCCGCTGGTGAGTTTCCCGCTGTTTCCATACAGCGAAGTGATGGGCACGCCTAGGATCTGATTGGCGTTATTGATTCCGGTTCCTGAAAAGGTCAAGACACTGCTCGATCCGACCGTCAGGGTCTGGCCGGTGTTATTCACTCCGGTCAGGATGGAGGAAAAGGTGGTGGATCCGCCGCCTCCCCCTCCGCCCGCGCCCGGCGCCCAATAATTGCCGTTCCAGGTGAGCACGTTGCCGATCGAAGCGCCGGCGTTTGAGATTTGCGCGGGTGCGATGATGCCGGTAGAAGGAGGCGGGCAACCGACTGAGGATTCGACGATGTTGAGCGAGACCGGGGAGGAGGAGACTGGGACGTACCAGTATCGTGAGCTGGCCTGCCCATTGAGCCGGTATTGGACTTGAAAACAGCCGATCGGCAACATGGCCGCGGTGGGGAACAAAGAGATGTTGACCGCACCGTTTGTGATCGAGACGGTCTCCGAGCCGGGAAAAATCACCTGCCGCGGATTGGCGTCGTTGGTGTAACGCCCCCACGAAATTACGATCGTGCCGCTTGGATGCGTATTGTTCGGCCAGGTGATGGTGTCGGAGATCTGGGTCAGCGCGGACTGCCCGAAAACATTGAGTGAAAACGCTAAAGCGATGGTAAGATACAGAATGAGCCGCGCGACGTTGACGCGCCGCAGCGGCTCGGCACGAGACCCATAGGAGGGGTCAACATGCAAACCAATATTACACCTGCGCTCAGTTGGCACATCCAGGATATTTCCGGGCAGACCTTTGGAGCGCTCATCGTCGAAGAATTTAGTCATGTTGGAAAGAGACATACGACCTACTGGAAATGCCGTTGCGCATGCGGGGTGGTGAGAACCATCCGTCAGGACCAATTGAAAGCGGGCCAGCCCTGCAAGGCTTGCTATGTGGGGCAGAAGAGGGAACGAGTACTAGCGAGGATGGAAAAGCGCTGCAGTGTCTGCCATCAGACGCTTCCGCTATGCGGGTTCAATAAGGACAATCAATACACGGGGCGGATCAGTTCCCGCTGCAAGGCCTGCGCCATAGAAATGCAAATACGACAGAGGGAGAGAATAAAGGTCCTAGCCCTTCAAAGGCAAAAGCGGAGAGCGTCAGAGTCCGCGTTGGAAGAAAAACTCTGCCCGAAATGCCACAAGACCAAACCGGTTGGAGACTTTTGGAAAACTAAGCAGACCGTTCATGGGCTAACGTCCCGGTGTAAGGAGTGCCTAGTAGCAGACGATCGCGAACGAAAATTCGGTCTTACTCCAGAAGCGCTGCAGTCTATGTCGAAGTCGCAAGGGAACTGTTGTTATGTCTGTCACAGTCCTTTTTCCGGCCCTCACACAAGAGCAATAGACCATTGTCATGAGTCTGGATTGGTTCGCGGGCTATTATGCCCACAGTGCAATCTTGGACTCGGGTGTTTTCGTGACTCGCCTGACCGACTCCGGGCCGCCGCTCTCTATATCGAGAAATGGCTGGAGCGGCGCGCCACCCCTGCGGCGTAAGCTAAATGCAGGTGTTAGGGATGAACCGGGATGATCTTGTAGCTATTTCTTCTCGGGCGTAGGGGGCTTATTCCACCACACGTGCGGCGTTACGGGCCGCCCCTCCGGGCCCTTTAGCAACTTTCCATCCGGGCCGAATCCGCTGACTCCGCATTCCGGGGTCTTTATCTTGTCCTTGGGGACGCCCACCGATTCACAAGCTTTCGCTACCATCGCTTGCTGATCAGCGATCACGGGATCGATCTCATTGTGATAGTCGTCGATCTTGTAATTCTTGTTGATCAGATTGATTTGAGAGATCGTGAAGGCTAAGTGATAGGTCTCTTCGTCGGTGAAATCTCTTCCATTCGATGATTTCTCGGTTTGCTTCGGAACTACTGATTTCGGTTCCTGAGCATAAATAAGTGATGTCAAAAGTGTAAGTAAAATCAAAAGCTTCATGCTTTTTCCTTTCGTGCGTCTCGTGCGCTCCTGGAACCCGCGCACGTTGGGGATTAGTTATTTCGTATCGTCAGCAGCGCATGGAAACTGGTGCTCTGGAAACTCGGCAGGATCGCCGGGATACTCACCACCGCAGTTTTCGCAGTAGGTGACCGTCTCGTACGAGTCGGCCACGTCAGGAGGCCCACCAGCACGCTGACTCTTCCATTTATGCTCCATCTCGCCAGTCTCCCACGTGCCCGTCGGCATCGAGCGAAGACGGGTCCCCGTACTTATCCGCAGGATAAGGCCGGGTATCCAGGATGCGAGTGGACGAGGGCACGAAACGCACGATAGCCTCAATTCCATTTAACAACCACTTGAGCTAATTAAGAGCCCAAATGTGAAATTCATAGAGCAACTTCCATTAACTACTGTCTTGCTGGCTCCCGCACCACTCGGAGTCTGGTATCCGATGTTGGTGAAGAAACCATTCACGCCGTCCATGGTGGCTTTCACATTTCCTGATGCATCCGTGGCCGCGCATTGCCCGGCTCCGCTCAATCCACCTCGCGAGCCGGCATCGCACCACACCACTAGTTCGCCGCCAGCGCTATAGCCCGAAAACGAGTAAGGCGCCGTCGCGCTGCTCACCCAATTCCCATAGGCCGCTGTGTAGGTATTTCCGCGGTGATGGTCCGCGTTGTCGATCACGTTCGCCCCGCCGACCTGGAAGGCTCCCGAGGTGTTCGATACACTCACCGCTCCATTTCCCGTTACCCAAAAAGCGAAATTCGAGTTCGAGAATGTGAATAAGCCACCTGTGTTGTTGGCCGTCATCTGCAGGAACTGAACACTGTTCGCGGTCCCGATCTGCTGCGGCAACGTTAAAGCTACGGTTGACCCGGAGGGTGTAACGGTGATCGCGTTCGGCTGCGCGCCATTTGTGATCGTCAGCGTACCGAGGTTGTTCCAGGCGGTCCCGTTGAAGACTTTTTCCTGAGCCGCGCCGTTATCCCAGTACATCGCCCCTGCGGCGAAGGTGTCGCCCGTGGTCAAGGTCGGAGTTCCCGAGGAATTTCCGGTCTGGATGTAATGAGCGGCGCTGAAGCTCAAGGCCGTCATTCCGGCGTCGACCGCTTGGACGGCATCGAACCGGGTATTGGTCCCGAAGGGAAGTACTTTGAATCCGTTGTCTGATTGCACGTAGCCGCCGGCTACCGTGATGGCTTGATTCGATCCCGTTCCGTGAACGGTCAGCGTATTGATGGAATTCTGCCAGGTCAGGTTGGCGCTACCACCGAAGATTCCGGCGTTGTTGTATTGCAGGTTCGTATCGGCGCCCGCCGGTGTTCCGCCCCCTCCGCCTCCCCCGGAAAGCGCTACCCAGGCCGTTCCGTTGTAGTATTTTTCGACACAAGGGCTTACGCTCGTATCGCAGAACATCATGCCCTGGTTCAAATTGTCGCCTGGAGTAATGGGCGCGGATCCGCCGCCCGATCCGGGAGGACCGCTCGAAAATCCGGTGGTGATGTAATTGGCGGCAGTGAAGCTCGATGCCTTCATTCCGGCGGGAGTGATGATGGAATCGTAGCGCGTGGCAAGACCGAAGGGAACTGCGAAACCCCAGTCGGAGGTTACTAGGCCGGTTTGGACCTCCAGGGCCGGGATACCGGGACCGCCGGCGTTCCCGACTACATGCAAAATCTGGTTGGTATTGTCCCACCAGAAATTGGCGCTTCCGGCGAAAGAGCCCGCGCTATTGAACTGAACGTTGGTTGTCGCGCCACCCGGCGAAGTAGCGCCGCCCGAGGCCAGATTCACCCAGGCTGAGCCGTTATAGAGTTTCTCCTGGCAGGGTGAGCTGCCGGTATCGCAATACATCGTTCCGGCGTGCGGAAAGCCAGGCTCGCTGCCCGTGGCTGGAGGCGCTCCGGACGAGGCCCCGGTTTCAATGTAGTTCAAAGCTGTGACGCTGGTTGCGAGCACCCCCGTGCCTATTGCGCTGATCGCGCTGTAGCCGGCGCTGGTTCCGTTCACCAGGAATCCGTAATCGGAGCTCACGGAGGCCTTTGAGACTACGAGGGACGCAGGCGCGAGGCCCAGGCCCGTAAAGGTCCCGGATATATGCACAACCTGATTGGTGTTGTCCCACCAGAAATTGGCGCTGCCCGCCAGCGCGCCCGCATTGTTGTACTGGACGCTGGTCGTCGGGCCGCCGGGCGTCCCCCCTCCGCCGCCTCCACCTCCACCGCCCGGAGCGAATACAAGATTGCCCGCGCCATCGGAGGTCAGCGCGCCCGCCGCGTCCTGTTGCGGCAGCGTCCAGGCCAGATTCTGCGACATGCCCGGATTGGCCTTGAATATTGCGTAATTCGGGGTTGGATTTCCGTTGCCGACTTCGAGGGCCTGTCCGGCGATCACATTCGCGCCGGCCGTAAAATTTCCGCCCACGATTACCGGGCCACCTCCGCCTCCATTGCTGTTGCTGATGGTGGCTCCTGACAATGTCCAGTAATTCCCATTGCCCACTGGGGTTACCGAGGAACCGATCAGATTGTCCCCGCCCGCCCCCACGATGACGGCGCCGGTTGAAGTTGTGACGACTAGCTTGTAAGGAACATTGGGAGTCAACCAGATCCCCGAAGGTGTGCGTCCTGATCCATCGAGGATGATGGGATTGGAATTGGCTAACGTTCCCGCTGAGGTGGTGAAGGTCCCTAATGGCGTGCCTGGACAACTTGAGCCTGCCGCACAGGTGTAAACTCTGCCGTTCGATAGTGGATTGCCGTTGTTATCAAAGAACTGCTGATTAGCCCAAGGAACAATAAGAGCTTGACCGCATAAATAAAACGGGAGTAAGAGAAGTAGAAGTAGTTTACGCATGGATTTTCTTTTTGGGTCGACGCTCTTCAGATCTGTCGTGGTAAATTCGGTTTGAGGACGTTCGCGCTATGAATGATTTCGCCCGTTCGATCAAAGAGCCGATCCGTTTCTTTTTGCGATCGGGCCCCGATTCCTGGTTAGCGGCGCTGCTGGCGCATGCCCAGGACGGCAAGCTGGGGTTCTACAGTTGCTGTTGTTTCGTCGGAAGCCGCACTGCGACGCATGCGCTCCGACCGGCTTATGGGACCAACAACGCCTTTGTAGAGTCTCTCCATTGTGAGTGGCGGTGGTCTTCCCCACACCATTGGCTGCCTAGTATCGCTGGCTCCGCTGACCATCTAAAGGAGGCTCGTAAGCAGCCTGGAGGAACGGAAGCTGAAATTGCCTTCAGAGATCTTGGTCTTCGCTATGGAGTGAACGACGATGCACTTCGCCGGCGCGTCGTGATTCCCATGATCAAGGCCGAAATGCGGAGACGCGAGAGAGCAAGCGAATCCCCAACGCACGCGGGCTCCAGGAGCGTGCGAAACGAGCCAGTATTGACCTGTTAAATACCCGTACTGGGGACCGTTCCACGTGCAACGTTTACCGTGAACTGGCCGTGGCGGCGCGCTGTTGCTGCAGCACATGTTCCGCCGCGAAAGGATTGGTGGAGTTTCCAATTAGTCCGGTGCCGACGATGCTCATATTCAGTACATTGTTGAGCACAGCGGTGGCGTTTATCTTGACCGGTCCTACTTTGACGCGAGCCGCTTCCTGTTCCCGCTTTTCGTTGCCTTGAAGTCCCGCTATGTCACCAATTGAATTCGCGAACGCGTTCAGTTGCGCCGCCGCCGCTAGGGCGGTTCTCCAAGTAGTAGGCCAGCCAGCCGGAGTCTTATCCGGTATAGCCGACATCAGTTCAGGCGCTAGTTTCCCGCTGCGATCGCGGAAGCCGGTGAGGTACGGCTCTTTGGATAATGTGGCGGTCACAGCCGCTCGCGGTAGCGGGCCAAGTACCGGATGGCTGAAGGTGTTCACAATGTCGCGCATCCCAGCCTCGCGCGCCTGCCCGCCCGTCCCGCGCTCCATGAGCGTCTGGTAAGCCCCCGGGACTCCAAGCGCCATCGCTCCGCGACGGATCAATGGATTGAAGGCGTAGACGTTTACGTAACCAACTTCTGGCCCCTTCCCCCAGAGCGTGTTCCCGAGTGTGCTGTGCCGGAACTTGTCGATTCGCCCCGCACCGCTTCCCACGGGAATGGACAGGAACTTCGAGCGCTTATCCTCCCAGGGATATTTGCCTGTGAGTTCCTTGCTCAACAGGAACCAGACTCCCAGCGTTCCGAGGATTCCAGCGGTGAGAGCGTGCCAGAGCCGCAACTGCGCTTTGTTCTTCGGAACCCACGGAGCTTTTCCTTCTCCGGGCGTAATCGTCGGACCGGAACTGAACATGGCGTTCACACCGTTGCGGATCATCGTAGACCCGGCGGTGTAGAAGGGTGAAAACGGGAATGCTTTGACGTGCTTCTCGAGATCCGACCAAAGGGCCGGTGTGTAATTTCCAAGTTGATTTACGAACTCGTTCAACTCTTGGGGCGACACATTGGGATTGATTGCCTTGGCGACTCTCCACATGATGTAGCGGGCGCGCGCGTCAATCCCTTTGGGACCGTAGAGCATCGGAGACAGCGAGTATCGGACCAGCTTCGCTCCGGTCAGCTTCGCGAGTTCCTTACTGTACGTTACCGAAGCATACCGGGTCGGAAGAGCGCCGGCGTCGGCCATTTCCTGAAAGGCTTGGACCGCCTCTTCTTTTGTGGGGTCCGTTGTGGCCAGCATTCCGAGCGCCTGGAATTTCTTGGTCAAGATATTCGAAGATGCGAGCATGCCTCCGAGCGACGAAGAGAGGAACGGAGTATTCGCAATGAGTGCGCCCACGAGATTGGCGGAGTGGAAAGTCATGTCCGCCGGGCCCTGCAACGCGAAGGTATTGACCATCTGTAGCGCCCTGTGAATAGCACCGGGCTCTGGTCTTGAGTCTTTATCGACCACGTCCTTGATTTCGTCGTAGAACCATTTCGGCATGTAAGCTTGAACGGCTTGGGTGTAGAAAGACTTTTCTCCCTGCTTGATGACCATTCGCGGAGGCGTGACGGTAACCTTCTTGGTGGGATATTCCTTGCCGCGCCACAGGAATGTATCGGTATCGACCGAACTGGACCTGGGTACTTTCTTCATGAGGCCCGCGTCATAAGCCGCTTGAATTACGGACGCCCTTCCGCCTTGTGATAAGTCTCTTGCGAGAGCTTGACGAAAGCGCTCGATGTCGACGACATAGCCTTTTTTCGAAAGTCCGGTCGCCATGACGTTCCGCGAGTTACCGGGTTTCTTGAAGCCCAGCTTTTCAAAAAAGGTCGGTTTGCCTTCTTCGGCCGCGAGTAATGGAAAATAGCGTCCCGCTGGTCCTAGAGCGGTGGTAAAGACGCCTTCGTTCAAGGCGTGATTCTGCGCGATGGGGTGCTCGATGCGCTCGCCGTAGATCCGGTCGGCTTCTTTCACCTTCGGATTGGTTTTGATCTGATCGCGGATGTGATCGAAGTGATCGGTATCCATGGCGGGACGGACGTTGTTGGCAGCGGTCTCAAAGAGCGGCCAGAGGTAATTCCGAAGGTCTTCCCAGCGTTTCTGCTCGACCAGGGCACTGGCTATTTGCGCGGGGTTTTCCGGCATTCCGGCTCTACCCTGTAGATTGTCGAGCATATCCACGAAGTCTTGCGACATCGAGCCTTCTTCGCCGCCGCCCGAGAAATCCTTTTCCATCTGCTCGTCCGTCAGTTTTTGCGCTTGATTGGCGAAGTCCTGCCAGCGGTCCCGGATTCCCTGGAGGCGTGAGTCGACGTAATAGAGAAACAGCGATTCCACCGGGACTCCGGTGCCTTCGAGAGCTTTGCGCATCAGCGGTAAAGATGCTCTGATGATGGCCGCCGAGCGAGCTTCAGGCGATGCTCCGCGCAGCATGGCTTCGTGGACGGGAGGCGATGCACGCTTGGTTTGACCGAGACCGCGGATTAGCGAGGATTCGACCGCGCCTCGGACGCTGTAGTTCCCTCCGCGTGCTCCTTCGTAACCGGTTTGGATGAGGTCCCCCAAGGCCGGGGCCGATCCACGTTCCCCACGCTTGCCGGGGACTACATCCCGTGTTTTTCGGGGTCGTACTTCTCGGTCGGTTGTGGTGGGGGATTCGTCAGGACCTGGGCGTGGCTGCTCGTCAGAAAACGAACTCTCTTCAGGGCGGTAGGCGGATATATCTGGTCCAGAGCTTCCTGAAGGCCCTTCTCCCCGTTCCGTTGCAGGCCCACCAGGCAATTCTTGAGATTCGCTTGGGGCTCGTTCAGGGCCGAAGGCGGAGAAGACTTCGCGGGCGATTCGTCCTGGAGCTTTAGATCCATATTCTCTCCTCAATGTTCGCACGTATTGCGCCGCAAGGGAACGCGCGTCTGGTACCGACAGGCCCAGTTCCTGGTAGCCCTGTGGGCGCATTAAACGCACGGCCACTTCCGTAGCTTGTTCTGGTGAGTCAGGAGCGAGATCGCTGTACGTTCTAGAAAGATGAAGCGCAGCCTTCTCGTAAACCGGACTGCCGGTAAAACGAGAAAGAGATTCTCCGAAATGCTTGGTCGCCGTTCCCTGAAGGGTCGCCTGGAGCGCGTGGTGTAATTCTTCCGTGAAGGCAGTATCGCGATGCTGATCCATTGCCGGAGAATCCGAGACAAGGATAAAAGACTTTCCAGCCGGTCCCGCCGAATCGAGCATCTCACGAAGACGGCGCACTGGCTCGGGCGCGTTGTGAGGGAAAAGGCGTCCGAGGTTACGGGAGAGAACGAACGTATCGCGTGGTGAGATATGAAGCGCGGCGTGAGTAAAAGGGATCGAGTCCTGTGTTTTATTCCCGGCGCGGGCGACCAATTCCATGGCACTCTGGTTTCCGAGATAGGCGACGGCAAGGTCGTGATATTGCGGCCCGATGGGTATTGGTTCGATGACGGCTCTGCGGGCGTGGAATCCGTTCGGTGCCTCGCTTATGTATTGGGCGTTTCGCACGTCCTCGGGAAGATGCGGAATGCGGGAACCCTCTATGCTGACTGGTTCAGAAGCAAGCGCAGTCAGCGACCTCAGTTTCTCTGGTACAGCGTCGTTCCTGATCGGCATGACGAGGCCAACAAGCTTGCTTCCCTTGTGAGCCTGAAATGCCTCGTTGGTCGCGATCGCGGTCCACTTATCCGGCTTGTGCGCCTTATTGAGGTAATCGAAGTACCCTGAATCCATCACGCCGCCGTTCGAGAAGACGACGTATTCGTGAGCGCCTTGTTTGTAGAAGCCAACCGGAGTGACTGTTTTGCCGCCCTTGTTTGGGATGACCTTCGAAATATCAGGCCCTTTTCTCTCTACCTCCGACGGCGTCCAATATTTCGGCGGTGCTCCCTCGACCAGAATGTGTCCGTTCGTGTGCCACACGCCGCCCTTGAATGGAATTGGCCCGTTGAATCCAAACCTACTATCACCCGGATCTTCAATCTTTCCAGACCCAGGTTTGTACTCTGACATGGGCAGTCCAGCTTCGGCTTTAGCAAAAGGACTTGGCTCGCCCTTCAAGAACGCTTCCGCAACGGCGCGGGCTTCGGCCTTTGGATACCCAGCGCCAACGATCTCAGTTTCCTGTCTGCCGTATTTATTCGCTTCGCCGGGAGGTGTGTCGTAGTATTTCCGCTCAACATCCCAACCGTCTGAAATGTTGCGCGACTGCCGGAGGTCTACGCGCTCGCCAGTCGGCTTACCTTCGGCGTCCACGCCGTAAGCGGTGAACACTTTTCTTCCGTTTTCCGCTTTCTCTTTTCCGAAAGTAACGGTTGAAGCTTTAACCTCGATGGGCGGACCCTTCTTCTTGGCCTCGGGAACCTTTTGTTTCTGTTTTGCCAGTGCATCATTCCGACGGATGTGTCCGTCACGAATGACTTGATCGGCATATTCGTAGTTGGACGGAGTCTGCAGGTTTGCGCTGGCGCGGTATTCTTCCGCCTCTTCGAGGAGATTCCCGTATTCCTGAGACGCTGGTTTCCCGCGCTTCAGCCGCTCCTCCAGCGATTCGATCCAGGTACGCACGAGTCCTGGGGAAGCTGCTGTTCCTGGTACCTCATCAGGCTTTGGAGCAGCGGCCATCGCTTGCTGCTCCTTTTTCTGCACCGACGGAGCGGCACGCTCTGGCATCTTCGGCTGCTCTGGCGCGGGCGCTCCTTCCAATGCGCTTGGGCTCTTGGGGGCGAGATAATCTGTTGGTTGCGTGACTGATGCCCGCGACACGATCCTTGAGCCTTTGTCTGGTGGCGTAGAATGCGTCCTTGGCTGCTCACCCGCGATCGGACTACCATCCTCGTTGACGCGCTGCTCGGTTAGTGTCCAACCGCCGCCCGGTTTCTCGTCGTACGCTAGGACCTTGTCGTACGTGTGCCAGTAGCCGCTAAAGATTACGTTGCCGGGCGTGTAGAACTCACGACGGCGAGCGATCAACGGAGGAACCGGCTTGGACTTCTTCGCTGTGGCCTTTGTTGGCTTCTCCCTAGTTGTTGTTATAGGCTGCTGCCGCATCGCGGATATATTCAGCGGCGTCCATGCGGAAGGTACCAGGGTACGACCATTACCATGTATCGCGCCCCATAGCCACGTCTTTCCGTTCGGCTCGCGGGTCAGGAAGGATTGGCTCTTGGACGGACCTTCGACTTCGAGTCCTAATTCTTTGGCCTTCGCTACGAAAGCGTCATTGGCCGCGTGCCGCAAATCTTCGACTTGATCGTTCGTAAGACCGGACGCGCTCTTTACAGTTTTGGCACTTTCACCTTTGGCGCGCTCAGTTTCGGTACCTTCGCCGGCGGGAGCACTTGTTGGACCCTCGGTACCGCGCTCTGAAATGCTGGATGTAGAGGCTCTGGGACTGGATGGGCCAGGTTGGGCACCTTTGGATCCGCCAGCTTCGGAGGTTTCACTAGGCGTGGCTTCGGTAGGCGGATGCGCAGGACGTTGGGGGACGACTTCGGTTGGCTTGGATTCATTCTTCTCACCAGTTTTAGACTTTTGTGGTTCTTGCTGCCGCCCTGGAGTTGCGGCAGCGCTGGATGCTTGTGCTCCGAGTGGGATGTCCGTTCGTTCGCCCGTCTTCGGCATGAAATGAACTCGGTCAAATTCGATTTGCTTGCCAGTCAGGCCCGGTACCGCGCGGCCGGCGTACTTCTTTCCTTCGCCCGCTTTCACATAGGCGATGGTCACGTGGGGCTTGTACTCCGGGAATTCGTTGCCGTTGGGGAGCTTGGAGAGTTTCTTATTCAGTCGCTTCAAACCCTCCGAGTCGACGGCGAGTTTGAGCACATCGTAATCGGGATGCTGTTTCGACGCAGGGAAGATCGAGATGCGACCAATGTTAGCTTTGATCGGTCCTTGGTCCGCGATGAGCTTTTGCACGTCAGCGGGTTCATTGGTATGCAATCCGTAGAAGACGGTGATGTGAGGTTCGGTTTCACGTCCATCCTCGGCGAGATCGGAATCGGGAATCTTCGCGGCGGCTTTGCGGAAGGCGTCGGCGAATTGCTGTGGCAGATTGACCTGAGTAGAAGAATAATCGTGTGCCTTCTTTTCCGTTGGAGCGTTTTGCTGCCCAACTGAGGCTTGGGCAGCGGCGCGCGCTTCCGTCGCTTTATCTGCCCCCTCCTGTCCGAAGGCATCAACAATCTCGTTCAAGGTTGCCGCCGCCATTTGGCGCGCATTCGCTAGCGAGGCTTCGAGTTCCTTCTTCCGCTTCGGCGTGAGCTTCGGATTTCGGAGGGCTTCCTCTAAATTGCGCGCTGCGTTTGCGTGCCCGACGTATTGGTCGCGGGCTCCCTCGAATAGCGCCTCGGGCGGATTCTCTTCGCCTTCATAGCGGGAGCCTTCCCGGACTTTCAGCGGTTCGGCAGCCGGCGGTTTCGCCGCAGCAGTGGGCTCTGGCTGGAGTTTCTTAATCCAGTCGATCATCGCCTGTTGACGTTTGGCAGTTTTCTCGGGAACATCCGACGGAAGTTTTGCCGTCAGCGCATTCTGCGGGCGTGTTGCACTTTTCAGAAATTCCTGAATCGCTTCCTCGCGTGTTGGATAGAACTTATCGAATCCCGAAGTTCCGAGGTGTCCGCCAGCTTGTCCCTGTAAATTGAAATTGCCCGCGACTTGCCATCCCTTTCCAGGATGATTGCCAATATGTACATCAATCTTGTCGTTGCCCTTCGAGCGATATTGAAGTTTCTCGACTTGCGGCTCGGGGCCTGCCGCGGGAAGGGAAGAAGGAGTTTCAGAGGTAGCTGCGGGCTTCAGTAATTCGCGAGGCTTCGAACCATCCGCTGGTCCGATGATTCCTTCCTTCTCCATCCGATCAAGCATGCGGGCGGCTTGACCGTAGCCCATTCGCAACTTTCGTTGCAGGATAGACGGTGAGGCTTTTCCAGCCTCGCGGACGACTTGAAGCGCTTCGGGATAACGAGCCTCTTCCGCTTCTGGAAGAGTGGGTGCCGGGAGAGAAACCTCTTTCGGAAGAGGTGTCGCTTCCGGCTGCGCCTTCACACTCTTCGGTGGATTAAAACTAGTTGCTGCATGTTCAGTTAAGTACACTCCTGGTTCTGCATCATCAGATACTTTCTGTAATCCTTTATCTGTTGATTTGAATAATTGTCCTGTTGCGGACCAATAAGGCTTCTTAGCCATCTCAGCATGGTCAAATTGGAAATCAGAGGGTGATCCGGCTTTCTTCCAGGCATCGACGATCTGCAGGCCTCCGCCGGTCAAGACGACTAACGCACGGCCTTGGGGCGGAAGATTCTTTTCGACCTGGTCGAAATTCTGTAGCGTCGGCAATTTGAATTGGTTGAAGCTTTGCCCCGGTTCACCGGAGATAGGACTTACGCCTTCCGGTTTCGAATCCGGATTGAGCATGAGCGAGGAGACTTTGTCTGCGACCTGGTCAACTGGTTTACCTTCATCCTCACCGCGGGCCCAGCCGTCGAAGGCCGGAACTTGGGTGGGCGAGTCCGAGAAGTTCTTGGCCGTATCGACTAATCGATCGTCGGTACCGGTAATGACCTGATCGAAGGGCTTCGATAATTTGGAGGCTAATTCTGAGGCTTGTTGTTCTCCTTGAGAAGACAGGGGAATATCGGCTGATCCGGTGACTCTACGAACTGATCCTGCAGTATCCGCGCCTTGAGCGGGGGGAGGAGGTTCAGGTTGAGCACTGCCAGGTCCGCCTCCGGTCTCCACAGGAAGTCCACGTAGACCTGCGGGGCGTTGATCCTCAACTGGCGGTTGGACACTACCTGGCTGACTTTCAGGAACAGCTCCGGACTGTTGCAGTTCCTGATCTCGACCGTTACTAGGTGATACATTGGTTGCCTTTGCGGCCAGTTTGGTGAACAAAGAGAGCGGCAACCGCTGGCCGGGGACCACGCTTCCATCAGGTAGTTTCTGGTCGAATTGAACGCCCGTGTTATCGGATTTGGTGACAGTGTAGGTCCCTGAAGGGAGTTCGAAGCTGGAGCCAGGACTCAGCGCGGACGGTGCTGGAGACGTTGCCGCGGCGGGAGTTTTGAGAAAGTCTTCGGGCGCGACGGAGAGATCTGGAGCAGCTCCGCCGGCGGGTTGAACGGGCGGGACGCCAGGCGGGGGAATTTCGCCTGCAGGCGGAGTAGGCGGCGCTTCAGGTGCGGGGCCCGCGATTTGCTTCGGTGCCATGGCAGCGCGTTCTTGGGCCTGACGCTCCGCGTATTCGCGGTTGACCTTGTTCTGGAGGAAGTCCTTTAGCGCGGCGCGAAACTGCGCGTTTCGGATCATGCCCGGTATGCCGGTGATAACCCCGCCTCCGGCCGCTCCGACGAGACCGGCTAAAGTTGAGGCTACTTCGTCGTATTCCTCGGGTACGTCCAGTTTCTTGAGCAGTGCATGGGTGGCTTCGGTCGAAGCCGTCCCCAGACCGAGGGCGATAGCAGCCTCTACGGGCGCGATAACTCCTTCACCGACCATCGCGGGTGTGCCGGCTTTCATCGCTCCACCCAAGACGTTCCCCACCCCTCCTGCAAATTGCCGGGTGAGTTGTTCCTGCTCCGATGGGCTGACGGGCGGCGGTTGCGCTGGCACGATGGAGCTTGGGCCAGCGACGATAGGCGCTCTCCTTGAAAGCGGCTCTGCCATCTGTTCGGCGCCGCGAGCGATTTGCTCTACTCCCTGTACTGGGGCGTCTAAAACTCCGAGCGGGCCGGTGCCGGTGTCATCGCCGTAGTAGCGTGCTCCGGTTCGCGGGTTGATGAACAAAGGCGCATTGTTCGCTATTGCTCGTGCCTTGGCGTCCGCGGGCGTCTGCAGCTCGCCAGGGGCAGGCGGAGTGGGAAGTGCTGGTACTGACCCCGGCTCAGGTTGTGCGGTGGTGAGCCCCGGTGGAACCGTGAGTGGAGTAGTGGGTGGTATGGCCGTACTGGAGACCGTTCCACGTGCCACGTCGGGAGCAGTGATCGGAGTTTCCCCGGCCACTTCCCAGCCAGTGTTAGAGACCGGTGATTCTGACGCGACGTCCCAGACAGCAGAACTGCTTTCTTTGTTCGCTTGGAAAGCTGCTAATTTCTCACGATCGACGGAGGAGAGCTTGGCAGTTCTGTTCGCGCCCAGCGACTTCTCCGCGTCCCGAATGTACTGCTCGGTATCGTTTTCAGACGGCGGCGCGTAGGAGTTGATATAGTCGCCGAGCGTGTCCCCTTTGTCCGCCCTGGACTGGATGTGCTGCCGGAGCGCCTCGTAGCCCGACTCAGGGGAATCGAATTTCGCAAAGCTTCCATTCTGGGTTGCACCGGGTTGTTTAGCATACTCCAAATTTCCTGGGTTGTTGTTCTGGTAGGCCAACTGGACGCGGTTCGGCTGTCCGGGCGCGACGGGAGGAATCGTCACGCTCGCGCTAGGAGCAAGGTCCTGTTCTTCTTCTACTTCCCAAGCTACGGGCATTTAGTTTTTTACTGACCGGGTTGGTCGAGTCTGACCTGCTTGCCACCCTGAAGCGTCCAGGTCTGGCCATTCTTGAACTTCGTCGCCACTCCCTCTTTGAGGACAGAAGCGGGCGGCGCTTGACTTGTGGCCGCCGGTGTTCCGGCCGGAGCCTGGCTGGGCGACTGGATAGCCGGGGTATATTTTCCCCACCCGTGGCGTTTCAGAATCTCATCTTGCTGGTTGTTCAGAATCTGCGCTCGCTGGTCGATGCCGTTCATGAGCGTGGTGGCATCGTCGATCGGCATGTCGCGATTGGTCTTGGGATCTTTAATCGTGTCCTGACCGTCGGCGGACGCCTTCTGAATTCGGTTCTTGTACTGCGCTTTCAGTTGCCAGAGTTGCGCTTCCTGGCCCTGCAGCGTCTTCTGTAGTTGCGCCTGACGCTCGTCGTCGCGCGATTGGATCATCTGCTGATTGGCTGACGCGCCCGAAGTTCCTTTCGCCTTCTGTTGCAGCGCCAATGCGTTGGCCGCCGACTGGCGCACTTCCGGAGTTTGCGTCGGATCGCTCGCAAGCACGGCCAGGGCTCCAGGAGTGGTCCCAGCGCGTTGGGTCATGGCGTCGGCGCGCTGCTTTTGTACGTCCCGTGAGGTCCGTTGATTCGAGTTGAGCGGTACTTCCTGAATCTTCGCGGCCGTTGCCTGGCCCTGCGGCGTTGACGGGTCGAAGGTCTGGAAATTCTGGAAGAACGGTTTTACCGCTGGATCCAGATTTTCGAGCCATTCGGAATGCTGTTCCTGGTTGGTGACTCCCAGGTGCTCGGCGGCGGCGTTCTCTTTCTTCTGCTGTAGCGCGTAAGCATCGTTCCCGGCGGCATACTTCTTCTCGATACCGAGCCGCTCTTTGGCCTGCGCTTGCGCATCCACGTCCTTGTCCCAAGCGGCGAGCGCCCCGACATGCGCTAGGTGAGACCGGAGCGTAGTGTCGGACAAATCTCCCGGTTGTGCGGGATAGTCCGGGTCGTTCTCGCCGATGAACTTTTGATCAAGTAGCGTTTGACGCAATCCGGGATAGGCGCCTGCACGCTGCTCGGCCGGAAGCGAGAGTAGGCTCTGTCCCGCGTTCGCCAGGGCCGTATTCCTAAGCGCGTTGTTTTCCTGTTGGATCTTGGGGAGTTCCAGTTGCTGCTTGATGTAGGCCTGTTGGTAATCCTGAATCGGCTTCCAATTCCTGGGCTTGATCTGGGGTTGTACGTCTGCCTGGAAACCGTTCCAATCAGTCGTGCCGTCGGGTTTCTGGAAACGCGCCATCGAGTCCTGGATGGTCTGCTGATCGGCCTGGTCCTCTTGCGCCTTTTGTAGGTTCAGTTGGAATTCCTGACCTTGCGTCCCACTGTTTTGCACCTGGTTGGCGAGAGCCTGGGCGCGCAAGGGACCTTCGGCTACCTGTTGACGCAATAATGCCGCACGATTAGCCGTCTCCGCTATAATCGCCGGATCGGTGATGTCGGGAGGCTTTATTCCTGTGGCAATTATGGATGGATCAAGAAGTGGCATTTAAAAAAGAATGAAGGTCTCAGACTTGGAACGTTTCGTGCCGAACTGAGGTTTCGGCACGTTGGGCTAGCGCGTTCCGGCGTTCTATCCGTTTGTTTCGCCAGTGGTAATAACGCCAGCGACAGTGCAGAATGAGCGAAGAAAGCGAACGCTCAGTATATTCGCTGCACCCGATTTGAATCGAACTTGTGGTTGTTTTCTGGTCGACATACCACTGCCGCCAGACGATATGACCATCCGCCCTCTTGCGAACGTCGAGGTGCGAAGGAAAGTCCTCCAATCGGCACATGATCGGAGGGTCAGCTTCCTTCGGGCATATTCGGATAAACAGGCAGAGTACGACGTTTCGGTAGATATTCCCGGTCGAGGCTTCCGTACAGTCGCCACGCTTCCGTTCGCCGGAATCGTAAAGCCCGACCGAAAGACCGTCTTCGTCGTAATGTGCAGTAAGTCGCTGAATGTCAGGTCCGTGCATCGCAAGTCTCCTGGCCGATAACCGGACTGCCCGGTTAGCGGTCCGATGTGCTCTGCGCCCGTTTACAGGAGGGCGCAAGACGGAAGAAAGTTATGGGGTTCCAGTCGGGCTATAAGATCCCGCAGGAGGTGGTGCTGCTGTTCCATTTACTCCCCCACCAGGTATGAGTAAAGTGTTTCCGCTGTTGCCAGGCATTCCGTATACCACGCGATTGGCGGCATTGGTGATTCCGCCCAAGGCCGTGTTTAAAGCATTGGTCTGCCCGATCACACCCGCGCCTTGTGCGGCCGCTCCGCCCTCTAAAGCTTGCCCGGCGATCTGGGCCGCCTGCAGGCCTGTGTTGCCGGCGTAGGTCGCGGCGCTCGTGGTGTTGGCTGCGATTTTCCCCGCCGTGTTCTGTACGTTCGTATTCTGGAGCTGCCCGGTGTTTCCGATGTCGGTGTTGACCAGGCCGGTCGCCTGCAGTCCGCTTCCAGAGAGATTCTGGAGTCCCGAGATCTGCGAGAGCACGTTTTGACGGTTGGTGTTGTACTCCGATAGTGCATTATTGAAATCGGCTTGGTAGTTGGTGGCCGCCAGGCTATTGGCGAGCCGTGATGTTTCCCTCGTCGCTCCACCGGTGAGCAGTCCACCCGACGCCGCCTGGCTCCGCTGCAAGGCTTGCTGTTGCTGCTGGACCTCATAGTTATAACCGGGATTGGCGGGATTATTGGTTAGATCATTCGCGGTAAAGCTGAACTGATTCGACGGTGCGGTCAGTGAGCTGAGCGCGGCCTGCAGCCCCGTGGTGGCTGTCTGTCCGGCCTGGACATAAGGATTGACCGCCGCGATCTGATTGGTGAGGGCGCTGCTTAATGTCGCGTTGCCCGTATCGGACGCCGCCTGTAGTCCGGTGTTCGCGGCTCCGGTTGCTGTGTTGACGCCCGCCGCCGCGGTTCCGGCCGCCGCTGTAGCCTGCTGACCGACCTGTTGCGCCGCTTGAGTCTGGATCTGGGCGGCTTTCGCGGCGCCCTTGCCGCCGAAGATACCCCCGAGCAGGCTTCCGCCCGCGCCAATCGCACCAGCAGTGACGGCCCCCCCAAGCGGCATTGTTTAATTAATCTCCATCGGTCGGGACAGCCCAACAATAATCAAATCTTGAAGTCGGCCATGTTTCATAAACGAGCGTGGGTGTACGCCGACGATTTCCATGCCCGAAGCCTTGGCAAACGCTAAAGCAGCGCGGTTACTCGCCACGATCGTTCCAATCAGTCTTTGGCATTTGGTTTCGCCCCAGATCCATTCCCTGAATTCCCTTGCGGCCCTACGCGCTCTTCGTCCCCAGGCTGAAGGGAGAAAGGCTTCGTGCAGTTCCCACATCACGTGAGAATGTTTGGCGACCATGAATAATCCGATCAGCTCGGGACCGTCTTTGACCAGCACGTACTTCAGTAATTCGTGCTCGGGCGGTTCCCATTCGGAAGCCGGCGGCGCGAAATCATCGTGCATGTGTTCGTAGAGTTTGGGGTGTGTCAGTATGCTCTTGAGGATCTTTGGATCGGCGCAAACCTCGAAAGTCATTCGCGGTGATACTCACTGTCAGGTATGGGACGAGCTGGCCCGCGCGCCAGGAGCTGCCCGGCATATCGCAGTCTTTAGCGGCCAGCTTGGCCAGGAATTTCGCGATCGCGATATTGTCCGAGAAGAATTCGGCGTAAACGCGCTCGACGCCCGCCTCAAACCCGCGCTTCAAAACCTCGAAGACAGCTTCGAGCGGAAGTCCCGAACCGTGCACCTCTCTGGTGAAACAGATGCCACGGAACCAGGCCACGGGCTTCCCTTGAATCTCCATGCGCTGGTATCCGATGGCTCCGATCGGCAGGCTATCCCAGAAGACCAGATAAAGGTCCCAGCCACGCTCTTTTCTCCGCTCCATCTCTTCGGTGAACTCGATGTAACTCTTCGGTCCATGGTCGGAGAAGTTAAACTCCGGGAATTCTTGCATCCATTCCCAAAGGGTTGTGTAATACCACGATGGAAAGGGTGTCACTAATCGAATCATTTAGGTTATGGTGCGTCTTGCGCCCTCCTGTCAACGGGCGCAATGGAGAGGGGATGGTTTACCCGGCGGTCCGTTTATTGTGCGGCGGCCGCAACACCGGAGTAAGGCACGGCCCGGAGCGCGAATCCCAGTTCAGGAAACAGTTTCTCCTTCACGGCTTCCGCATCCAACTTGCGCGCGAAGCGCAGCGCATCGGCTCGCACTCGCGTAAAGGAATCCTTCTTCAAGCCGCATCCGGACCAGTACACTTGATCGCCTTCGATAATCCAGCCGAGTTCGGCCCCAGGGGCGAAAGGCGGCTCATAAGGCGCTGGCTTCTTAGCGGCGCGCTTTCTCTTTGCGGGTTTCTTTGTCATTGGCTCGAATCCTGGATAATAGTCAGCATGGCTGATTGTGAAAACTGCGCTGTTCTCCAGGCTCGAATTGACAACCTTTTGACCCTTCTCCAGGAGCAAATAGCGAAACTTGGAGACCAAACGCTAAAGAGCCCTTCCTGGGAAAGGAGAATGCGGATATTAAAGGCTGTCATGAACAATGACGCACCGGAGCGCGGTCAGCTTAGAGAAGACTTAGTGAGGGCGGTTGCTGATCGTGACATGAGTCATATCTTCCACGAATCCTTAGCGATAGCTGTCGTTGCGGCGCATGAACTCGGCATGACGCCGGAGCACCTCTACAAAGCTGTAAGGCCAATGTGGGAGGCCGAGCATAGATAACCGAACTGCTCGGGCGAAGATCGCCTTTTGATTGCGTGCGGGTTCCAGGAGCACGCAAGGCGTACCAGAACCTAAATATTTATTGGCTCATGTCCTGCAACACCGTTCCGTCGTACAGCAGATCGATGATCCCGCCCACTCCATAAGCTGTTGCGATATTCAAGGCCGGATTGAAGTGCGACCGTATTGGGATTGCCGGGCCGTCGTTGTACGCGCACGAATTCACGCCGACCTGCAAGGTATGGGCGAGCTTGATCCGGAACTCGACACCCACCGCCAGAACAGGTCCAGAGCCTTCGGGACACGCGATTGCGTTATTCGCGCCCGTCTCGGTGAGGATCACATGCGGGAACTCGGTGAGCCCGGTCACCGTCTGGTCGACCATCAGGAGCAACTGGTAAAGCGACATCACCACTTGGTGCACGCGGTCGATGTACTGATACCACGGGATGCTGAAGACGTTCTCGGTAAGAGTACTCTTCGGGTCAGTCGATGGCGCGAGGACTTGATCCTCGTAATTAGGCATCGGAGTCAATTGAATGACTGTACCCGGTGTGATTGCAGTAGTACTCATCTCAAGTATTCAATGATCTTTGGGGGTTCACGCTTGTCTCAGCACGCGAGGAGAGACTGGGCTTTGGTTCGTGCGCGCTCCGGGCCGTTGGGATTAAGATTGAGCTATCGACGTGGTTCGGATGACTCCCACACACAACCCGGTCGCAAATGTGGCCGTGCTCGCTGGCAACTTCGTTCAGTTCGAATGGTACGTGAAAGAGTATATCCGGGACTCGCCTAAGATCGAAGTGGCCTACTTCCACGGCTTTTCCGTCCAGGTGGGAGACCGTCGCTTTATCTACGCCAGCGACCGATACCGAATCGTTGGGCTTCCGTTGGACGACGTGGTCTGTGTCGGAACGTGGTATGAGAACCCAGACGCCATCGAAATCAAGAACACTGCCGAGCTGTACCGACGGAGACCTATCGCCTCTTCCCCAATAAACGAACCGCTCGGTTAAGCGCACGAGCAGTTCCGTTTATCGGCCCGGAATCGGGTTCCATCCGCAGGGCTCCTTGCATTCCACAATCGTGATGGTCTTCCAGTGTTGTCCTAATTCGCGCTTTACAAGATTCACCACTTGTCGCGGCGAATCGCACCATGTGACACCTCCGAAGCCAGGAGAATCCATGAGCACCTCGTATCGTCGGCTCGGCCTTGATCCAGGGCCAATCGGCAGTGCCCAAGCTCCCATCATCAACAGGAGTGCGGCAAGGGTGGCGAAGAAAACCTGCCGATAAACGGACCGGCCGATCGAAGACTTGATCTTCATTGCGCCCGTCGGCCAGAAGCGAAGATGGGTGCCCCTGCTTATCCGCAGGACAAGGCCGGGTATCCAGGATGCGAGTGGACGAGGAGGGCGCAAAACGGAAATATGGTATACCATACTTCACTTCTTATGAAGGCCCCAATTCAATCAAGGCATTATAAATAGCTTTCAGTTGTCGAGCCGTACTCTTGATCTTAAAAGTCTTTGAAATCCAGAAAGCACCGAGTGAGTACCACACAGGCTTAGGATCGAAGACTTGAGGATTAGTCTGCGAGTTCTGCGTCATATCGGTGATCTCGTCCGGCGTCAGGAAAGTTCCCTCATACTCTCCAGATCGTCCAAGCGATGCAGCTCCGGCATCTACCCAGGTGCGCGCACCGTCCGATGACGTGGCCAGGTTGACGGTGGGGATCAGCGGCTTTCCATCCAGCCCCAAGTTAGCGGGGTCGATTGTTCCTAACTCGCAATCGAGGGCAAAACATTTGATGTTCTGCATTTCGAGGTTGGAATTGATGTGCGGGGAAATCCGCATCACCGGGATATCGACGCCGTCGTCCTGGTCGAAGTCGGGCGAAACCTGCCAGATCTTGCCCGAAGCGAAGCCCGCGACCAAGTCCATCCTGGTCCCGCTCGGCCAGGTGACGTGTACCCGAAAAGTTCCCGGGTCGGCCCCATATACTTCGTCCTCGGGCGTCTCCGGACCCATTTCCGACCACACACCGCCCGCCGTCTGGTCCCATTCCCAGGTTCGATTCGCGGTTGGAAAGTCAATGCGGTAAATCGAGTGCCCGCCCTCGAGGTACGTCGAGCCAATGGCATCGTAGACGAGAGGATAGCTTCGCATGGCGTTTTCGATGCCGTGATCGGAAATACGCACAGGCGCTCCACCAGCGGAGTGAACGATCTGATCCTCGCCCCGCAGCGTGCTAAGCAGGCTGCAGATCGATCCATCGGCGAGCTTCGCCACCGACCACGGCGCGGATGTCCCGGCGTTGATATTGCGCCCGCTCACTCTGGTGAAAGGGAAATCGGCGTTTCCGGAGTCGCCCCAGACTTCGGTTTGGCTCGTGTCTCCGATCAAAGCCAATTGTCCGTTGACTTCTTGGATGGCCCCAATATTGTCGATCGAGCCCGATTTGTCCGCGAAATCGAGCTCGTCCCAGGTGCTTCCGTCCCCGAGCGCTGAGAGACGAAACTGCTTGGTGTTGGGTTGAGAGACGATGAAGTAGTCGTCGATAAATTCCGGCATGACGCCGGTCAAATACTCGGTGCCGGCCTGATAAGCCACGTCCTCGATCATTCCGGCGTCTTTGTCCAACACTAGGTCCGTGGCGTCTGTAACGGCGATGACGTTGTAGAGAGTCGTGCCGATCATGAACAGATCGCCTGGCAGGACATCGCCGCCCGCGCCCTGGAAAAGCGCGCCCGATACCCAACTGACCGCGTTGCCGTTTACGTTTACTGTTCCGGTCGCATAGCTGATGATCGGACGGAAGAGTGAGACTCCGTTGTAGAGGTACACATTGCCGGCGCTGCACACCAAAAGCTGTAAGCCGTTGGCCCGCATGGTGGCCGGATTTCCACCTACCGCGATCGGTCCGGCCGCGTGGCTGGAAGTGTCTTCGAATATCTCGTAGAGCATCCCCCCACAAACGACGAAGACCCTGGTCTTGTTGGCCCACATCCCTTGTACGCCGGCGCCGGGTGTTTTAAGAGTGGTGAAGAGCTTTTTGCCGGAACGCGGGAATAAGGTGAAGGGACTTTTCGAAGCAGGATCCATATTCTGCTCGATCCGCATGTTTACGGTACGCGTGGCCGAGGCTCCTCTAGCCCGTGAGTTGTAGGAGCCAGCGCAGAAATTAGCTATGGGCGTCAGTGGCATGGATCGGAAAAGCTAGAATTGGGCTTAGGTTCGTTTCGCAGCGAACTGAGGTTTCGCTGCGGAGGGGCTGTGAGCAAGAACTTTCCACTGACCGCACGAAAGTACGATCTTTATGTAGCCTTGGATGAGGCGGTAGAAGTTGGCCGCGTACTATTCGCAGGGCGCAAGCGGCGTTTCGTGATTAAGGAGCTTATGTCTCGCGAGGCGTGGGATGCCGAAAGAGCCATTCCGCCCCAAGGCGATCCGAAGGGGCGCTGGCTAGGGCCTGGAAAATGTGACGACAAGCCCAATGATGAAAGCCTGAGCTACAACCCGTCCGCAGGCATTCCAGAAGAATGCAAATTCTTCTATGGGGCGGACTACCTACCTCAGGACCTCAGGACTAATCCCCAACGTGCCCGTGCTCCGGGAGGGCACGAGACGGACCACAGGCCTGATTGATGATGTGCCCTCGCTGCCGTAGGGAGCTTTCCCTTGGCGAAGTCCACATCGCCTGCTCTCCAGCGATTACCATGGCGTGCCCGATATGCCGCGCCGAAAATGACCGTACACGCTCAAAGTGCCATCACTGCGAATCCGAGCTGCATCCCAAGCGGCAGGTTCAGCATGTGACCACTGATCACTGATATCTGTTTCCAAGATATACGTTACTTCTTCGGTCTCCCACCGCCCAGTCGAGTTCTCTCTTTAATGGCCGGTCGTTGTTCATCTTGATCAGTGCGAGTGATCGGATGGCATTGGCTCGCGTGTCTTCCGACATTTGCTGTTCGTTGGGATAGCGCGCGGCCAATTGTACGGCTAAATTGGACTCGATCATCATCTGGTAGCCGTTGGGATAAGTCAGTTCGGCGTCGCCAGTGGCATCGATTTGCGAAAGCGGCTGCTCGAGATACAACGCTATCTGGTTGGCATCGGTCGGAACGAATACCAAGTGCAGGGTACCAAGGGGCGGCTGAGAGCGTTCGTAGTAGAAGCATCTTGGATAACTGATAGTCTGGGTCTTTAATGTCCAGCCCTGCCATTCATCGAGCGTGAGTGGTTGCATCCGATATTCAGGGTAGGGCGCGTTGGCTGTGACGGTTACGAGTACCCCGGCGCGTTCGATCTGGTTCGGTGCGACCGGCATATCGAAGTCTCCGCCCGGTCCTACCAGATAATCGCCCTGGTTCGAAACCAGAGGAAACAGCATACGTGCGACGTGCGAGACGGTGAAGCCGTCGGCGGCTAGTTGATCGACGAAGCGGTTGTAGAGCTGCCGGCATTCCTCGTTCTGATCTGGAGAGAGGATGGTCTGCTCGGTTTTGACAATCCCTGCGTCTCTAAATGCGCCGTAGAATAATTGAGTGATCGATATGCCCATGAGGATTTAGGAGAAACTGAAATGACGTTAGGAGCGTTTCGTGCCGCACTGAATTAGCGACACGGTCGGAATATGATCATCGTTCGTCTATCTCTGTGGCAAAAGCTAAAGTTACTTTTCGGTTGGTACCTGCAGATCGAGGAATGGCCAATCGGTCAGAGTTATTACCAGTACGTGCTAGGGCCTTGGGAAACACCGCGACAATTCAGGAGCCGGTGGCGGTGCGAGCGTTGCGGTGAATATATCGAAGGTGATCGTGATGGTCATAAGTGTGTTCCGCGTCGGCCTCCGTATAGTTCCTATGTTTACGGTGAAGGTGTTGTGCTCGCTGAGATCCTTAAAGTGGTAGGCAGGCGGGGTATTCAACTCCGTGACATTCAGAATCTCCCAGGCGTTCTCGAACAGGACTATTCGACAATTCAGGACAGGATTGAAGAATACGAAAAGCAGATCGCCGTCCTGGAGACGATCAAATCGTCAAGTGTGCCCGACACAGATCCCCAACGTGCCCGTGCTCCAGGAGGGCACGAGACGGAATAAAGTTGAATTTAATTCAGTAAGAACTGCTTGCTATTGGATGTCGTAATTGTCACCATTGCCCCGGCAGCGTGAGGGACGGCATTTGTTCCAAGGGGAAAGGCAACCGTTGGCCATCCCAGGGTGAAAGCGCGGATGACTGGAACATGCGAGCTGCCGATGCGCCAGCGCGAAGTGACCTGCATGTACTCCCGATCGATCTGAATCAACGTCGGCGTCGAATGGTGACAGCCTCCCGAGTCAGGATGCAAGATTCCTGTAGGGTCCGCGACAATGATGTAGTCCTCGGTGATTCCCACCGCGTTCGCCAGCACGGTCGTGTAGGTGTTGACACGGGTGACGGGTGGCGGAGGAGGAGGCGGCGCCGCTGGCTGCGAGAGATCGAAAACCAGCAGCGCCGCATGCATGAGGTTCAGTACTGCGTGTACGAAATCATAATGTTCACGGTGCCGGCCGCGCTATTGGTAGCGCACAACGCGCTCCCCGCCGGCGTCTGAAATAGAGTTCCGATCCCCGAACCTAGGCCCCAAGGAGGCGCACTGGTCGAGAGGGGGAAGTTCCAGGTCGGCGTCAGCGTGGCGGTCGGAGTAGCGCACGCCGTACCTGTTCCGGCGATAAATTTCAGGGTGGTGGCCGTCGAGGTAACCGAGCCCTGCACTGAAATCGCGCAGACCCGGATCGCCGTCGTCCCTGAGAGCGCCACAATCTGCGTCGTGGTCGCAGTCGCCATCTGCAATTGCGCGGAGTTGTTGCAGACAGCGAGACCGGTCTGAAGTCCTGCGGCGTTGCCGGCGATATAGATCGCCTTGGCAGGCACGGCGCTTCCTGTCGCACTACTGGCCGCGTCTACAACCGGGGCGGGTTGAGCGACGTTCAGATCCGCGCGGCACACTAAAAAGACAACGAGCAGTGCGAGCGCCAGGCGCAAGGTCGATTTCAAAAGGTTACTCCCTGGTCAGTAAATGAAGGTTGAGGGCCGAAGCGGTGCCCGCGATCGCCGTGATGCCCGAGGCCATAACTACGCCGCCCAGGTCCATGCCGCCGTTGGCGCCGCAACCCATGTTGGAATTCGGGGGAATCGAGAAATCGCCGTTGCCGCCGATCCAGATAATCGGAGTGCCGGTTTTATCCTGGATGCGCAGCGTGACGGCGGAGTTGGTGATGTTATTCACGAAGCATTCGACCACGCAGCCCGTGACGGAACTGACTGACGTCCCCGTGCTGACTGCCACTCCCACCGTGTTGTGAATAACGTAGGCAGTTCCAGTTCCGCTGCAGCCGGCTGGAAGGTTGAAGGTACTGCCCAGGATGTTCGCCCCGGCCGGGAGAGCGTTGGTGATGGCGGTTACCGCCGTGATCGTTCCGCTATTGACCACTACGCCGTTGGTGGTCCCAGCGGTCGTTTGATCGATGCCAAACTTCCCGGCGATGGCCGTGCCTGCGGTGAGCGCTACGGCATTGGTGGTGCCCGGCGTGGTCTGATCGATTCCGAACTTGCCCAGCAGGTTCGTACCGGCCGGGAGCGCGGCATTCACCTGTACGCCGTTGGTGGTGCCTGGTGTGGTCTGGTCGATGCCGAACTTGCCGGCCAGGGCGGATCCGGCCTGCAGGGTGACCGCCGAGCCTCCGCCGCCCGATTGATTCAACTGGCCCATGACCAGGCCCGCGCAAAGCAGCGAGACCAGCAGAGCGCTAACGATAAATTTCGGGCTCCTGAGAAGCGCCCGCGGCTGAATTCCGAATAGCATTGGTTTTACCTTTCAACTGTGGTCGTAATACACCGTGGCGAACACCCCGCAGGAAGCGTCATCGAAGTTTTCTACGGTGAGCCGAAAGAACGCTTCTGCCGGGATCTGGTGATAGTCCTTGTGAGGAGGTTCGTAGTCTTCGCTGGTACCGTTTGAAACCAGATAACCGAGGATCGTCTCGACGCCGCCTGAAACCGATTTGACGGTCCAGACACAATCGCGGCTGGAAGCAACGATGACCTTGGCCAGCTTTCCGCCCGCTGAAATGGCGGGGCAGTCGAAATTTTCAGAGCCCGCCGCCGCGAGAGTGCTATTGGAGAACACCTGAAAGGTCGGGTTCATGGGCCCGGCCTGGCGAACCACCGCGCCTCCGTCGGCTGAGCCCGGATCCACGGCGCGAACATCCTGCAAATCGCCGGCATTGGCACCTGCGATGCGTCCGCGTTCCCGGTAAACCAACTTGCCCGCGACTTCGAGCGAATCCGCATCGAGGCTTTTGCCCGGCCCGTCTTCCGGCAGTCCGATAACATCGTTGGCCATTTGGCTGTTTATTCGCGGCTATCAGTGGTCGTGATCATCACCGTAGCCCCGGCTGCGTGCACAACCACATCCGATCCTATGCTCGGTGCTTGCCAAGCCAGTCCGCGAACCACCGTGACGATATTCGAGCCGAAGCGGTAGCGGGCGTCGACGGCCATATACTCCTGATCGATTTGGATAATGGATTGGATGGCGTTGTGAGCCCCGCCTGAGTCCGCATTTACAATTCCCGTTGGATTGGCGACGACGATGTAATTGTCCTGGAGGCCAACGGCGTTGAGCAGCGTCGTGGTATAAGTTTTGGTCGAGGGCATCGTGTACGTTATTCCGTTTCAGCTCAACGCTCGCGAGTATTCTATCTTCGTGGTCCTGCAGGAGGAGGGCTTGAAGCGGATCCGCGCCTACGATCCGGCCCAGGTGAACGTGCAGGCGCTAGGCCCGGCGTTTACGCATCTGCGGCTGAAGGATATTCACGTCGGGTACGCCACTGATTCTGAAATCCGGGAGGTCCTCAGACTCGCTGAATTAGGGCGAGTGCAGGATGGCCTGAAGTGGCTATCCCGTGGTTTCGAGTTCAAGCCCGAATTCATACACCGTGGCGAACACCCCGCAGGAAGCGTCATCGAAGTTTTCTACGGTGAGCCGAAAGAACGCTTCTGCCGGGATCTGGTGATAGTCCTTGTCAAGCCCGAATTCGGGGATCACGACGGGCCGCCGTTGAGCCTGAAACGAAAGCCTGGGGAGCCCGCGCAGTGATACGCTTGCGAATATGCAACCAGCAACATCCGCTCCCAATGATCTGACGCGCGCTGATCGTCTGACCCCCGCCATCGAGGAGGAGATCGTTCGACAATTCTCACCTCAAATCTGGAATGACGAACAACAGATCCGGGGTGGCCTCGTTCGGGACGCACTTATTAAAGCGACGGGCGTCATCATCGCCAACGTTCCGCCTGGTCCCGATCGCACGGTGGCACTACGTAAGCTGCGTGAGGCACGAATGGACTGTAGTGTGGCAATCAGCTTGAACATATAACCGGACTGCCGGGGCGGCGTCCGCTCTTCATTGCGCCCGTTGCCAGGAGGGCGCAAAACGAACCAAAGCCTTGATCACTGTCCCGGAACTACTGGTGTTCCATCACCCTTAGTAGGTCCAGCTAATGTTCTTGAAGATCCAAATGCTCCACTCAGTTTGTCATTATTGATCTGCTCTAACTTCTGAATTGCATCCTGATACTGTGCCGTCACTTCCGGGGTGACACTGAACCGGTAAGCGGGAGCTAGTGCGATCGTCAAACCGAGGCGCATCGGTAGGATATATTCAGTCGGAAAGTAGTTCTCGATCAGCTGCTGCTCGTCGCCTGGGGCAAAGGTGGTCAGCGGATTCCACTGCGCCTGCTTCAGGAATCCGTTGAACTGCGGGATGGGCGCGACATTGATGGTCGCAATCGGCACGTTGTAGTCGTAGAAATAATCCGTGGGCCCGTCCGGATCCTGGAGAGTCCTTGTCGTCAGGCTTCCAAACTGGGGCCGGGTCAGGATATTCAGCGGCCAGCGGCGCGCGGTTCCGACGATATACCAGACGGCCTGCACGTACACCGGCCTGGTGTAAGTGGGATTCGCGCCTCCGGTCTCGAAGTTTGGCGCAGCGCCGGCCCCCGGCCCGATCTGATAGCTCCCGACGCCCGCCGTGAGCGGATAAGAGACCTCGGGCACGAAGTTTAGCCGGAGCCTCGAGGCGGACCAGCTTTGCAGCATATCCGTCTGCGTTCGCATGGCGTGCGCGACACGTTGGCCGGACGGAGTCTGTCCGGGCGTGAGCGCGCCCACGTCAGAGAGCGAGTCGCTTATGAGGTCGAGTACAGAGGGCATCGGGAGCTATCGCGACCACTGCGGTTCGGACTGTTCAGCTTTTGTTTTGTCGGCTTTACTTGTTCGCATCGGCCGCTCTCTTGTCCGCATCGGCCGCTCTCTTGTCCGCATCGGCCGCTTTCTTTTTCTCGGCGTTCAATTGGTCCTCGCAGTCGGGATCCTTTCCCGGTTGAAAGTCTTTTTCCGGTAGAGGGGGGTTGGCGAGGGGCGGCATGAAACGGCCTTGTTGGGTCGGCGCCGGCACGAGAACAGCCTCGGGAGCGAGGCGAAGAGGAGGTTCCCCTTCGGGCTGCACGGGCGCTGGGACCACTGGCGCCGTGTAAGCCGCCCGGATCGCCGCGCCGATATTTCTGCCGATGGACCCGGTTTTGGGGAACTGCTCGGCTATCGCTACGTCGCGGCCCATCTGGTCCAGAACTCCCTGGTTGTAGCCGCGCTGATAATCTTCGTCGGCCAGTGCCAGGCGCGAGGCGGTGTCGGTAATGGCACGCTCGCGCGTGAATTGTTTGTAGTCTTCCGGATTCACGCGGCTGTGCTCGAGTTCATCCTTGACGAGCCGGGGTTTGCCTGGGTTTTGGGGATCCGGGATATAGCGGGGATGATGTTCCATAAAAACTCCTTTTTAGTTCGTGCTCCAGTAGGAAACGATCACGGTGTCACCCGAGTGCGTTCCATCGATACAGGCCATCGCCAGGTCTTCCCGGTCCGAGGGTGTGTTCCCGTTGGCTCCCTGGGGATCGGATAGGCTATTGCCCGGCGAGGTCGACGTGCCGGGGCCGAGTTCGGCCGTCAATTGGGAGGGGTCGGTCGCGCTGCACGCGGTAGCGGCGGGAACGCCAAGCATGACGTACACGAGGCCCGTGCTGTTGTGGCGATTCTGAACAAATAAGCGGTCGACCAGCGTGGATTTGATCGCCAGGCGGATGGGCGTGCCGGCGGTGATCGTTAAGAAGCCGCCACCGGAGGCCACCACATTGACGCGGCGGGCGTCCGCTAGCGGCGCGGTAAGAAATAGAATTGCAAGCAGCGATAGGGCGAGCCGTTTCATTCGGATGTTCCTCGGTTGAAGAAAAAGGGGGAGAGAGCGGCGACTCGGTCGGATCGCCACTCTCTCGCGTAGGGGAAGGACCCCGGCACTCTGCAGCGACGTTAGTCGGTGCCGGCCTTAGAATACGACAGTGCCTTCGCTATAGACGGTGTAAGCCGGATTGATCACGTTGGTGATCACCACCCGGAAGCGTTTGCTGTTGTTCTGCGCCACGGTAACGGTGCCGACAATCGTCGCGCCCGTACCAGCCACCAAGGTAATGGCGAACGCGCCGGCCGAAGAGTTGAGAATCGTGAACTCGAAGCTCTGGTCGATGAAGGGCGTGCAATAAGACCCGATCGAGGCCAGCAGAAGCGTTGCCGTCGGCAGGGTATAGTTGGCCGCGGCGGTAGGAACCCCGAGAATCAGGATGCCCAACAGTTGCTCGGGCGTCAGAGTGACGGTGCCGATCAGATTGGCGATGTTGACGGTCTCGAATGAGGGCGTGAGGCGGCTGTAAAGCCCGAGACCTTGCTCCATGAAGGGCGGAAAGTCTTTTTCAGCTCCAGCCCAGACCAGCGCGCCGGCGCCGTGATAGCGGGCCGCCGATCCGAGTACCCCGCGGTTGGTCGCTACGATGAAATTCACGGGATCGACGATGGAATCGACTTCCAGGCCTTCGCGTCCGATCCAGAGGATGGTCCGGTTGGATTTGTTAGGTCCGGGAGCGGTAATGCCAGTGAGCGACCCCAGGGTGACGTTCTTGTCGGTGGGCTGAATGGTCGAGGTGAGAGAGGTGACTACGATAGACATGATTGGTTGTTCTCCTTATTTGCTGTCTTTTCTTCAAGCCCGCTTTTTACAGCGAGCAGATCAGACAAGCCTTTCTCGATTGGCCAACCAGCGTGCCCAAAAGCATGTCTAGCCGTGTGACCACCTCGCCCGACATCACATCGGAAGCGCGCCAGACGCGCATCCCGATCTTCATGATCTTCGAGCGCGTGCGCCCGGAGAGTTTGTCGACGTCGGCCGGAAGCACGAGGTTCGGTGAGGCGTAAACCAGCGCCGATTTGTGCATGGCGATTCCCACCGTGAAAGTGATGCTGGAGATGGCGTTCATCGTGGCGCCGGTGGGTTGGCCCCAGATGAATACGGGAGCGTTGGCGGCCGGAAGCGCGGAAACGTTGGCGTAAGCGGTGCCGAACTCGATTGCCTCGGTGAGGGTAACGGTCACGGTCCCGGTGTTCGAGGAATTACAGGCGGCCGCAACGGTGAAAGCCTGCAGATCGCCTGGATAGACGACACCCAAGACCGGGTGCACCATGGCGCAGCCGGTAAACTGCAGCTTGTCGCCTTGCAGAAGGACGCCGGTGATGCTGTTCGCAAAACCGGAGAGGTTGATCGAAGTGCCGGATTGATTGGCTCCAGCAACAAGCGGAACCGCGCCGGTGAAATTACCGGTGGTTTGCTGATAGAGCGCCTGTTCCATGTACCAGGTCGCTCCGCCGAATTCTCCCATCTTGCCGGCCATCGAACCAGTCCGATAGCGTTCGCTGATTTCGGCGGTGGGGTTGAAGAACGTGCGTCCGGTCGCGGTCGCCTTCTGATCCATCGCGGCGTCGACCAGGATGTGTCTTACTCCGCCCATGCCGGCGGGCGTTCCACCTTGACTCAGTAGCCGGTGGGCGTCTTGGTAGACATCGAGCGAGGTCGGTACGACGCCCGGAGTACCTACGAAATTCGAAACGCCGAGCGCCATGGTCTGAGTGGCGGATTTCGCGGCGGCGGCCCCGATGGCGTCCACGTGGGGCTCGAGGACTTGTTCTTTGAAGTCGTTCAATTCCATCGACAGCATGCGGTCGGTCAAAAGTGAGTCCGAACCGAAGGCGGGAGGAATGACCATTGTGACCAGGCGCTCGTCGATGGCCTGGGGTTGTGCGCGCTCTCCGCGGCGCGATTGCATGTAAACGGGCAACCGGATGGCGATCGTATCGCCTTTTACCGGAGAATTCGCCCATTGGGGATCGTAGCGGCCGTCTGCCAATTGCAGGATGACGGAATTCTGGCTATACCGCTCCATCGCTTCGTCGAGGATGATGTCGCTAGTTAATAGAGGCAAGTGAGGTCTCCCGAGTTCAGGCGCGCTTCAAGCGGCCCGAGAATTGGGGAGCGAAGGATCGAGTCTTCGGTAGCCTGGGGACGAACCCTACATCTCTCCGCGTTCCTTGCGCAGTTTGCGCCGGGCGTCGGAGTCCATGGGGTCTACATCTTCCGGTTTCAAAGTCGGTGCCGCGCTGCGACCCTTAATGGGCGTGGGCGACGGCTCTTCTCTCCGGGGTGGCTGGTTGGGTGAAGTCTGCTGGGGGGCCGCTGCTGCAGCAGCTGCGGCAAGCGGGGGAACTGCGGCGACTGGCGCGGCTGGCGGTTTGGTTTCGCTCTTGAGCTTATAGCGGAAAATGGCGATCTCCTGAGCGGCGACGTAAAGCGCTTGCGATACCTCGTCCGGCGTCTTGGGATCTCCTACTTTCTTGACTATTTCTTCCAGTTCCGCTTGATGAGCGGGTTGAGCGAGCTCGTACGCCAGTTCAAGTCCATCGGGCAACGACTCTACGAGCAGGTGCCGCATGATTTTGTTGGTATTGTCCCGGCCGAAGTTGGCGGCGTCGGTTTCCCTGTCGAAGTTGGGATGCGCCTGACGCACATCGCTCAACCTCTTGGTGATACCTTCGTTACGCTTGACTTCGGTCTGGCGCTGCGTGTCGCGTTCGCGCTGGGCCGTATCCACCCGCTGTTTCTCGGTTTGATCGAAAGCTCGCCTCTTATCGTTCCAGTCGACTAGCTTCTCGGTGTACTCGGTACGCGCTTCCTCGAGCGCCGCTACCGGGTCGTCCTGATCGGCATAATCTTCCAGTTTGGGCCGGGCGGGTCTCGCTTCGGAGAATTCAACGGGCTTAATGGGCTCTTCTGCTTTGGCGGGTTCCTTTGCGGGCGTAGCTGCGGGTTGAGGAGTAGCTACCAGCGATGACGGGGTAGATGGTTGTGCCACCCGCGCCCGTAATTCGGCAATCGTAGCTTCCTGGACCGCAAGCTTGCGCGCATCCTCGGATCTGGCCGTTTCGAGTTCATGCAGCCGTTTGGTACGTTTGGCGTGTCTCCCTAGCTTTTCTTCATCAGATTTGGTCGATTCGGCCTGATATTCAGCTCGTGTTTCTGCGTCGATCGCTTCGTGCTCCTCGGCAGCGGGCGCGCCGGCGGCAGGTACTGCCTTTTCAGGGGCAGGTGGTGCTGCAGCGCTCTTGTCTGGCTCGGGGGGTGCGGGCGTCTTCGGTTCGGCTGGCTTATCGGCCGGTTGGTGCTGTTCTTCCCCCGACTCTTCGACTTGGACGTCGTAGCCCTTGTCCTTAAAGTGGGCAAGCGTTGCCGCCTGTTCCTCGGGGGATTGTTCTACGGCGTTCTCAAATGTTCTGTCGTCTAAAGCAGAGGGCATTTTCCTATGTCAAGAGTGAGGCATGAAACGCGGTTTACCTAGGATTGGCCGGTAATACATGCCGATGTGAATTGGCTTGTATCCGCGCTACTTCCGAGTGCATGACACGCGCGATCAGTCCAATTTCGGAATCCTGGACGTGCATGCGATGGTCCCGGCCGTCCCGCCAGCGATGGGAGCCGCATTCCGGACACCGCCGGCACTCCGGGCGTCCATTGCGTTTCTTCCACCAGTGGCGGCAGATGTGACAAGTACGTAGTAATGAATCGATCATCAGGCGTCGTTCCATCCATCGCTGCGTTTGCGCCGCTTCTTCACACGGAGTCTCCGGTAGCCGTATTTCTGCTTGGGCGGCACTGTGTGCTCCGGTAAATCCGATTCCTTGGTTGCGGCGAAGTCGTGGAGTTGCTGGTGTGGCATCTTCAGCAATCCTTTATTGCGTGCGTAGAGTTGCTCCGGATGGTGCTCCGCGATCGCCATCACGGTTCGCTGTGCTTTGCTTATGGATGGCACGGTGTTTTTCCTTCTGCCACTGAGATTAAGTACTGCGAAAAACCGTGTTCGGTACTAATTGGAGATGACACGCGGGTTAAAAGCGCATAGCATTGAGCAATGCCAATCCAGAATACGAAGGTCTGCACGAAGTGTGGTCGCGAATTGCCCACATCATCTTTCTGGGTTACCAAAACGCGGAACAACTATATTCACGCACGCTGCAAGGACTGTGACATTAGCGCCAAGCGCTCCACCGTGCGAGAGTTTAATCGTTCCGCCGCCCTCTGTGAGAATGGGCACGACGATTGGCAAGTCAACGCGAATGGATTCCGCTATTGCGTAACGTGCAAGCGTGCTGCTGGTAAGCCGCTATCCAGAAAAGAGCACAACAAACGGCAGGCTCAAAGAAAGCGGAATCTTGCTTCGAAACGCGGTCACCCATTGTGCGCTTGTGGTTGCGGCGACCGGGTGGTTATCGAAAGTTCTAGATTTCTCAAAGGACACGGACGGGATCCTTGGACTTTATGCGCAAATGGGCATTTGCTTTCGGAGACTCGGAAAAGGCACCCCAACGGGGATACCTTTTGCTCTGTTTGTAGAAATGGGCGCTCGAAGAAGTTTGCGGAGGATCATAGGGATAGGCTTCCAGCGTACAACCGAAAATCCAAGATCAAACGATCTTATGGCCTGACCACGCGAGACTTTGAGGCCCTCCTCGAATCCCAGGGCGGGGTATGCGCCATCTGCGGCGGCCAAGATTGGGGTTTTCGCGGTCCCCATATCGATCATGACCATAAGACCGATAAGATTCGCGGCGTTCTCTGCCATCGGTGCAACACAGGGCTTGGACTCCTGCGCGATAGCGAAGATATTCTAATGAAGGCCATATCCTATTTGGCCAGCCGAAATCAGCGAGCCGCCTGAAACCGCCCTTGCCGGGGAGAAGAGGCATTACGCCATCGTCACGCCTTGGAGGTTGACGACTTTCCACTTTCCGTTGTATGCCACTAGCTCGATGCCGCCGCCCGCATTAGCCGCAAACGTCGCGGTGTTCACATGCGCTGCTCCGTCCTGGAATAGTCCCGTGGCGGTGATAACGTGGGCTTGGGCGGTATCGCTGGTGAAGACCAGCCTGACTCCGTCGTCCCCATTGGCTGACTGCGCGCCAGCGGTAGGGGCCGGAAGCGTGATGGCGCAGGCCCCGGCGGCGTAGGTGATCACGTAAACCGCCGAAACATGCTGATTGATGAGCGCCGTAGAGAGCGGGAGCGGAATTGGGAAATAAGGCACTTGCCCGAGAGCAACCGCCTTGACTACCTTGATGGCATCGTTGGCGATAACACCGCCATCTTGCTGGACTTTCACATTGAGGGACATTTTAGATTTCTCCTTTGAATTCGAATTGGGATGAGTAGGGGCTTTGCGGGCGCCACGTCGGCGCAGCACGCAGTCTATGGGTTGCTTCATTTATTTCACGAACCGAGATCTGAGGGGCACCCATCTTCGGTCGATGCCGCCGAGCGCGTTGGGGATTTGCGGTCCGGTTACCTGGGCTTGGTGGTCCTACAGTTGCAATCGAAGGTGTCCCAGATGGCGCAGTCTTTGTGATGCGTGACCATACCGTGTGCAGCGGCGCGCTCTACCTGACGCGCCGCCGCTCCCAGAAAAAGCGCTGTCGTGGTGGGGTCTTCTGAAACCGCGATGCCGTGCATGTCGATCTCGCCGTTGCTCATGAAGGCGTGGTCGTAGCCGGCTGCTTTCAGTTTCAGTTTGATCTCCTGGTATGCATCCGAAGAGACTTCCAGTACCACGTAGGTGTGTGTGTTATGCATCGTTCCATCCATCGCTGTGTTGCTTTTTTACGCGTATAACCGCGTGCGCTTTTCGTCCGCCCGCAATCAACTGAATCAGAGCCGGGGTCGTCAGCTTAGCGCGCTTCGGATCCGCTTCCCAGAGATTGCAGCAACCCATTGGGTCGATCTTGCCCGGTGTTGCCCCCGGTGACCGCTTATCCACGCGCTTGCAATCGTCGGGCGCTTCTAATTCCTCGCAACGCCGGCACCCGAACCCTGGTTTATTCTCGACGTATCCGGTTTCGATTCGGGTCTTGTCGTGATTGCCTTCGATCCGTCCCTTGCTTAGATCTTTCCAGTCGTTGCATCCGCCGAATGGCTTCACGTCTTCATCAGACTTTACGTAGTCGGTGCACTTCCCTTTAGAAGAGATGAAGGCACACTCACTACAGTGCAGTTCGCATCCGGAGGCAAGAATGTACCCGGCTTCTGCTTTCGTGAGTTTTTCCAATGAGGTTTATTCCGTCTCGTGCCGCCCTGGAGTTGCGGCACGTTGGGGATTCCCGCCTGCCGTGGGGGCCTGTTTCTCTCTTGTGACTTCGGCGAGTTTGCCAGCCTCTTCGTCATCGTACTTAAACGCGCTCCACTCACAGTGAGCTTTTGCGGCTTCGAGCGTCAGATACGATCTATCCACGCCTGCGACTCTTAGATCTGTGACGAACAGGAGGTGCCCGAAACGGGGCTCGCAAATCGTGGCGTAACATAGCTGGCTGTTGCGGTCGACTAGATAGTGGACGGTGTACCGCTCTCCATCGGCATCGACCGGCGTAGCCTGCAGCCATTCAACTTCCATCCGCTACTTCTTCCACTTCCGTGCATTGTTGGCGAAGTTGGCCATCTGGCGCACGTGTGCATCATCGGAGTTCAAATCTTTGTCGATGGTCGACTGCGGGATCTCTTCCCCTTCAGGCGTCCCCGTATGGGCGCGGTAATCCCCTTCATGGGAAGGTTTGATTTTGATCGGCCCGGCACTCTTATCGGCGTTAGCCGGTGCCGGCTTGCGCTTCTTGATCAGTTTCACCCGCACCCGCATTGGCTATTCTCCGTCCGTGGCTGGAGAGGCGGGCGGTGTGTACGGCTTCTTGGTCTTCATCGGCCCCGCTGGCTGCTCGGTGATCTCATTGCCTGCAGGTTCGCTGTTTGTCGTTCCGGGCGGCACGCCTAAATGCTCGCCAGCATGTGCCAATGCTTCCTGGATGGTTGAGAATGATCCGGTGTGCTTACGCATCGGGAAGGGATCTTTCTTCGATCCGGCATTGAGGGTGTGGACGTCGGCTCCTCCGTTTTCGGCTTTACCGATGTGCACTTCTTTCACTTCGCCGTCGGCGATGGCTTTGGCCTTGGGCTTTACACTGATCTTCATGATTTACTCCTTGGGATTCTGTTCTTACTGGTTTTGGTGCGTTTCGTGCCGCACTGAATTAGCGGCACGTTGGGGATTGGCTCACCGAGCTCCCGCAGCACCTCGCCGGTCTCGGAATCGATAAGTTCAATTCGGGTGTAGACGATACCTTCCCGCCAGTCCTTCTCGAAGCGATGAAATCTTATCCCGAGCACTGCGGAAACCTTGGATTCAGCGCCCATTTGAGAGCGAGCCGCCAATTCCCGAAGGGTCCACGCCGGTAACGGCTAAGCATGTCTCCCGGCTCCATATTCGCTTCTGCCCACCAGACTCTTCGGCCGTCGATCATCGCAGCGTAAACGCTCGGCTTGCGCTCCTGATAATTAATGGCTTCCGGGTCGCCGATCCACTGCCGAACAACGACCGCACCATCTGATCGCGTTCGTATATCGAGATGGGAAAACTGCGATGGATCAATCCTCCCGGACGGCAGGACTTGAATCAATAGCCGGACGAGAAGGTTACGGTAGTGACGGTCGGCGTACACATCGTAATAGTCAGCCCGTTTGCGTTGGCCCGTGTCATAAGCGCCTGGAGCGAGTTGCTCTTCGTCCCACACCTCGGGCAACAACTGGATTGGTAGAATGCTCATTCGGAATTGCCGATAACCGAACTGTCGGGGTACGGGACCTCTTGACCGTGCGCGGGTTCCAGGAGCGCACAGGACGGAATACTCTCTTTCGGAACTTCAATCTTCTTTTTTGGTGATGGGAACATCTGCATCCGCATTGCAGTATTGGACACGGCGTGCTGGACCACTTCTTCAAGCGATCGCGGGCCTTTGGGCTTCTCACTGTGGATCTTGTCCCTCTCGAGCAGCCGGCATTTGGAGGTACAGCGCGGGCAGAAGGGCGTCGGTGATATGACTTCGGCGGCCTTGCCACCTGGGCGCCAGCTCCTGAAGTCTTTCGAACATCGGTCGCAGATATAGAACGAACGGGTTTCGCTCATTGGGTCGGTCCAGCACTCCCTGCGCCGTTAGGCTGTGGTGGTCCTGGAGGGCCTGGCGCCGGTCCACCCGGTGCCGGCGGCATGGAAGCATTCAATCCGGTTGGCGCTCCCGTGGGCCCGCCAGGCGGCGCCGGAGCGGCTGGCGTTGGCGTTGAGGGCGACGGCTCGGAAGAATTTTCCGGCAGTTCGTTCTCCAAGGCCATGAGGATTGATTCGAGTTTCGCGTTTAGAACCGCGATATTCCCGGCGTGTCCCGCCTTGGCGTCGGCCGCCAGAATCTCCGCGCGGTCTGAGGCTGCCGCAATTCTCTCCTTCGATGCTATTTCCAGGCGCTTGGTGAATTGCACATCGCCCAGTTCCTTTACCTTCTGGATTAGCATCTGAATGAGCTTGTCGGCTTGTTGCAGGTTCTGTTCCTGCGCCTGCAGGGCTTGGGTAAGTTGTCCCGTGGTCGGTCCGTCGTCGTCGCCAGCTTTGAATCCTGGAGGACGGAGGCGCTCGGCGTACCTGGCCGCATTCGGAACTCCGAGGTCCTGAATGATCAGGTCTAACGCTTGCCCGACCTGCGGGAAGGACTTAGCCAGGTCAAGCAGCCGTTGCGCCGATTCATTCATTTGGCTGGCGTAGCTCGGGGCGAGGTTTGGCACCGGACCGTATTTGTGCTGGCCGAAGATATGGCTTGTGACCTTGCCCGTCTGCTGGTCCACGTATTCCTGGTTAATCAAGACACGCTTGGTCTTGTCATCAGGCTGTGTGATGGTGATGGCCTGCTTGTCGGTGTAACAGAAGTCCATCAACTCGTTCACGATTTCCGCTTCCTGATTCAGCGCGCGGTTGAAATTGTCGGGAAATGCCGCGTGCGACACGTCGCCCGATTGTTTGATTTGCGAGATTGCGACGCCGGACTGCTTGCCCTGTTGTTCGCCTAATTGCGGCGCGAAGGTATTCAGTACCCTTTGCAGGTCGTCCTTGGCACCGGCGGTCGCCTGCACCACGGCTGCTGTGTTGGGCGACGGGGATACCCATTGCGGCGGCGGTAGCGCTCGGCCGCTCTGATCTTCTAATGCAGTCGATTCAATGAGCGACCACGGGTAGCGGTTGATATTTTGGACGATGGCCTTCTGCTGCGGAGAGAGTTGCCCGACGACGCCCATCATGTGCGGCAGCGGAGCCAAGCCAACTTCGTCGATGGTCCGCGACACCATGTAGTCGTGAATGCGCGAGGGGTGCATGGCAGGCTTCACCATGCCCGAATGAATCTTAGGTCTCTTGCCGCGAAATACCTCGCGTCCGATGCAGACCACGATGGGAATGAGTTTTCCGGGCCAGAGGCGTTTCTCAACGCACTGCGTGCCGGTCATCTTGCGCCATTCAAGCCAATCGTCCAGTTTTTTCTTCACCCGGATCGGTTCGGCTCCCGGGGGCACATCCTCTTTCCACCACTCGGTTCCATCGGCCAGCTTCCAGACCTCGCGCATGGCCCACTTCCTGCGCCAGTATTCGCCCACCCGGATCTTGTCCTTGGGAAACCACAGCGTGCGCTGCGAATCGTCGGTGATCGCCAGACCGTTCAGATCGAGCGCACGCTCTCCGTCGAAGCCGTAATTGGCCTTGAACTCGTCGCGCCATAGATCTTCGAACGCATAGCCCCAGCCGGCGTCCGAATAATCGAAGTTGAGGACGGTCGGGTCCATCGCGATCGAATGCAGGTTGTCGACGCGCTGGATCCTCAAGCGCCTGGAAAACGTAGGTCCGTCTTCGTCCTCTATTACCACCCGCCAATAGCCCCGCCCGACTGAAACGGCGAACTGGTAGCCGGTCTCGCGCGCGATGGGGGCTTTCGACTGCCGGTCGATGTTGCGGTAGAGGCCCGAACGCACATCCGCGGTCGCCTGTTTGGCGCCTTCGCTCATAGGAACGAATTCGACGGTCAGCTTGTTGACACGGATCGTGTTGACGACCAGATCGACTGAAGGCGAAAGCAGATCGATGACGAAAGCCGAGCGCCCCTGCGCCATCATCTGTTTGGCTTTGTCTTGACCGGTCTCCTCTTCAATCCAGTGGCGGCCGGACAGGAAGTCTAATTCGATGTCGGTATTGTGCTGGAATTCCGAGTCTGCCTCTTCCCATTCGGTGAAACGGCGGCGCAGCTCGCTAGCGACTTCGGCTTCTTTGGGATCGCCGAGCTCCGGGTGCACGACGTCGTCAAAGTTTTTGGAGTCGCGCGAGGACTCGGGTGCGCCGGGGCGTTCACGCTGGGGCGAGATGTTAAGGGTTTGAATAGCCAAGGTAGTATTGAGGGGTGGAGCAGGAGGATCAGTACGTGAAGGCGCTGGAGGCTGAGCTTAATGAGTGGAAGACGGCTTTCACCGGGCTACTCGGGGAGCAACCCATCACTCTCACGCCTGGGCTTCTCTGGAACGCGATTAATCATCTTCGGGCGGAGAAAGAGGATCTCGTCCTGGTACTGAAAATGCTTGACGATGACTTCAAATACTTGGAGGGAAGCTGTCCAGGTTTGTACTTGACAGGCGCGGGATACGTTCTCGCCCCACGAGTCCTAGAGATACGGAAATTGCTGGGTTCCCCCACGGAGCGAAACCATGAACCTTAGCCGCCGTGGAGTCCTAGCGTTCCTGGCTGCGGGGCTCGCGCTCGATCCTGAGCGGTTGCTGTGGGTGCCGGGGAAGAAACTGATCTCGATACCTAAGCCGCTAGTTGACTGGAATCTTATCGATTCCTACGAGGCGGCGGCCATGGATCTGTTTGAACTGATTAACGCGCTGGATATGACCCGGTATTAATGGGAGAGTTGGGCTCTACACTCCAGCCGGTCGCCGCACTGGTAAAACGCAGAGACCGTCGCTCATAGAAGCCCCAGGACGAATCGCTGAGCCTCGGGTGATACTTCAGGGTCACCTTCGCGCAACATAGAATCAACAACTTCCAGTTTTGAATCTTGGTTCGTCTCGTGCGCTCCTGGAACCCGCGCACGTTGGGGATTGGACACCGATAACCGGATCGTTCGGTTATCGGTCCGCTCTTCACTGCGCCCGTTGCCAGGAGGGCGCAGGATAGAAACTATTCATCTAGCCCAGCTCATAGATCCACCCACATTCCTTGGTTCTGGTTGGTTAGATCCTAAAACTGGAGGAGGAGCAACCTTACGTACAAACGTGCACGCCAGCGCATCGGGATAGTCCGGAGATTTAATCTTGCGTTTCGACATTGACTCTTTCGACTCCAGCGTGAGTTTTCCGTGGTTGTGATGAAACCCTGGCCCCAGGAACTCCTGAGCCAGTTTCTCATCGTCTGGTATCGCTCCCAGACGCATCCACTCGCGCATACGGTCCCACATCAGAGAGCGCACATTCAGATAATGCCGCTCACCCGACGTCTCTCCGAAATTGACTTCAAAGCAATTGGTGAAGCCTGAGTCCTTCGCCCGCTGGATGATCACCGCTCCGAAGGCCTGGTCGCCGAATAACGCGGCTACCTTGCGCTGCGACGAACGATCGGCCATGATGTCGCACATCTTCGCGACCACCTGATCACGCGGTGTATCGCCCGGCAGGATCACCGGAGGAATAGACTTACCGTCCAAGCCTCTCCGGAATGCGAATACGTGCCTTGCCATTCCGCCGTTGGCCGCGTCATACCCGACTATCAAGGGCTCGTCGGGAAGTACGCGGTGAATACGTCTGCGCGCTTCGTCGACGATCTGCTGCGAGATGAACTGTAATTCGCTCGCTCGCGGACACAGCCCCAGGACGCGGACGCGGAAAAGATCGGAATCTTCGCCCCACTCTTCCCGCCACTCCTCGATGAACTTCTTGTTGGTGAAAGCGCTTTCTAAACCTGACCAGATGCGGGTATTCCACAGCTTCGAGGCCTTCCCATTGGTGACGTTGTGGAACTCGCCCGTATTGCGGAGCATCTGCCCCCAGGCGAAGAACATCGGCTCCCCATCGGTCATTCCGAAGTAGGCCGGCGTCCAGTTTTCATCGGGAATTTCCGATGCTTCGTCGAAGAGGTACCAGGAGGTAGACGTTCTGGCGTGCTGGCCGGCGAAGGATTGGGCTCGTTCTTTTGAGGCTGTCTTGGGGTTACATTTCCATTTCTCGCGCTTCAGCGGGTCCTTGTGAAAAACACCCGATTTCTGGATGTCGAACAAGTCCTTGCCGTGCCCGGCATTGCCCCAGTACATGATGTCGGCCCAGGTGCGCTCCTCCAGTTGCTGGTAGGTCCCTGCGGTCACAGTGCCGACCGACAGAGGCCGCGTGCGCAACAGAAACCAGGCGATCCAGGCTCCCAGCGTCGATTTGCCGGTTCCATGCGCCGACTGTATTCCCATCCGGATGGGTTCGACCGGCGTGTGTCCGTCGAAATTGTTGGCCGTTATCTTTTCTCCCAGGTCTATTAGGAACTGGGTCTGCAGGGCGTCCGGCCCCTCCATGTGCTCGAATTCGGTGCCCTTTTGCTTCCATGGCCATTCGTTTAATACAAAGCCTAAGGGATCGTGCTTGTATACCTCTGCAGTAATCTCGGTAGAAGAGGAATGCAGGCCCTGTAGTTTTCCTTCGAGTAAAGAGGCGGCTCCTCTCATGAGATCGAGGTTTTGGTGGTAAAGATCTAACAAGCAATGGGAAGAGAATGATCGAGCGTTTCGTGCGCTCCTGGAACCCGCGCACGCTGAAGAGAGGACTGATTACCGGGTGTTCCGTTTATTTGTGAATTCGCTACGCAGCGCTTCGATAACCTTCGCTTGCATCGCCGGGTACTTGGCAGCGATGTTCTCGTGAGGATTGAATAACGAGCCTTTGCCCTTTAGGTACGCTGGTAACCTGACCGTGATCGTGTCGCCGCGCTGAGGCACGGGCATTTCCATGCCCCGCAGCCGTGCAAGTACCTGGTTCAAATACAGCTCGTTGTACACCAGCGGCGACAACCGATCAACTGCGCGACATTGCCGCCCCATGGCGGGCTTGGGCGCGATAAGCGCGGCCAGGGTTGCAAAGAAGGAACGGCGGTCGAGTCTCATGTCAGGCATGCAACAGCCCTACCTCGCGCCTGCGGAATCCCTCGACCGGCTTGGGCTGCATTTCCATGCCCCGCAGCCGTTGAAGTACCTGCTCGTAATCCTGCTCCAGGCAGACCACCGCGACCACCAGCTCGCGCAGATGTGCAATGCTCAATCCCTCGGTCTCATCGCACCACCGTTCCAGCGGGACCTTCGCCCCGGCGCACGCTTTTCTGAGATAAACCATTCGCGCCGCGGCCGATGGCATACCGATCTTTACCCGCTCGTCGAATCGCGACGGCCGGTTGATCAGCCTGGCGCCCAGCCGCTCCGGATAATTGGTCGTAGCGACATAGACCACGTTGTCGGTCTGGTGCTCGCCATCGAGCATCGCCAGGATGGAGTGCTCGCCGTAAGAGGCGATCGTTTCATCCACGTCCTCCAGCACCACGATCAGCGGTCTTTCCGGTTCAATCCTTCGCAGAAAGACCAGCGCCGCCACGGTCATGCGTGGATCGGAAGAGACGATCACCACGCCGTCATACTGGCGGATGATCTCCTGCACCAACAATTGCGCCGTTACCGTCTTGCCGCCGCCCGGGGGACCCCACAGCAGTACACCGCGTTTGTAAATCAGCCCGTGCTTTTGATAGAGATCCTTGGCGCGCCAAAATTTCCGGATACCGGCCAATACCCTCAGGTGCGATGCCTCCGGAAGCTCGACGATCTCATCGGAGAGGATAACCATCCTCTGCAGGAAGAGACCATTATCATCCTGTCCCACGCAGTATGCGCCGGCGTTCAGCCGCTCCAGGGTACGTGAGCCGGGGCGAAACCGATTATTGGGGAGGACCTGCCAAAGCGCGTAGTCGACGTCGGTTCGAGAATTCGGACTGGGCGAACTCGGCTGGGCGCACTCCGCATTGTTGGCGCGCTCACGAAGGAACGGCGCTGGAGGCTCGCTAGCCAGCAACTCGCCCAGTTCCTGTTCTTCGGTCACGCTTCAGTCTACTTCTTTCGCTCAGGCTCGGCAGGCTGCACTTCCGCCGCGGGTAATTGTGCCGCTTCCTTCTGCATCTGTATGCTCTCGGCAGCCTGTATTCCTTTGCGCAGCCATTCGAGGAGGTCCCGTACTTGCCCCTCGGTCAGATTGTCGAGATCTCCCTCGAGCGGCGCTACTCTCTGGCGGTTGAAATGGTCTGGGTCCCCGGCTTCGAGGAACTTGATCATCAGGTGATCGGAGTAGATGCGCTCGTAGACCAACTGGCCCTGGTGTCTGACCGGTTTGCCCTTGTAGAGCAGCAGCTTGAGCACGCCGTCGTGTGCCCTCCGGACAGCTTCGTCCTTCATGCTCTGCAGCCACCGCTTCTCAGCCGCCTTGAACCGTACCGGATACGTCGGGTCTTCGTCGAGCCACCGGTAATGCTCCGAGCGCGCTACCTTGGCCCAGCGGGAGGCGTCGAGCACCCGCCCGCACTCCGCGACACATGCCAGAAAGCGTTCCTGGGACGCCAGGTTGAACCTCGCGCGCGCGTAAGCGTGTCCGATGGTGTCTGATGGGGGGCCCGAAACGGCCATAACGGGTCCTAGTTCGGTACGCACTGCCAGGTGTATTTGCAGTTGCGGCCATTCTCGTCGCAAGTGCAGACTGGCGCCATTCGAGCGCATCCGGGCGGGGGTGGGGGCGGTGGAGGTGGAGCGCCACAGCCCTGTCCGTTCGCAGTACTGGTTTGCATCGTCATCAGCAGGATTGCAGTTAGGACTAATAACAGTGTGGACTTCATGCGGCTCGCTTCTTTCTAGCTTTACGTCTAGCCTTGGCCAGGCGCTGGCCGATCGCGGCGCGGTCCTTGTCGCTCATTTGCGCATATTTGGCTTCGTTCAGCTTGCGAGCAATTTCAGATCGCTCATCAGGTGAAGTCTTACTCCAACGCTTTTTTGCCAGTTCGGATGCCGCCGCGTCCGTCATCCCCTACAGTCTACACCATTATGTCCGTCCGCACGCGCAAATAACCGGAACGTCGGGGGATGGGGAACTTTTCAAAGCGCCCGTGCTACAGGAGGGCGCGAAACGGGAGAATAGTCAGATTCGGGCTTGACATGTCCCTACGCACGGACATACAATCGGGTTGTAACTAAACTGCCCGCGCCGAGGCACGAAACCGGCGAAGGAGAAATACGAAATGAATCATTTACAACGAGAGGAACGCGACATGGCCACACAAAACGGCTTCCGCGGCTTCCTCGATCAGAACATCCGTTACCGGGATGACGTTCCCTTGAAGCCCGTCGCCCGCGTCGAACAACCGGAGCCACTGCCGCCATTCTCGGCCATGGTCGAACAGGCCTGCGAAGACTGCCGGGGAACCGGACAAGATGCCGGCGCACTCGATGACGATTACGATCCCTGCTCAGCCTGCAATGGATCGGGGAAAGAACTCGTACTCCGCAAATATCTGGCCGAGGCCTTTGCCATCGCGGCCGGCCAGTCGTCGAGGCAACCAGAGAAAGCCCACATCGTGGCGTTGACTCAGTATGCGCGGGAAACCGTCAGCGCGTTATTCGCGGGCCAGACCAAAGAGGCCGCATGACTAACCAAAACCCGCTAACTCTCCCAGGGCAGCCGAGTGAACCCGCTAAGATAAACCCGGCTGCCGGATCACCCGTTCAGGTGAACGTCCATTCGAATGGTACTACGGCGATTCGTAAACCCGCCACCACGGCCTTTCAATTCCATAAGGCCGTCAAACAGAATGCCAAATGCCGTCTAGCAATCTCAGGACCCTCGGGCGCCGGCAAGACTTATACGCTGCTGAAAATAGCCACCGAGCTGGGCGGCCGTATTGCGGTGGTCGACACCGAACACGGCAGCGCATCCAAATACGCCGATACTTTCCAGTTCGACGTATTAGAGCTCGATAGCTTCGACCCGGACTCTATCCCGGAACTGATCAAGAGCGCGGCCGAGGCTGGTTACGCGGTGCTAATCTTCGATTCGCTTTCCCATTTCTGGACCGGCAAGGGCGGCGAACTCGATCAGGTCGACAATATCACCGCACGATCGAGGAGCGGCAATAGCTTTGCCGCCTGGCGCGAAGTATCACCCAAGCACAATCGCATGGTGGACGCCATGATCTCAGCTCCCATTCACATTCTGGTCAGCCTGCGCGTAAAGACCGAGTGGGTCATGGAGACCAACCGGGACGGCAAGATGGTTCCGCGCAAGATCGGCTTGCAGCCAGTGATGCGGGACGGCATTGAATATGAATTCGACGTGTGCGGCGACATGGACCAGGAAAACAAACTGGTCATCAGCAAGAGCCGCTGCCCCACACTCAACGCCCAGGTCTTTTCTAAGCCGGGCGCGGAAGTAGCCAGGATGCTGAAGGACTGGCTAGGCGTTTCTTCGGCCGAGCCGGCCGTGAATTCGCAGTCCGAAAAGCCCTGGAAAACCGTGCGCGAAATGAAACACGCCTTCGCCCTCGTCCGGGAACAGATCGGCGAGGTCGTCTTTCTGGGCGAACTCGAAAAGGCCGGCGTAAAGGATTGCGGCCAGTTCCGGACTTCTGATCAAGCGCTGGCTTGCTACGCCTCGCTCATCTCCAAACGGGAGGTGGCCTAAAATATGTGCGCACTCACCATACTCGCCGCTCCCGTATCTTCCGCCACTCCGCTCTACGCAATCGAAGAGTATCTGGCGGCCATGGTCGATACCGCCGATCTGGTTTCAGACGAGGAACAAAAGGAGTTCCTCGTTGAATTCCAGCAAGCACTGACAGTGGCGGTCGACAAGCTCGATCGCGTCG